ATGTTAGTGTGTAATTTGTGCTTTTGGTTGCATAGGATGGATTTGAAATAGAAGAAACAACTGTTTCTATTTTATCATAAACAGCATTTTTAGTTGGAACTTCTAAAGAACCATTCCATGCTACTCCATAGGCTTCATCTGGCACAACTACATCATCTGCAAACGTACCCAATCCAGTCTTGCTTACTTTAAACTTGCTAGCCCCACCAACCTGCAAATCCATTAACAAACTATTAGAATTAGATGCTGTATCAGTAACATTCAGCTTAATAGCTGTTGGTGTTCCCGACGTATTCCAAGTAGGCAAAAGCTCTAGTATTGAATCTGCTTTACTTCCACTTCCTGCTGAATAAGTATCAGTTAATTTTATCCTACCGTTGTCTGATTCTATGAAATAATAATCAGCAGCAGAAGTAAGAGTTGGGGAATTATAAAATGTTCTGACCTTTCCATTTGCCCCACCAGTTTGATTAATAACCGCAGAAAATTCATACGCTGCAAATGAACCAATACCTGTTGTTGTTGGGGCATATCCAAGATTATTCCAAAATCCCCTATGTGTAGTGTTATTTCCGGTTTGTGAATTTGTTCCGATTAATTTTATACCATTTGATATAGTGGTGGCAAACGGCATAATATTAAATCCATCATTAAATGAAATATAAGATGCTCCGGTACCAAAAGATACTGTTGAGTATCCACCTATACCACCTGCAACATATAAACCGGGAGTACCTGAGCCGGGATCTGTTGCATAAGAAAGTGCTGTACTATATGCACCTCCCGCTATAGAATACCTCAACCTCCAAGTACCCTGTCCACTATTACTACCTTGTGTTGGTAATACTTCCATTAGATAGTCTATGGTCTGAGAACCAGCTACGGATGCAGTCTTATATCCATTCCCTCTAAACCTCAGCGGTGGGGATGATTGTTGATTCCCTAATGTAGCAGTTGTATTATTAACCAAGGAAATCCCATAAGAATTATCCTGTGTAACACCAATCGAATTTCTAGTAATATCCAATCTTGATGATGGTGAACTTACTCCAATACCAATCCTACTATTAGCTTCATCCAAATAAAGAAGACTTGTTCCACCTGATGTTCTAAACTCCACTGGTACAGCAGATGTCATGGTGTACAGGGATGTTGGAGTAGTAGTTGAAACAGAAGATACAACAGATAATGCACTAAGGGCAGAACTTGGACTAATTGTTACATTGGATGCTGCTGTTATTAATCCTTTACCATTTACGGTAAACTGTCCTACTTGAGAAGCAGAACCGAATGTACCTACATTAGAATTAACTGTTGCTAATGTAGTTGCATTACTGCCTTGTGAGGCTGTTATGTCGCCTGTAAGAGCAGCACGACTTAATAGAGGTGTACTATCAGTATACACTAAAGAAGAGTCTACCATAGCCCCTACAGCGTCCTGAGCATCTTCATCTGTATAACCTACAGCAGTGTATTCACTAAAGTCAATAAAAGCTTCAACATATCCGCTATAAGCTTTTATAACACTTCCTACAACTTGAACATTTGAAGGAGATGTTGTAGTTATTTCTCCAGAAGTATCTGAAAGATACAGAACATCCCCTTCATTAAAAAGTGATAAGACATTGTCAAGATTTATCTTACCTAATTTAAGTATTTGACCAAATTTGCCAGCTTCTATTTTTTCAAGAGTAATTCCTACAGCTTTATTACTTAAAGCACTGGCTAAACTTATTACAGGGACATTATTATCCCAAGTATCGATATAAACAAGTTTCTTTTTTTCTATGAAATCAGAGCTTATATTTTTACCAATAAAAACCTCTCTTTTGTTAAAAAAATTTTCTGACATTGTATCAAATTTATTATATGTCTTTAGTTGGTTTTGCCAACCACTCTATAGCCTTTTGTCTTTGAAGTTCAAGAGAATCTTCAGGTTTAATAAAACCCAATTCTCTTAAATCTTTAATGGCTTTAATTATAGCCGCTTCTTGTTCTCGTTCTTCTTGTTTTCTATATCGTCTGTATCCAAAAAAAGCAGGTAATCCGAATGTACCTATAGCAGTTCCAATAATCGTTATAAGTATTGGAACATCGTTTAAAGTAATAAATAAAAACGTGCCAGAACCCAACGATACAATTATATCATTAAAGTGAAACTTAAATGATTGAATATAATGTTCAAACATAGATTTATGTTGTATTTTTAATACCCCTATCATAGTCATGGTTGTTAGTAGTTGTGTTTGTGTGTGGGATATTATTATTGTTAACTATTTTCTAGCAATTCAATTCTATTGAGAAGCAACTGCAATGTTTCTTTTAATTGTTTATTTTCTTCGTAAAGTTCTTTTACACCTTGTAGGGCAATTGCTCCAATGGCAGAATAAGATACACCTTTTATACCATTTAAACCTTCTGAAACTATTTCTGGATAAGCTTTTTCAACCTCTTGTGCAATAACTCCAATATGAGGTCTATCACCATTTTTAAGTTTAAAAGATACTCCTCTAAGATTATCAATATTGTCTAAAACACTTAATGTCTTAATATCATATTTAAGTCTTTCATCAGAAGGGTCTTTCCAACCAGTAACACTTTGGTCACAGTAGGCAACTTCAAATCCCCCATCTTGTATAAGTTGAAAGGTATGATTGGTTGCTGCGGCTGTCCTAAATCCGTATGCACCGTTACCTGCTGTTGATATACCGATACCACCACTAGGAACACATACAGGAGCCAAAGAACTTAAATCTGCATTACCAAATAATGATATTGTACCAGAGGAAGTATTATATATATGTAATCCTTGAACCCAGTTTGCACCTACTTGATTATTACGTGTCCAAAACTTAAATGCTCCTGCATCATTACCAGTATCATTACCAGTGGCTATTAGATTAGTTACATTATCACCTGAACCACCATCATATACAGTCTTAATAATAAGACCTCCGAAATCTGCAAAATCAGCTTCTGTAATACTACCTAATCCACCTTTTAGAGCAAATACTGTAGAATCAGCAGCACCAAAACTACTACCAGTTGGTAGGGCAGAAGTACCATATTGTAACTTACCGTTGAATTTCTTAGTACCAGAGCTAATAGTTTGGTCAGTTGTTAAGTCCACAAAGCCTGACGAGAAATAAGTTCCCATAGCAGCTTTCTTATGAGTAGCCGTATCATTGTCATAAATCATAACACTATCTAAAGTATCAAAACTAGATAGGGTAGTTAACTCTGGTATATTGGGTGCTATGCTAATATTATTAGAAGTATTAGTAATATCCAAACCGTTTACTTGGTCTGTTACACCAGTAACAACACCAGTGGCAGCAACGGTAAGTGTTTGACCCACCCTACTTAAACTAATGTTTGCACCAGAGGCTAAGTTAACATCTGTGCCCGTAGAACTGTTTAGAGTAAATGGTGTAGTAGAACCTGACCATGTTAAATCAGTTGCTCCACCACCACCAGAAGCAGTAATGGTTAATTCATTAGCAACTCTTGATAAAGTAACACCAGAACCTTCTGCAAATGTTACACCAGTACCAGTTGAACTGTCTAGAGTAAAAGGAGAAGATGCTCCTGTAAAACTAAGATTAGTTGGGCCACCACCACCACCTGCAATAGTATCAAGGGCTGTATCAATCTTAACCATTAAATCTTCTGTAAACAATTGATTCTCATTTCCAGAGATGTTGGCAATCCACGGTATTAATTCATAGTTGGTAGAACCTCTTGATATTGCAGCATTGTTTGTAGTAGGAACAGATGTAATACCTGTTACACCTACATTGCTTACTTTTAAAGTAGCACTAGAACCAGAGGCAGAAACTACTTCTGTAACTTCTAGTTGATAAAATTCACCACTATCTGTAAATAGAAGAAAGTCTCCTACTGTTATTTCTGTAGTATCAAACTGACCACCGGGGTCATTGAAGTTTGTAATGGCTACTTGCCAATAACCACTACCACTTCCATTTTGTGATACAGCACATTTTCCTGTAAATATTCTCATTTGTTATTATTGACTACTTCTTAAATATGTTAATGTTCCCATCTTGCCCACAATGTCACCTGAGCCACCGCCGCCGCCACCAGCCTGGGCTGTTAGCTTTATGATGTTGGTATTAGTGAAAGTTAGACCCGTGATGTCGGTTTCTTGGGTGTAGCCAGTGGTCGCATTTGAATTCGTAGTCAGTGTAGCGTATGCACGAGCAGTTGTTGCGCCAGTTCTAATTACAATCACCCTGACTGAGCCATAACCAGTATTTGATATGGTTATGGCACCACTGTCAAAAAAATTTGTACCACCGAAGTAAGCCCTGATTGTGGCTGTGCTTGTATTATCAGTGAATTGCAAGTTAAAATCCCCAATAATTTTTTCACCAGTGGCCGATAGCCTGTTTGCGACAGATGTATGGCTGAATATATCAGTTTCAACAGTAGTTCCATTTGAAACATCAGAAACAAAATCAGCTAGAACCAATACCGTTGGCCGTTCTATGGGCCTATTGTACGCAAACCTGTTTCCAACAATTACTTCATCTGCATATATAGTGGTTGCGTTTATATTCCCAGCCACAAGTGATTCAGAATAGTGCCTCTTGGTTGAGATTGAAACAAGTTTTGTGGCATCATAATCAGTGTAAAATATATGGCCATTGCCTGCGGCCATTGCATATCCGGTTGTTCCGGTAATTGTCTTAACATAAGTAGGAGACGCTGGATTCGTTACGTCAATAACAACAATACTGTTTGTGCCGTACCCGGACACATACAATATTTTATCCAAAAGAACCATTGTTATTTCCCCACCTCCAGTAAATTGAGTAAACTGGGTAGAACTTATCTGCGTCAATGTACCCGGATTGCTTGCATTGTAAATATTCAGATATTTTGAACTTCCTTCACCGGTTAAATAAAGGTATTTACCATCGCAGACCATCGCCCTTGGATTCGTAAGACTTCCCGTACTAATTGTATCAAGGAACGTCATTGATAATGGATTGCTTATATCAATACTGGCCACACGGTTAGCATCTACAAGACTAATATAAGCAATGTCGCCAAACACGCAGACCTTGCTTCCTTGAGATGTAGCTCCTATGTTGGTGACACTAGAAAGGATTGCTCCGTTATCAAGGCTCCATGCCCTAAAAGCATTTGTGGCTCCCGTTGCATACAACACCCTACCCCTTATAAATCCTCCCAATGTTGGTTGATTTCCAGAAGTGGCTATTTTCCGAGCAAACACAGGAGATGTTTTATTTTTTATACTGTAAATGGCTACTGCCCCCGCACTACCACCAGAATCATTGATGACATACAGGGAATCTCCTTCCGCATACACATTGAATGGACGAAGTATGTTTGTTGCATCTGTTGTTGTGGAAACCAGCGTTGGGGATGCTGGATTGGAAATATCAAACACGCCAATCCTTTTTGATGAAAAGTTCATCACGTAGGCATAATTTCCAAGTATGCACATAGATTCTGGTGTTCCAAGGTTTGTTGCACTTGTTACAGAACCCTTTTCTTCAATATCAGTGAGATTATAGTTGCCCCAACCAGTATATCGTTCGTTTCCATATATATCTAAAATAAATGTTGAATCGTTCCTCACATAAGTTGTATCTATGTCTGATACATTTATTGCATTTAATAAACTATCAATAAGATAACACATGTATTCATTGACCATTTGATTATCATTACCAGATGTATTAGCTGCCCAAGGTGGTAATTTAAAGTTTGTGGAACCTCTGGAAATAATTGCAGGGGTTGTTGGAATAGCTCCAATAGAAGTAATTCCAGTATTATTAAGTCTTAGAGTAGCAGTGTTACCAACAGCACTTACTATCACAGTGATTGGTAAGGCTAAAGATGTACCACCATCATTGAAATAAACAATATCATCTACTTGAAGTTCAGTACAATCCGTTCCTCTAGGACTACTATAATTTGTTACTGATACTTGCCAGTAACCTGCTCCAGAACCTGTTTGAGCAATATTACACTTACCTGTAACAATACCTGTAAATTCAACAGGGTCAGTTTGTGCAAATATTGACAAAGGTAAAAGAAACAGTAATATATTAATTAGTTTTTTCATTGTATTTTGTTTAATAGTAAACTCTAATGTGAACTAAGAATTCATTTGAAGTAGCAGGGTCTGTAGCTGTCAATGAACTGCTCAAGGCATATACATCAACAGTATCATCTGTAGCTCTACCAACAATATAACTTCTAGGATTAGAACCTCTTGTTTGTAAAGAAGCATATCCTGTAGTTTTATTTGTAGGGAAGGCTCCTGCCAAAGTACCAGTATATACACCCGTTGTTTTATAAGTCCAAACAACTGTTCCGCCAAGTTCGTTTTTATAAACTGTTGCTATAGGGGCATCTGTATTTACTTGTGATAATAAAGCAATATATTCTTTTGGTGGAACATTTTCAGAAGAAGTTGTATCTACTACACCAGAAGCGTCAACTCTAATAACACCAGCATCATCCAATATGGCATACTTAATTTGAGCCTCACCAAAGGCTAACCAAAATAGAAGTACAGTGGCTAATATAAATTTTAAGTATTTCATTTTATTTTATTTTAAAGGCTACTGTGTATTCAATTAATTGTCTTGTGCCTGTAGCATTATCGGTATCGTAACTAATAGTTACTCTATTATTTATAACATCTGCATAGGAATCTGCACCATATAATACTGCTGGAGTAGTTTGCCTTTGATTAGTAACATTACCAGTCACATCATCTTCAATATCATCTAAAGTAGATGTAATTCCCGGAGGGTAACTAACTCTAAAAGAGGAAGCAATTGTACCAGAAGCATTGTTTAATAGAACCTTACCCATGATTATACAGTTATTACCCATTCTAAAATATTGATTAGAATATACAGTAACAATAGTGTCAGAAGCAACGTTCTTTGTAATAGTAGGTGTATAAGAACCACTTTGAGCAAAAGAACCTATATCATCATCAGATACCAAATAGGCAATTTCACCCAAGTTAACCAATACAAATTTAAATATTCTTGTACCAAAGGCACTTATCTGCATATTAGGCATGTCTCCGAAAATACCATCATCTGTACCAAATGGTGTAAATACACCAGATTCAAAACTTACTGCAATAGCATCTTCTGTATTATTAAATACTTCAAAAACCCAACTATCATTGGTATTTTGAGAAACTTCATTGGAAACATTCAATGTAATATTACCATTGGCAGAAGTATAAAAATAATTACCACTATTAAGATTATAGGTAGTTTGTCCTAAAGCACCATAGGCAACAGTTACTTTATTATTACTATTTACTTGAGATGCATTTTTAGCTGTAGTTCTATTCCACCAATCATTTTTTAATTCCAACATTTGACCTCTATTTTGCCATTGTGCAAAATCACCATTTTCAGGCGTTTTACCAGAAGGAGAAAATACAGCAGTATCCAATGTGGCAAAAAATGAACCATCACCAAGAGCCATAATACTATCAATAAGGTATACCATATATTCTTGTGCCAATTGATTATTATTATCGGACATATTGGCAAAGAAAGGAAATAAACCAAAGTTGGTTGTTCTAGCAGTAATTGCACCAGATGTTGTAGGTACAGAAGATATACCTGTGATGCCTACTTTAGATACTCTTAGGGATGCAGAAGAACCAGAGGCAGATGATATTAGGGTAATTTCTAAAAGATATACTACTCCTGCATCATTTAGATAAACAAAATCTCCAACTTGAATATCAGAAGCATCACCAGCAACACTGTTGAAATTGGTTATACTTAAAAACCATTCATCGGCATCTCCACCAGTTTGTGTCATATCACATTTACCTGAAAAAACCCTTACACCAGTTTCACTTTGAGCGAAGGATGTAAGGGTTATTAAAGTAAACATGAATGTTAATATACAATTGTATATATATTTCATGTTTTATGTTTTTAGAATCCAGAGAATGATAACAGATAACCTTGACCACCGATTGACATACCAGAAGCCCTGATGACAATATCATTGCTAGAAGCACCAATAACAGTTAATGCGGGGTTGTTATCATTGTCAATTGACATACCGTTATTGGCAGCCAAAGCACCAGCATTAGGAATAGAACCCTTTTGTACTTGTGGTACTCTTAGGGTAGTTACACCAGAGTTTCCATCCAAGTTAACAAAGGTTACAGTAATCCAATCTGTAAAGCCACCAGCATCAGCAGCAGCTTGGACATCAGCCGATACAACAATAAGATGGGCAGAAAGTAGAGTTTCACCAACTGGAACTGTAATAGTATAATTGTTACTTGCATAAGAGCAAGTAGTACCTGTAGCAGTAGCAGTGACACGAAGGCCAGAACCAGCATTACCTCCTGTAATGCTGACGTTTTCTTGTACGATAGAAGAACCTACCGGAAGATTATCAATGTCATATACTCTAATAGAACCATCTGCTAGAAAACCAAGAAGGAAATCACCAGCAGCAGGAGCGGCTTCTTCAGTAATATCAGCTAAAGCTGCATCGGAAGGTGCACCAGAAGTACCAGCATTACGAACCTTTACAGTCCATGCAGCCATATTTGCCATTTTAGCATTGGTTATTGCAGTATTATCTACAGTCCAAGTTGCACCTGAACCGGATACTGTAATATCACCTTTATCGCCATCAGAAATCCCGCCTGCACCAATAGTAATATCACCGGCATCAATTGCACCTTGAACAACTTCAACAACGCTATGAGCATAATTTCCAGAACTTGCCAATGCTAGTTTTGCACCACCAGTAGTTGTACCATTAATAGGATTTTCGTATCTTCCTTGATCAACTTTATTTAAAGATGCAGGAATGAGAATGTCTCTAGGGACACGTTTTGTATTTGCCATTTTATTTATAAATTGTTTAGAAATAAAAAAAGCCGCATTCTATCATTTTGGTATGAAGAAAACGGCTTATTAATTAGAGAAAATAAGTTGTAGATGTTGCTTTACCTTTTACCGGAAATGCATTAAATGCTTGACAGCCTTGTAACCAATCTCCAAGAATATCTTCTAATGAAGCAACGGTTGTACCATCTGTAGTGGTTGAAGGAATAGCATCTGTAGTTCCCAAATTGGTAACTGCTGCGTTTACATCCACACAGGTATTAGTTGCTTCAAGCAATATAATCAGTTTCTTAAACGAAGTTTCGTCCGTAGTAAGAGTAGATTCATTATCGAAAAATTCTACAATAAAAGCATTGTAATTTTTGGTAGTATCTACATAAGTTTTACCTTCACTGAAGAATTCGCCATGTGGTTGATTCTGCATAGTGTGGGTTTGCAACCTTGCACTATTACTGTCAAAAATACCCCATTTGCGGCCACTACCAATTTCTTCTTTACCAGCAACAGTTGTTTTATCAACTCCTGTTTCATCAACGCGGAAACCACCAGAAAGGTTCAAATCAACCTGCACTTGAGTTTGGTCAATGTTATCAAAGTAAGCAGAAGTGTTTTGGCTTAGACCAATGATTACTAGACAGTTAGTTGCAGTTGTGCTTGCAGCATAAGCAACTGTACCTGCAGTTTCCAAATCAATTACTTCAATTGTAGATACCGCAGTAACAGGATCTGTTACGTCTGCATTAGCAGCATGATCAACGATAAGTTGTGCCAAAGCAGAAATCAATTTCTTATCAGCAGTAAAAACAATATCGTTTGTACCATCTGTTTGAATAGTAATTGAATCTCCGCAATCAATATCACCAATTACAGTACCATCACCGCCATCGGTATTAATAGCAAGAACAATAAAGTCCTTATTGCCGTGAGGCAATGCACTATTACTTACACCGGAAAGACGGCTTCTACGATTAAGTTTATAAGCAAGGTTTTTAATAACCCAGTCGTTCATGTCAGTAGCAGTCGTAGGACTTACTACAGATTCAAAAGCGACATTATCGTTATCAGAATAGTCCCTGTCATCACGAACACTGTATTGGAATGCATATGCACCAAAAGTTGTTTCAGCGTCAAATGCATTAAAATCAGTAAATGCTTGAAGAGAATATCGGCCGGGATTATAAAAGCTTGCGGAAAAACCTTGGATTTTATCACGATTGATAATAGCAGATTCTACATAGGCAGGATCTGAAGTTTCCCAAGGAGTTACTTGTGTAATATCAGTGCTGTTAGGAGTGCCTTGAATTACTTTAATTGCGGTTACATTCGATGCAGTCGCTGTATTTGGACACCAGTCCCCAAGCGGCTCAGCAGAACTATTAAAATCCCAAGAAAGCATACCAAGCTTTCCATTTGCGATATTAACAGTTGTATTGGTAGCAGCAAGTGTACCAGTACTTTGTAGAGCAGTATTACCACTACCTACTAAAATTTTGACAAGATCGGCTTGTCTTTTGTTTGTACGTTTAGACGCCATTTTTAATTATCTTTGTTATAAGGATAAAACCATCTTCTATAAATCTCCTGTGCACATAAATCAACTAAAAGATAGTGATACTGTTCAGGTAATTCCGAAGTTATAGGTTGAGTTGTTGTATTATATGCAGTTGAATCGCCTTCATCATATTCTAAAGTATTGTAACCACCAAAAAATACATTTCTTGGTTGTTTAATATACTCTATTGTAACATCAGATATTGTTTCTGCTATATAAGCTTTTAAAGTATTTGATTCAATCCCACCAATTGCTCTTTCCCAAATCAAACTTGGTTTTGTTAAATCGTTCTTAATAAGAGAATTTAATTGATCATGTGACTTAATATCAATTGGTTGAAATTTACAATCATTACTGTAATAAAATCTTATATAATGTTTATAGTTTTCAGGCAAATTAAATACATGTGCTATACAATCAGGAGAAATAATACTGGTAGAAACTACTGATAAGGTTGTATCAGGAATAACAAGAGTTTGGAGCATATCCAATCTTTGTCTGTCAATTTCAAATCCATAATTATAACCAGAATTATTATTTCCCATTACAAGGTCTTCAACATATCGATTTTGTACAAAGTTTATTACATCATCGATCATCTCTGGAACCAAATCGGGATAATTCTGTGAATCTAATTTATTTACTGCATATTTAATTTCCTGATGAAGCCTTTTAATTATCATTTGTAATTAATTAATATCCTTCTAATTTTACTCCTTTTGTACGAAGTTCTTTCAGAAGAATACCGTAATAATTTGTCAGTTCATCTTCTCCATTATATGCTTCAAATTCGAGATAAAGTCTGTTTATCAGAGAATCAAGTGAATCAAATTTATACATGTTTGCTGTACCAACTTGTGAATGCCATACATAGAAAGAGTCCCTAATGTTAAATACATTTGTGTTCAAAGCTTGTTGAACCAGATACTTAATATTAAAACGAGCAATACCATCTTTAGTAGAAATTTCATCAATAGCTCTCATGAAGTTATCAATGTGTTTCATCTGATGATCAGATGTCGTTGTTACATATTCACTCAAAATATTGTTAACCCTTTCAGAAGTAACATCTCCTACAAGAATTGGTTCACCACGATAATCTTTAAGAACTATAGCAATTTGATATGCTCTGAAAACACCTAAATCGTGTTTTAGTTTATATAGATTATATGTAGCTCTTTCAATAATGTCATTGCGCAATTGACGTTCTTCTTCGTCTTCGTTTTCTTGTGAAACATACCATGTATGAAAGGCACTGTTAGCAATATTTTTATTAGGAGCAATTGCAGGAACAACTTCAATCATTTCCATCAACATTTCCTGTCGAGGAGTATCATTACAAAACCTATTAGGTCTAGGGTCTAAAGAAAGTGTTAGTTTTTCAAGAAAAGTCTTTTCACCTAATTTAGCATTAGGATTCAACATACTAAAAGTCATTTTTTCAGTATAGAATCCAGGAACTACTCCATGTTTTATTTCATAATAAATTTGCCGAGTAATCATACTCTGCCTAGAAATAGCATCCAATTTTTCATCAGACCATTCTTCAGGAACATTATATTTATTACGAATTTCTTCGACGGCCATACCCTTAAAAGGATTTTCCCGTTCTTTTCCAAGATTTGTTAACAATTTCCCAGTTTGATGATTTGCAGGGAATTGATAAAGTGTTGGTACACCGTCCTCTTTAATTTTATTCATAACACGAGTAGGAATCACCTCACCTGTGTTTGTTTGAATAGTATAAATTTGTTTGTGTCTACCTTGATAGGAAATCCTAGGAACAGGATTTACCCAAATAATTTTTTTTCCAGATTTCATTCTTTTTCTTTTTGAAGCTGTGCATAATATGTCACTAATACATTAGCAACTATCTTAGCAAATTCTTTTCGTTTTTTTAGTGTATTTCTCATTTTATTCGGTATCTCTAACTGAACCGCAATAACATTAGGATAACGCTTGTAAATCTCTATACAATAACCACCATTAAAATATGGTTTAGGTTTCTCTGTAAAAGATGAAGGATAACAAAGTATTTTTTCAGAATATATTAAATTTCCTAGTAATATTTCTTTTTCTGTAAAACCTTTTTCTTTATCAAAACCAATTTCTAACATTCCATGTTTGTGATTTTGACCATGAATATCTACATATAATATTACAGAATCAGACCAAATATTATTCATAATTGCTTTCTGTATATCATGATGATATTGATAATATAATTTACTTAGCTTTTTATCCACAAAAGCACTATCAACTTCTCGATTATAATCTATTTCTTTTCTGCTATTATTTGCATAAATAATCGATGGTTGTTTTCTTATCTTATATTGTATTTCCTGAGAAATCAATTTTAGAACTTCTATAGTATAACTATCTTTAGTTGTTACACCAAATGTTCTATTTTTTATTTTGTTGGATTCAATAGAACCTCCATGGGGGGCAGACAGTATAATAGGAATGTTTCCATCCACTGTTACAATGTCTTGCCCACATGAGAGATTGGAGAATAAAAAGAAAATACCAAATAATAGGTATTTCATTTTTTATTTTTTTAGAAGCTTGCAGCAAAGTTTGGTTGAACACGACCTACACGGGTAGTATCCCAAATAGTCAAGTCACCGGAAGTTTCACGGTAAATACCGCATTCTTTGTTGTTGCTATAAACGTTTGTGCCAGTCCTTTCAGCACCGGTTTCAAAATCATATACGTTACAAACAGTAAAGTATGATTCTACACCATCTTGCATTACCATTGTAATGTTTTCTGAACGAGTCGCATCTACCGATTTCTGGTTAGTTGCACCCCAGTCAAAAATATCCATTGCATAAGATTCTGCAGTACGGTTTGTACCCGGAGCTTTAATTGGGAACAGTTTGCGGTCATCCTTAATCGGGTCATAAACCATCTGCAATACATAACCCATAGGCAACATCAGTTTTGTAAACTGAGCACCGAATTCAAGTTCATTTTCATGATAACCTTGAGGATCTGGACGCTTACGAAGGAATGTAGTGTCGATGTAAGAGAACTGTGATGCTTCTTGAGCAACAAGCCTGTTCAAAAATTCGATACCGCCTTCACCAGTAGCAAGCATTACATTACGATCAGAGAATGTTCTACGTGTAAGGAAGATTTCAGCAATGTACTCATAAAGTTCATTAAGAGTCAAAGAACCGTTATGTTCTTTGTAGTGACCATCACGAGCATATTGACGCCATCCAGCACCACGCTTCAGAGTTCTAGAGCTATCAGGATCTTCACCTTTGTAGAGGTGTCCAAACTCCATGTGGAGTTCCCTGTCCATCAAGATTCTTTCTTCCAAACGGGCTTCAATCTTAGATACAAATACACCAGCTTCAATCAATTCAGGTTTACCGCCATTAGTTACATTCATCTTTTGTTGATAAACATAACCTACGCCGATAGCACCATCATAATATGATTTGCCACCAATATTGTAACCTTGATTCTTAGGCATAGAAGAGCCTGACTTACGGCAACCGATTTCAGTACGAATAAATTTGTCAGTAAATTCTGCTTTACGAGCATAGTTACCAACCCAGCCTTGCAGCTTAAACATTTCACCATACTGATCACCTGCATACTTGGTGTTAAGTTCATCTGTTACCGCAGTGGTAATATCGATGAAACGACGACCAGGATTGAAGTATTCGGCTGGAATCCAAGCATTCTTGTCAGAAGTCAGAAGAACAGCTTCATACAACCATGAGTTAACATCAATCTGTTGTGGAGATTGAGAAGTAATCATGATAGGTGGAAGATCAGGATGCTCACATTTAAGTACTACTGGAGTGTGCAGCCAGTCACGGTCTAGTTGAAATTGGAACGGCATTCCTGCTTTACCAACCTGTGCATCCGCAGCAAATGGATTCGTAGTAGAACGGAAATCAACATCCGCATCTGCAATCAAAGACCATTCGTAGTCGTCTGTACCCGGAGGCAAAAGAAATACGTTTCCTTTAGCAACAGTGTAATAAGTAAATTTTTTGTTCACCAGATGTGAACCAAGTTCTGCCGAAAATAGTTGTGCGTTCCTTACACCGAAGTTAAACGGTTTATATTTTCGGAACATTTCCGCATGTGTGTAACTGTCATAGTAACTGCCACCAAATGCTTTGCGTTCAACTGTTTGTAGTTGTGTACGTCTTACCATTGTTTAATTTGTTAAAATTCTATAATAGGTTCTATTGAATCATATCTCTTATTTTGATTAACGTCTTTTTTTGCTGAAGTTTTCGGTAAAGAACTAAAACTGTCTTTAAGAATACTCTTTCTTACAGCCTGTGTTTCTGAAGACTTGGCTTCTTTAACAAACGAATCAAAATTAAATTCTTTTTTATTCTCGTCAAATTTTGTCATAATATAGGCCAACTGAACGTATGCTTTAGGATTTTCCCAAGCATTCTTAATAATTGTACTAATTTTATTATCACGCAAAACATTAACGATGGTATTCAGAGTAGGCTTATCATAATCTTCTGAATTTAATTCTTTTTGTATAGCCAAGCTTCTTTGTCTTGTTCTCTCGGCAATCTGTTCATTTTCTCTTATCTTATCATCAATAAGTTTTTGATGGTTGTTAGACTGTTTTAGTTTTTCTGTTTCAGCTTTAGCTTCAGTCATCAAACTACCATCATCTTCCATAGCATCAAGTGCAGCTTCAACAGCTACAGGTCTAAGTGTTTTGGAAAGATGTTCTTTCATAAAAGACCTTGCGCCTTCTACTGTAGATACATCAATTTCCTTTTCAGCATTATCTAAATCTTCAAGATAGGTTTGCATAAAACCTTTCAGAGATTCTTTAGTAATGTTTTCTCCAGAAGCAAATCCAAATTCTAGAACTTTCTTCAAAACATCGGGTGCAGATTCAATCATATCTTCTGCAATCCTATCAGGAAGAGTTTCTAGCATTGATTCTAAGCCTTCCCATGAGGGTTTAAACTCTTTATCTTCATATAATATTCCTTTTCCAACAAGAGTGTCATAAAGGGCTTTAACTGTAGATTCTTCATCAGAAACCTCTTCTTCAGCAGGTTCTTCAGTTTCTTCTTCTACAGTTTCTACGATAGGCTCTTCTGTTTCAACTTCAGGAGCTTCTTCTTCATTTTCGGATTTCTTTTCTTCAAACTCCTCACCTGTCAAATCTAGTACAAATTCGTCTAAATCATCAAAGCTAGGAATCAGGTTGTCAGTATTTTCCATTTGCAAAGTTAACTGCTTTTTTGCATAAAAAATAAAGTTTTAATTGTATAACTTAAATATTTGGTCATAACTAAGTTATACTCTTAAAAAATTATTTTACGCTACTTTTATTTTTAATCTTTTTTTCTTCTATTTCCTTTCTCATTGACATCTCTTTATCTTTTTGGTCAAGTTTTCTTGCCTCTAGATTCAGTTTTTGATTGTCAACATTTTTCTTATGAAGAAGTTCTGGAGATTCTCCTTCCTCTTCTTCTTCTGTATCATTGCTTCTTACTTCGGCAACTTTTACTTGCCACATTCCTTGACGGTCAACTTTACTTAGTTCAAAGTTTTGAGCATTCTCAATTTGTCTTTGTTGCATTTGAGCAATCTTTTCTTGAGATTCTCCTTTAATCTTTTCGAGTCTTTCAAGTCTTTCCTGTTGCTTTTGAGATTCAATTGATATTAATTTGTGTACTTCTTCAGGAGAAGCTCCTGCGGTAATACTCTTAATTAAAGATGAAATTGATTCTAAACCTTCACCAGCATTCTGAGCAAAAGCATGTGACATGTTCATCATGCTATTAATATACTCTTTACTATTACTACTATCAGTAACAAATAATCCCATTTGAACAGGGTCAAGCATTTTCTTAGTTATCTTGAAAAGTTCTTTTGTACCATCAGGTAAGATGTAAGACAAACTATGTTCTTCCATATCAGGATTGGATTCAAATATCCTTTCACAATATGTTCTGAAATTCTTTAGATAATCTTCAAACAATTGTCTCCAAACCTCATTTACATAAAAGAAGTATGGTTCAGTAATAAAACTGGATTGAACCAAAGCTTGTTGATTATCTGAAACATTTGTATTAGGGGCAACCATAGCCTCTCGTTGAGGGGGAATACCCATTGCAATACCCATTTCAGCTTCAATAAGTGAAAGAAGGTTTTGCAGAACAAATATTTCTTGTGCAGTACCGATAATATGACCAGCAGAACCAGGACTTCTAGTAGAAGGTGGGAGACCACCTAAAGAGTTCTGTGAACCAGAATAGAAGTTAATACCGGTTTTCTTACGGTAAATCATCCAGGTTGCTATAGGGTCTTTAATCAATTCACCATTAATATCTTTACCAAGTTCTGTTGGAATCTGGTCAACATCAACATCATTAATATATCCTTGATACTTAGCAAGTTCTCGGTTTTGAATATGCTTTACATAAATATACTGAAAGTAATAAGGTAAAGCTCTTTCCAACAGAGAAACTGATTTAGCATTCCTAGAAGTAAATATTGCACCGAAAGTAGATAAATTAAATGAAGAATATGGTTCTTCAATATTAATACTTTGAAAAGGTACTTCTCTAGCAATAGGATAAATATCATTACCTAAACGTACAACCTCATACTTTCTTGGAATCCACAGTTCTTCTGCTTCAAAATATTTCTCTGATAGCGGATCAAACCAGACATGCTTTTCACTTTCATTTCCAAATTGATTTAGAAACTTTACTTTTTCAGCATAATCCGGAATTTCAAAATCTTCAGGTACAACTTCAGTTATACGCTTCTTTCTTTCATTATCATATGTCAGAAATAAAACTTTCCTGAAAGCTTTAAACTCTATATGAGTTTCCCAAATAAATCTGTCTTTACTGTGTTTTCTATTAACACCTGCGCCTTGATGCAAGCCCACACGTTTATCATCACTGTGTCGTGTAGAATCATTAAAGAATTCTTGTAGAGTGTGATCAAATACAGCTTCTGACTGAGCACCATCAGCACCAAGTACATTGTGTCTAGGGTCAGAAATATTTGTTACGTGCGTATAAACACCGAGTCTTTCAATGTCAACATCGGATAAAAGATGCCCATAAGAGTTATAAACATCTGCAAGAGAAATTGGTTTCTTGTACCAAAAATAATCACCTTTATTAATAAAGGGTTCATTTGGATCTTTTAACCAACCTGAATAAAGAGGATTCCTTATTTCAAAATAAGGTTTACCAAAACGCCATCCAGAATAAACAAAAAACCTGTCCACTATAACAGTGTCTTCCATAGTTTCTTGTTTCTTCATTTTGTAAGATTGGTCATACATACCATACTTAATAGCATGGTTGTAGAATATTTCCCAATCTGTAAGGAAGTCTTTTTGTGCTAAGTCTTTTGGTTCAAGTTTGGTTCTAAGTTCATCAACCTGCTGTTTTGCTTCTTCGGGAGACAATCCTTGTTGTTCAAGTTTCATAGCTTCAACAACAAGTTGTAATTTTTCTTCTACAGACTTTTGTATTTCCTGATAACGAAGAACATTCTTTTCTGCAAATACTTTTGGTGAAAAAAGATTGACAATAAAGTTGTCATTTCTTTTAAGAATCTCTCCTTTTAAGAGATTTACCTTTGTATGTAACTTTGGATACGGAAGAATTTCTTCTTCAATGTTTCCAAGGTTTTCTCCAAGTGGATTGCAGAATTCATCCAATTGTTTTTTAAATCCTTCAAGATTGTTATTATAGACTTCGTAAAGAACTTTCATTCCCTCATAATCATCTATAACAGCAGTGTTTGCAGGAAGTATATAAGCTATATAATCCTTAAACCATTGCTTATCATTTGCATACTTTTCTTCTTCAGAAACCCGCAAAGAAAACATCGGTATTGCTTTAGATGTTTTTCTATTCTTTGCAGGATTCGTAGGAAAAAATGTATCCTTTACATGTTGTGAGTAATTGCTCATTTATTTAATACTGTATTTACTTTTAAGTGTTTATGTAGTTCATCTACAAGCCAACCTAAAAGATAACATTCAAATTCATCATTTTCCAAATCTGGTCTTTGCATTATGTCTTTCATAATATAGTTGACAGCATGATTTGCTTCATGCGCAACAATTCCTGGTGTACAAGAAGATTCTTTAAATAAAAGAATTATTAGTCCCTGTCGCATATAAACAGTCAGAGCATTGTAACCGTTGTCTGATTTATCTATAACAAGATTTGCTTTTTCAATGGCCTCACTTAAAGTAGGTTCTTGATAAACTTCTATCTTATGGAAAAACAGTGGAACCTTTAGTATCTTCTTCATTGTTTAATACAAATGAGGTATTGATTAGGAGTTTAGTATTTGTAAAAGCATTATTTAATGCTTGAATACATACCTGTGCAGGATCAATTATACCGGATTCGATAAAGTTTTCAAATCGTTTTGCTGAAGTATTATAACCAAGGTTTTTAGCCAATACTTCATCTAAAATATTCAGAGATTCATTAGCATTTGCTAGAATCGTTTTTAAGGGCATTTTTAGGCATTCTGAGAGTACTTTGTTGTTTGTCTGTACTTCCGCCAAGGTTTTGCCACCGCCTTCCACAAATCCATTGTGAATAGCCGATTTAACAGCACCGTGAGCATCTTCAATCCTATCAAATTCTTCAGACTGAGATTCTCTTGTAAGACCACCAACAAAAATAATTGCACTGCTTCCTTGTAGTCTATGGAGACGTTTGTTATAATCAAGTTCATCATATGCTTCAACAGCGTTATCTCTTAATGTTTTTAAAGCTTCTATTCTATCTTTAACCAAAGGAGGGTTATCATTATAGATGATAAATTTATATGCATCAACTACAATCCTGTCTACAGTACCATCTTCATTTAAGAACGATGTAATATCATCAATATTCTTATTGACTGCATGACCGTAACCAGGTGTCCTAATAAGACATACCTGAGCACCTTGATTAACCTTATTCATCGAAAACAATCGGATGAATGCATCGGAGAATCTAGGGGCAACTACTACTAGAGGAATGTTGTTATCATAACTGAATTGCAACATTTTCTTGTATTCGTCACTTACCATAGTACATGGTTCTGTATCAATATGAATATAGGCATTTTCAAAAACAACATTCTCCAGTTCTTTATTTGTCATAAAAGATGGATGTGCATAACCACTATCAAATTCAATACCAGTGAATCTTTCAAAATAAGTTCTGTCAGAATGGTCTGCCTTCTCAATATTAATCATTGCAGAAAATCCTGTCTTCTCATATAAATTACGAAATAGTTTTCCAATAGCTTCTGATTTAGAAGATGTGGTTGCAATCTTTTCTACTTCATCTAAAGTATTAACCGCAATTGTTTTCTCTTTTATTTGCCTTACAGCATCTTCAATAGCAACTTCAAGATCATTAAGTGTTTTGTTTATAGAGTTGTTTTGAATCTCTGATAGTACACTATTTACCATTGTCTTTAACATAAGAGATGTAAGAGTTGTTCCATCACCAACTTCATTTACAGTTTTGTTTGCAGCACTAATAAGAAGTTGCGCGCCTACATTTTCAAATGGGTCAGGAAGAACAATACTTCTTGCAACAGAAACGCCGTCTTTGGTAAATCTTAGTCTACCACCATTTTCTATAATTACATTCTTACCTTCAGCACCCATCGTTGAGGCAATAATGTCTGCAGCTTTGTTTAAGCCGTTTATAATCTTATCCAGATTATTTTCTATCAATTTAGTCTTCATACTAAGTTTATTTCTTTAATTTTATTTTTACTCATAAATCTATATCAGTTATAAACTTCTATTATTTTCTATTTGTTTAGTTGTCATTTAAACCTAATTGTTTTATAAGTCTTTTTAATTCTGATTTGTTTTTTATCCAACCTTTAAATATGTCTTGCCAATCGAAACTGCTTTTAGCTTCTTCATATGGCACTAAAAATCTCCTTATGTATACATTGTAATATGGAGTAATAAATCCCCATCTTTCTCGTAATTCTTCAGCATTACATTCAGAAATCCATAAGTTAAAATTTCCTTTATTTGCAAAATAAAATGAAGCTGTATATTTTTCATGTGGAAGAGGATCCATTACAAAACCTAATTCTTCAGCGTCTTGTCTATCAATACATTTTACACGAACTCTATCTCTTTCAATAGCATCTTTTAAATCAAACTGAAAATCCCAAGAAAGTTTTTTCCATTCATTTGATACTGTGAAAACTTCAAATTCAAAACCAACATGAAATTCATCTATTGTTGGTGTATAGTACTGTTCTTTCATATAATTCCTTTTTGCATCATTTCAATTTTTCTTTGCTGTTTAATCTTATCAAAATCTTGAGCACCAAATACTCTTGAGTTTACAGAAAGAAAACCTAAAGGATTCTTATTATTTTTTTGTTTTAGTTGTTCTGTCATTCCATACTCCAATTCCTTAATTACAATCGGTAATAATAGCAATGCAGATACAGCATCAAAGTTTCCATTATCAATATCATAGGCCATTATTTCTCGTATTGAATAAATACAAGGAATAGTTTCTATGAGTCTTTTCTTACTTCCCATTACATCAATCTCTTGTAACAACAAATCGTGTAACATGTCAAGCCATTGTAATTTAGTAACCTTACTAGAAAGCGGTATGCCATATTCTACAGCTACTCTTTGATATGCCGACTTTGATAAGAATGATGTTGGTGTTGGTGCTAGTATATAAGCTTTCTTCTTCTTAATATAATGGTCACGATAACGCTCCATTCTGTTCTTTTCAATCCACAATCCATTAACAGGATTGCCATAAAACGCAATAAGCTTTTCTTGATTCTCTAAGTGTCCATCAAGACCAGAAGCATTCTTACCAATGTAAGAAGCTACTATTGGGCCAGTAGGAGGCATTTTATGCCAGTATCTCGGATTGAGTACTACAAAGGTTACTCCTAGTGAACCACCAGCATCAAGTGCTTCAGACACATAAGTATCACATATTGCGAGATATTTGTCGTTTGGAACAAGTCCCGATTCTTCTTCTGGAAAACTGTATATCTGTATAGAGCCTTCAACATTATCAGTATCAACACGTACAGGATAATTAAAGATTGGTTTTGCAGCATAGTTGATTTCATGTCTTACACCATTAGGATACTTTGAATCCCAAATAAGATTAACCGGTGTACCTATCTTCTCATAAAGAAGATTTGTCATCAGTTCTTTTTCTCTAGCAGCAGCTTCTTCATAAGGAAGAATCTTAGCTTTAGTACCAAGCCACATTTCCGATGGTATCATCGGGTAGTTTAGTTTCTCACCACGAAGTACATCAGGATTATTGGATTCTGCTTTTTGTTCACGTATTTTTTCAAAGTGACTAATAGCTTCTTCAAAATCAGTATTACCATTGTCATCTTTAAACTTACCGTCTGTCATATATGCAGGTAAGAAGAATCCTATCTGTCCTGTATGTTCCCATTCATCTGAGAACTGTACCATCCTATAATCTTTAGGATGTGTAAATATTTCCTTGGCTGGTTGTACTGCTTCAATGTTTTCAGAAGTTCCGATAAGAACCTGTCTTCCAAAATACTTTGTACCAATACGCACAATAGCATCATTTGACTTATATACTCCTAAAAGTAATGGTGTCAAACCAATCTCTTCAATTACAGATACGTTATAACGACCACCAGCACCAGATTGTGCACCTTTACCTGAACGTTTATTTTCAGAATAAGTTACATGGTGTAACTGTGATTTAGTTCCTTTCTTAATTTTCCTACCACCAAAGTCAACTTCATATTCATGCTTCCAAGGATTGTCTTTGTTGTTTGGGCCAATATCACCAACCATATCCTTGTATAAAGGATTAGGTGTGTAATCAGGATCTCCTGGTTGACCATAAACACCAAGCATAGGATTTGTTGCTAATTCAAGCATTGCATCCTGTACTTTCTGACACAATTCTGCAGACTTAGAAGTATCACCAGAACCTACAAGAACATTAATCCTTGGTCGATTCTTTCTGTTTTCTTCGGTGTAATACTTCATACCATCAGTTATAAGCTCATGTAAAAGCTCACCTAATGATGTAAAGTATGATTTAGAACCACCACGAGAACCCATAGTAATAGTATTCTTGGTTCCATTTCTGTATAGTGGTGTATAATAAGGTTCATCAAAAAGCCTACGAATATATTCTACAGGATTGATAAACTCTTTAAACTTTCCGTTCGATGAAAATATATCAAGGTATTGTTCTGCTTTGTGCTTATGTCTATTGTATGAAAATACACGTTCATCACAAGTAAACTTGTCATCTTCTCTGAATCCAGAGAAACCTTTTGCTACAAGAGATTGATATGCATATTCCCACATAATATCCCATAAAATAGGACGTATAGTTCTTCTTGTGTTTTCTATTTCATCCGTATCAATGATAGTACCATGATTTACAGTGAAATACAGGTTGGCCGGCATATACCTAAACTTACCCCAATCTTCACCCCAATGTCCTTCTACAACACGTCGTATTTCTTCATACCAGTAATTTCTCCATCTTGGATCATTCGGGTGATATGTCTTAATATCAAAGACAAAATTTCTTCTATTTTCTAATTTAATCCAAGGATACTTTTCCATTAATTTTCTTTTTAAAAAATATTATATTTTGGATATTTGTCTTTATGTTCAATATCTCTATAATATTTTGCAATTGCTTGTTTAGCATATCTATATTTCATAAAACACCGATACCTCAATATATCCTCGATTGTATACTGTGTAGGATAATATGTAGGTTCAGACAAACGCATCCAATAATGTATGGTATTTCTTAACCATTCTTTTTTTGTCATAGATCACCTTTTTCTACAGGTGTTTCTTTTCTACCACCTCTTACACGTCCTACTTTTTCAGAGGATATATATTTCTGTTCAATTCTTTCAAAGTCAGAATAAATTTTATCATTCTTAGCAATTGCAGCATCAATATCCTTCATAGTATCAAGAGTGTAATCCATCTTACGAAGAATAACAGCCCTTCTAGTTATAAAGTCTTTCATGTCTTTTAAAGACCGTGCTACAGCAGATAAACACAATTCAGGGTATTTATCAATTGCTTCTACTAATAGTTCATCATTCCAATCAATTGCATCATAGAATGATTCTTGTATTGCTTCCCGTCTTTCTTCTTCAGGGATTCTGTAAAATCTATTCTTTTCTTCATCAGGGTCACACATGAAAAAAACTATCGTCATAAGTTTCGACGATAGTTCTCCACCATTATCCAATTTATGTATTTTACTAAATGGATAAATTATTGCTAGTTGCCCATTAAAATCCCAAAAATTTGTATCCTTTGTCCAGTTAGGAGGTAGGTTTACAAAATTGTTCATTATTTAATTATTTTTACTGTTCCTTTTGTTAAGCCGTTTTCGAGTACAGTAATGTAAGTTCTATATGTGTAAAAGCTTCTAAAAAGATGACGATTATATTCTTCCTCTGACATTATTGTTTCTTCTTTCCATGTGTAAGGTTTACTTCTTTTACGAGTTTCTGGGTATTTAATTTGTACCCTGGTTCCCGGCAGAAGTTTCTGGTGACTCAACAACATGAGCTTTTATTTTCAAGATTTGTTGTGAATTGTCTGTAAACCAAACTGTAATATTATGACTACGATTATATTCTCTTTTTTTAACAATTGATGCTACAGTATCTTTTACTGCTTTATGTGTTACTTTTCCTGTAACCACACCATCCTTATATTGTACTTCTGTACAACTACAATCTCCGTTTACACCACGAATACTTTTATCCCCAAAATACTTAAATTCAAAAGGAATATCTTTGGTGTCAGGCCAATTTGTTACTTGTGTTTCTGTTTTATCCCACATATCTATTTGTTGTGTTTTAACAGTTATTTTTTTACCCATAGGGAGCATAATTTCTCCATCAGGAAAAAACTCTGGATTTTTTTCCAAAAACTCTTTTTTAGTTTCTTGCTTTTCAAAAATAGTCATTGCTAATATATGTCTTAGCAATTCTCTACTTTCATCAGGAGTTAATAGAAAGTTCTTCTTGTCTTGTTCCAGTACTTCCTGGATTATCTTCTGAAAGATATTCATTTTCATCTATTCTTTTACATGGTTTTCCACTCATAATTAATTCATAAGTAGAACAACCACAATGAAAACAAGTTCCGTTCTCAATACAGTCATTACATAATGCCGCTCTGTACATCATGTTCATCACAGACTGTTGCTTAAATTCTTTAGCATATAAAAACTGTAATAAACTTCTGTAATAACCTAGTATTACAAATTTGATATTTTTAACATTCGATATTACATATACCGCTTTTTGGAGCAGTTTCATAATTTTTAGTTGAAGCTATTGTTAAACCTTCTTGTAGGGTGTTTATACCAGTGGTATTATTTACAGAAAGGTATCCTGTATGAGTTTGAAAATTATAATAAGGCATACGATAAGGGTATATTGGATAAGTATTCCAATTAATAACAGTATTAGTTTCTAATTTCCATTCTTTCCAATCAGGAAGAATTTTTTCAATTTTATCAAACAGTTCTCCAAGATTTGAAGAAGATTCTAGTTTAATAATTTTTCTATCAAAATCTAATTGAATTTTCATTTTACAGCTTTCAATTTAAATAATTTTCTGTTATATTGCAACCTATAACCATCAAGAGTATTAATTTGCTTTGGATCTACATACAATCCAAATTGATTCTTTTGATTTGAAATATCAAAACCAAAATCAAATCTATTAGTAGTAAAACTTGTACCAGCACCAAGGTAAAATGACTTATCACCAGAAGTTTCTAGCGGAATGTATTTTACAGTTTCTGTAGCACTGTCTACAGTATCTTTAGAAACAACAACAGTATTAACAATTGTAGTCATCTCTTTCAACATAGTAGTATCTAATTGATAATCAAGTTCATGTTTTGCTGTAGCAGGGCTATTAGCTTTAACAGTAGTTTTAAACTTGAATTTACACAAACCATAATTGTAAGATTTCTCAAACACAGTAGTATATATACTGTCTGCTTTTTCAATAGAAACTACAGGAGCAGTGTCAACAGAAGAAATAGTCTTGCCTTTTTTAACAGCATGTTCTTGAGTACTTGTAGTAGTCGTCGTAATATCTGCAATCAGTTTATTACTAATACATGTATCTTGATACACAGTTTTGACATCTGTTTTATATATTGTCTTTGCTGTTGGGTTGTGGAGAAAGTATCCGATGACGCCACCAATAAGAAATGCTGGCAGGATATAGATAAGTTGTTTTTTCATATTCTTTATATGTGTGGATAGCCATACCAAAGCGGCAAGGCTACCCAACATTATTAACAATTTAATATTTTTCATTACGGCTGTTTACCAGTCAATACCCCAGTGATAAGACCTTCAATAGCATTTGCTATAGGAGAATCACCAAGTTCAATTTTCAATTGTTTTCCAGAGCAATCTTGTAGAGTTTTTACAAGAGATGAATATCCAAGGCGGACAAGCTGGAGATAATCATTTACATCAGTGATTACAAGATCACCATCTGTTTCAGATGCAAATAGAGCATCTAATTGTTTTACAGCATCAGACGAATTATCCAAATAACACGTCACTGTAGCTAATTGTTTATTCTTCATTAAGAGAATTGGTTAAAAGTGTAATTATTTTATTTTTGAGTACAGCAAGTTCATCTTGTGACCAGAGTGATTGTGGTGCACCATTTGGTGCCGATACTGTAATTGAAATAAGATGACGCAGTTGTTCAAGCGCGATTAAAGTTTGTTGATCCATTTTATAATGAAAGTTTAATTAAGTGATTAGGTATCAAGAAATACCCGTAATGTTCGTTTTCAGGGTCTGTAGGATACTCTGAGAGTTCTAGTGCTACATCAGGATGTACAAATGCATTTACTCTGATATAAGCATTATCTCCAGAACCAACAGCAACTACAGGCTTAAAAGTATTGTCAATCATGACAACATCGCCGACATTAATATCATCTGCAACTTTATTGGTTGCTACAATAACTGCTTTGTTTATAAAGGGATAAGGATTATCTACGCTATAAAGTTTGCCACGACCAGCATTGGTTGGTACTTCAATTGATAATGAAGTGGGAATAAGAACATCTCCTTCTTTAATCATAGGACGTACAAAGCATCTTACCAAGACATCAAATCTCGGTTTGAGTTGTGCATACTTCGGATTTACTTGCAAAATACTTTCGTTGTATTTCGTCAATTTTTCCTGGAAACTGTTGTCGAAGTGAAAGCTCTCTGTTATGTTGTTCTGCTCCTGTGAAGGTTCTGTCTTGGATTGCTTCTCTTGTCCGTTGGTAGGCGAGTTCCACAAGTCTTTCATGCTCATTTTTGAACCCGGTTTGTCTTTTGCCATTTTCTTTTAATAGTTTGTAAAGTTCACCACAAATCACTACAAGACGTTTTGGCAGTGTCTTGTATGATAAGAGGTATCTAAGTTTAGGAATACTAATTCTTACTTGAAAGAACGGAGTTAAATCTATATGTCCTTTTGCTGCATATGGTCTTACCGTATAATGTCTGAATCCATCTAGGAAGAAAGAGTTTACAACTTTTCTTACAAGTGCTTCAGGTAATCCAGTTTTAACAGCAGTTCTTTCAATAAGATTATCTTGTCTTAAGTCTGTCACGATAAAACAATTTTATCTGTGAGTATTGTATGTTTTAATTCTGCTCCATAAATTGTATCCATATCTTCTGAGTATAACTCAAACAATAATCTACGATACAGTTGTTCAGGAAGCACAATTCTTTTTACTGGTTTGCGTTTTCTAAGTTGAAATTTAAGAATCAAAAATATCAAGTTGTCTAAGGCTTCTGTTCTTTTTCTCATGGTATATTAAATGGAAATGTAAATTGTATTACATCAATTTTCTTTTCTTTGATTAGGGTTTTCATGTTTGCAATACCTTTATGTAAACTGTATTTACCCCTTTCATTTTTAATTAAAAGCCCTGCTTCAATAAGTCGTTTTCGCATCATGTGGACATATTGAGGTTTATAGTTAAATTCTTTTCCAAGGTCTTTGTCTAGACCTTCAAACATAATCGTTTTAATATAAAACTCTATGTCAGCATTTGTAATCTCAACTCCTTTTAACTTCAGTACATTTAAATAAAACTCCCAAAACTTTTCTTCTGGATAGTTTATTGGTTCTTCAGGTGAATGAAGAACATGTTCCTTAAAAGGATTAATTATTAGTCTTTTCATTATCGCATATTAATCTAGTTTTGTTTTAATTTCTTTTTAGTTGCGGATATTGGAATCGAACCGCCTTATTTTTTTCTTTGAGAGGTATAAACACAATTACGGCTACAGTACATCTTTCCGGTAACACCTCTTTTCATCTGCATAGTGTAAACAGATTTCCTTATACTAAATATATCTTTACAGTATCCGCATTCTAATTGAATTAGAGGTTTTGAGTTTTTTCCTTTGTTTGATTCGGATAACTTTTTTCTAGTTTCTTCCGAAACTTCACGTTTAAAAGAACCTCTACCGCCCCCAGTTAAATTATAACCATTAATATTAGTTTCAAATTTTTGAATATAATATGTTTCTAAACAATCCAATTCTTTTTTTGTTATACTTATATCGTCAGATAATTCAATTACAGCAAGAATTTGTAAATTAAAGTTCTCTATTCCTTTATATTTAGATATTGCTTGTGAAAAATATCTTCCTATAGAATCTTTATTTTTTAGATATTTCTTGTATCTCTCTTTAAAATTTATTGTTTGACCTATATAAGATTTGTTTATTGGAGAAGTAAACATGTATATAACTCCTTTTCCTTCTATATTTTCTAAATTCATTAAATTTTAATTAATTAGTAACCACTACTCTAACCCGCATTATTATGTTGCACGGATAGAAGGATTTGAACCCTCAAATCACAGTTTTGGAGACTGCTTACCACACCAAATGGGTATCCGTATAATGACGGGCATATGTAGTTTCTCTCATAGTACCCGTCTAATAAACATATGAAAATAAACTTTAAGGAATTACCCTGAAGTTTAGTTCCTCCTGTTCACCTGGTAACTGTTGACCTCTAGACACAGGTATGGTTCCGGTAACAGGTATCTGCTCCGTAAACCTAATCACTGATTTTGGTGAATATGTTCTTATAAGAGTCTTTGACCTTTGGGACGGTTATTCTCATTAATCCCATGCCTTTCGGTTTAGACGATTAATGTTTTATGTCTAGGATGCAATCTTTTTAGCACTTGGCCGCATCACCCTCCTGTCAAATCTTTCAAATCATATTTCGTAAGAAGTCCTTATAACCAGAAGTTTCCTTCTCATACTCTGGGCCTACGAAAGTCATAATTCTTATAAATGATGTTCTTATTTGCCTTTGCATTTAAAAACGAGTACAAAGATAAGGGAAAAAACTTATTTATCCAAATTTATTACAATATTTTTTTGATAAAAATTGAAGAAAAGGTCATAACTACATCATAAACCTAAAAAATTTGATTGGAAAATATCTACTTTTTTCTAAATCTATGCCGCAAAGTATCTTCTTTTATATTCAAAATTGCAGCGGCTTCTTTAAAAGAACTATATTCAACTTCATCGATAACAATACTTCTTGCTTTTGGCCCAGTTTTTTTAAATTTTTCTGGACAATCTTCTGTAAATGTAAATAAATATCCGCCTACACTTTTTCTTTTTGTTTTGGAATTTGGAGCAAGAGAATCGTATACTGATTTCTTCCTTATGTTTAATTTATTACAAGCCTCTGAAATTGAAACAAATTTACCTACAAAACTAAAATCAGATTTTTTCCAAACAAAAAGTTCTTTTTTATTTTTTGTATTTTGTTGATTTAATTTTTTAGATTCTTCAGATGTAACAAATTTTGTTAAATCTTGATTTGGTTCTTGTTGATTATATCCTTTTTTAGCAGAATCAAATTTATTAATATAGTATAATTCTCTTTCAGTCAACTCTTGTCTTGTAATGTATTCTAAAGAAGACCATGCTTCTATAACATTAAACATAAAACAATCTTTTCCATATTTATTATAGGCCGCCTGAAGATGTCTGTTGGGATGTTTATTGTTTTTTAAATCTTTAAAGTGTCTTGATTTTCTTTCTCTTAACGATATACTTTGACCAATATAATTTTTGTTATTTTTTGTGTTTGTGATTTTGTAAATTCCAATATTCATACGTTATTAATTTAGAATACAAATATACGATATAAATCTTATTTTGCCAAACATTTTAGCATTAATTTTTCCTATATTAATCGGGTTTAAATTGTATATGTGTCAGTTACCTCGAAACAACCCCCCTCACAAATTTTGGAGCGGGAATACCCCCGTCTGTTTTCACAGACGAATTCCGATTTTCAATCGGAAATTCCGTCAACTTTTCTGTCATCATTTCAATTCTAATATCATGTCACAATTCAATCTTACCTTCAAGACTAGCGTCAACAAACTTCCTGAAGACTTTGCTGAAATTCACAGCCTTAAGAGCGTATGCTCTGCTCTTGGTGTACACTCTGTCAAGCTTGCCGACAAAGGCAATGGTAAATTCCTCATTCTGATTGCTGATGACGGTTTATACACCACCATTCCAGCATCCAAGGAAATGCAGCCACACCATCTGTCCACAGCAAGGGTTGCTCTGATGAAGAAACCCAATGAGGACGGCACTCCTGCATATGTGGCAATCCGCCCAGAAGGTGAAAGCTCTGTTGTCCTTGGAGGCTGCACATTCTAAACCACAGTGGGGGCTTCGGCCCTTACTTTGTTTCTTTTCTTTTTATTATTATGATTAATTCACCATTAAATATTTTGATTATGAAAAACACAGTTTATTATGAGTATCCTGATGGAACAATTTCATCACAGGACAATGGATGGGACAGGCAATAACAAACTATCAGGTGGTACACATTAGTATATATGTATCACCTGTTCTTTTCTTTTAATTTAAACCTTTTAAAATAGAATATCATGAATAATTTATTGCAAGTTGTATTGGAAAACAACCCTGAATTGTTGATACATGCAGCAAAGATTGACAACAACATGATTTTTGATGAAACAGGAAAAACGATTGTTGTCCAGGTGGATAATGATAAAATCCCTGTTGGTTTCAAGAAGGCTAAAGAAAATGAAGGCAACCGTTACAACTTCTACAAAGAAGTTCGTGTTATTGCTACAAACATTTTCAAGATGTCAAAGCCTTACCTTACCGAATATGGTTGGAAGGATGCTACTGATGCAGCACCAACTGAATTGGTTCCTATTACATTACTATAATTAATTAATAATCAGCCTGTTATACTATGGTTGCAGTGGTTATAATCCACAATAACAGGTTGATTTTTGATTATTATGTAACCAAATGGTTACGTTTTAACAACCCAAAACAACATCACCTCTTATTTCAAACAACCAAAAATGCCCAAAACCAGGGCATAACTATATCATCATTTCAAAATCATTTTATTATGGAGAAGAAAAAATTTAATACAACCATGGAAATGGCTAATTGGATTAATTCTAATATTCCAGATTTCCTTGAACAGGAAATATTAATGTTACAAGGAATCAACAATAAAAAATTATTCGGAATGTATGTGATTTCTTTTAGTAAACTGGAATAATTAAAAACACAGAAACCTGTTTGTATTACTGGTCTTGTATCAAAAACAAGTACATCAAAGGATACAACAGGTTTCTTTTTTACTAAAATATATTATTCAACATTATTAAACATTATATCATGAAAAAATTTCTTATCCATTTCATCATTTGTTTCTTACCATATTTTGCAGTAGCAACTGTATGGTGTCTTTCCATTGGAAACTTTTCATACACAGCAACAGTAACTGCTGATGGCTTTTACTTCGCTTGTGCTGTATATTGGATTATATTCCAATGGTTTCTACATTGTGTTGTACAAGAAGCATATTTTTACAATTAATCACAAAATTCAATATTATGGAAAATGTTCTTTTGAAAGTTGTTCTGGAAAATAATCCAGAATTGTTCATTCATGCTACAAGAGTAGAAAACGGTCTTGTTTCTGATAAAACTGGACAAACAATTGTTGTCCAAGTTTCTACTGAAAAAATACCAAAAGGTTTTAAACTGAAAAGTGGTCGACATGGTTGGTACTATGTTGAAACCAAAGTATTGGCAACCAATGTTTATTCAACAAGTAAACCATATTTTACAGAATATGGATGGAAGGCAGACTCTGAAATGCCGCCATCAGAACTTGAAGCTGAAGAATAATCCAGTACATCAAATAATTAAATAATTTAGAAATCTGTTTGTATTTAGACGTAAGGTTGAATATCGTCTTTAACATAAAGAGTTGTTCAGTTGAAAATACTGATAGACTTTGATACAACATGTGGTCAAACTACAGATGGTACAACAGATTTCTTTTTTAATTTAAAATGGAAGATAAAAATAATCTTGGACAAACATTAATGGTAATTGGATGGTCACTTATTATAATATCGTTCATATTATCTAAGTGTACAACTCTTTAACTTGTTGCTCCGGTGGTGGAATTGGTATACACGACAGACTTAAAATCTGTTATCCATTATTTGGATTGAGGGTTCGAGTCCCTCTCGGAGTACAAAAATAATACTTATTATTGTATTAAAGATTATGATTAAAGCAACCATAACGCTGACCTTAACAGGAGGCGTGAGGCTTCTACGTGAAGCCAAGAGCTTGAGTAATCAAGACATTCAAAACGCATTGCAAAATGCAAACAATGATCCTGCTTTTGGTAAAGTTTTTGCACATTTACCAAGCACACAAAAGAATCATGATGTTACTATTGAAGAAATTCCTTGCACACAACGTATCAACATCATGAATGTACAGTTCAAAGAAATAATGTCAGGTCAAGCAAGACCTTCTGACAGTTTCTGCCTGAACAACAAATTGATGATCATCAAGAAAAAAGATGGTCGTCGTGTCAAGGAGTTTATGTATGAAAAATGGCGGTCATTCTCGGAAGAAAAGCGTTTGGCATTGTTTTTCAATGAGGTTGCCCTTGATCGAAATGCAGAACTTGGAAATATTGAAATTCTCAAGTAAATAATGAAAACACGTTCTCTTATTTTAATTAATTCTATTAAATTAAATATTATTATGGCACAATTTTTAAAAAGAACTGAAAAAAATGGATCGCTTACTGATAACTTTACTGCAGTATTCAGGAAACCACCTGCTATTGGTGGATTGATTGACTGTAAAATTCTCAAAAAGAATCGTGAAGAAATTCTTCACAAACATTTTTCCTTAATGCTCGATATGCCTGAATCAAAGGCATTAGAAAACGCCAAGAAGACGTATGTCAGGCTGGTGAAGAACTCAAAAGCAATTGTCAAACGTCTACGTGTATTGTCCTATGAATGGGACACAGCCAACGAGAAATACATTGCCGTATTAACAGAAAATACATTACCATATTATCGAAAGAAAAATGTGGAAATTAATGTACAATAATCAACTGTTAGAGAGGGGACAATCCATTCCTGTCGTTATTGACAACCTTAAAGTCAATATGCAGTACGGATTGTCTGCTCTCACAGTTGATGTAAACAAAATTGAAAATTTTAATAAGTATAGGTTAGGTAAAATAGAAGTTGTTTATCATAAGAACAAACAGAATACTGGTGCTGCGGCAAAGGTTCGTGTTCTATGTATAAATAATTGCTTTTTAGTGGTTACAGAATATAAGAAACCTATAATTTTAAAATAGTTTTACTTTTTTTTAAAAATTAAAAAACAATTAAAAAAATGATTACTAAGAATTCAACCAATCAGGAAATTCGTGATGCATTTAAAGATGTTGTAGCAACAGGTAAGGCATTTGTTTATGGTCTTTTTGAAACAGCTAACGCTGATTATATTCAACTTGGCATTGCACAAGAAGTTACCACTCCAGGTTCTGCCACTGCAGAACAACAACTGTTCTTAGGATGGGGTGAGAATAAAAGTATTGTGCGTTGTTTGCAAAACGTTAAGAAAGAAGTTCTTGAGAACATCAAGAAATATTTCAACAGCGATTTGAATCCAGGTTCTATTCTGGATAAAGCAAATATTCAAATCACTGAAGCATTTACTCCAAACTCTTGGCCTGATGCTGATGGTACAATTGTGTATCAAAAAGCAAAAGTGTATCCAGAATCTTCACAACATGCTGGTAAATTCATGGTAGACTCTGAAGGTCGCCGTGTATACCGCAATACATCTCTTGTTTTGGGTGAAGCAACACATACTTTTGTGAAAGATTGTGTGCCTGAAGCAGCACCAGCAAATGCAGTTTCTCTTGAAAGTCTTGCAACAGCTTAAGTAAACAACACCTCTCTCTAATTAAATTTTTTAACAAATCATTTTAAAAATCTATTTTTTTATGAGCAAATTAACTTCTAAAGCAGTATTTCTTCTTTCAGCTCTTTTTTTGGCAACTGGTGACAACGCACCAGAATCAGATTTCTGTGTTCCCTCAAACGAGGGCGATTGGGAATCTGCTTACAAAGAACTTCAAGAAAATCGCATTCTTGATGAAAATAACAATCTTACCGGTTATGGTAAGGCTAGGGCACATGGGTGTCAATCGCAAGGCGTTAATTTGCAACGACTTGCTGAAAAGAATCCAAACATGGCTATTGCTATGTTAAGGGAATCTGTCAACGGTATTGAATATCATTACCAAAATGGTGTTGAATTCTCCGATAAGGCTTTTAAGCTTTTTGGTGAAACTTCAGCTAGACTTGGCCATTTGGCTGCAACTACAGTATCGTAATACAAAAACAAATCCTCTAGTCCCGTAAGATTAGAGGATTTTAATATTTTTTTTATGGACAAAGAGAAAAGAGAAGCCTATGTCCAATGGCTTACAAAGAAAGGAAAACCACAATTAGTTACTCCTTTAAAGTTTATTGGACTTAGAAAAAATAAACACGATCACGTCGTAACATTTTACGATGCTGACGGGAGACCCTACAACGGGGAAGTATGGGATTGTCGTACACAGGATGGTAAAGTAAAACAATTTACTTTTCCTGTTGAGACAGCCTCTCAGGAAGAAGTAGGATGGAGTTTTAATTCTAATCCTATTGATGATAATAGTATTTACACTAATCAAGATGCTTGGCATTATGATGGTGAAAACTATATTGTAATCCCTAATGAATGTAAATTAACAGAAAAAGAAGAAAAAGTAATGAGTTTTCTTCATAACTTTGTTAACAACACAGATGATGACGTTATGGGCACATTGGCTCAATTAAAGTTAATGATGTTGACTACGCCGTCACAAAGGATATTAAAAGAGTACAAAGATTTTAGAACCAATCATGCCGAAAAGCATGATAAACTAAACAATCTTATAGATGGAAGTATTTAAAAAGATTGGATTTTTTCTCCTTGCTGCAATTAGCGCATTTATATTGGCTTCAATAGCAATTGCTGCTAAAGCACTTGGAGGAATTGTTGGATTTATTTTTTCACACTTTGTTGATGGCTTCAAAGGACAAGCTGATGCCGTCAATGAATATTTTGAGTATTTAGACAGGAAAACCGATTAGAGGTTTTGGCCCCGTAGCTCAGTGTACTATTATGTGACGTATTCTATGACAGTTTGCACATAATAGTACACATTTATCCAATTCTTCTAATATTTTATTCCAATTCATAATTCTTAATTTCGACCAATCATGATCTTTTAATTTAGGATTAAGATGATGAAATTCAAAAACAGCATAGTGCGAATTGTTTAATTCTAATAAACAATCATTACATTTACCACCTTTGTAAATAATAGCATCAATTTTACGTTTTATCCAACGTTGTTGACACCGTTTATTAAAACAGTTTTTACAGTAGCACATTGTATTTTGACTATGTGATTTTGAAGTATAAAACTCATTTAAAGGTTTAATAATTTTACAATCGGTACATATTTTCATATTATTTTATTTTTTTTATTATTTGTAAATCAAGGCTTGGTCATTCTAACGGATAAGAAATCTGGCTTCTAACCAGAGAATAGGGGTTCGATTCCTCTCCAAGTCACAAAGATAATATATAATATGCTTAGTAAATAAGTTTCTAAGCATATTATTAAATATTTAATAAATATTTAACAAAAAAACTCCTGTCGGGGTCACAAATTAAGTTTTTATGAATGTATTTAAAAAATCAGAAGTTCCTAAAGGAAAAAATTCTTTATATTCTGAAACTTATCAGGTTAACTTTTGGTTGACTGAAAATGGAATAATTTCTAAACAACAAGAAATTTATCATACTGCTTCAAAAGGTAGACACAAGCAAGTTGAAGCTAAATGGAAAAAAGAATATAAAGATAAAGCAGTAAAATTGATTTCTGTAATTTATGAATAAAATATTATGGCAAAAGATAAAGAATTTGAGAAACGATACAAAGAAGAAGGAAACAGAAGAATGTCCATTAGAAAAGCAAAAAGAAATGAAAAATATTTTAAACTTACAAGAGAAGCCCAAGAATGTGGAAAACCTATTTGGGCAATAAAAGCAGGATATTGGCCTGATTCTAATAGTCCTACAGGATATTCACAAAAATGTGATTGGCAGGGTAATTGTCAATATCCCTGTAACGGAGATTGTTAATACATCGCAGGATAGCTTAGTGGTAGAGCTTTTAGCGGGTGTTCGATTCACTCTCCTGCAACAAATTAAAATTAAAATCATGGAACTATTATCATTTGTAATTTGGTTATGTTTTTATCCTGTTTCTTGTGCAGTAGAAAAATATGTATTGGCAGAATTTTACAGAAAAAGAAACTGGAAATTTTTGTCCGAAACAAATAACTTTTTTTCTATAGTTTTTAATTTGTTTTTATATATTTTAATAGCACAATTTCTTTTCTTCAGGATTCCATAACAGACTAAGAACAAACACCTAAACTTAAATCTTAAACTTATGAAAAAATTATTATTACTAGCATTTATTAGTTTGAGTGTTTGTTCTTATGCTCAAACCATTGGTCTTGAAATGGGAGCAAATCTTATTTCAGACAGAAAATTATTTCATGACAATACTCTTAACTGCCAACCACGGCCATTCACCTATGTTGGAGTGAATTATCAAATCAAAAGTATAACGACAAGACTGACTTATACTTTTGATTTACACATTATTACTATTGGGTCTAGTATCCAATTATATAATGTGAATAGAAAAAGTAGAAGTTATGCTTTAATAAACAGAAACTATAACAAACATTAAACTATTAAAATTAAAAAAATTATGAGAAAATTGTTAATGTTTGTAACTTTTCTTACATTTAGCGTTATAATGACTGCACAATGTAAGATTGAAACTGGAAATCTGATTGTCGAATCATTAGGTAATCAAGAGTATAGCCTATATTTAAGCCAGAAACCAATTAACACCTGTTTCCCGGTTTCTGACAGCAGTTCATTATGGGTGGGTATACTTTGTTCATCTACTGGTAATTATGCGTCAGAATGGCTGAAATGGTCTGATACGCTAAAATACACTTTTAGTGGTCATATTACACTGGTCGCTAAGATTAAGTGGTATAAGCAAGGGAATGCTTATGCTGAAACACATATCTTTGTACCAGATGTATTTGAAACTGGACATAACTGCTATACTAAAATTGGTACATATTCTGTTCCAAATATTATACCACCAGTAATCACACCACCTGTGTTTGTTCCAGAGTTTAATATTAACAATGAAATTATTACCACTAATGTTGGTGGCACGTTAATAATTATGTCATATCCTAACTTTGATAATATCATTGTAAAGGAATATGACAATCAATTCACTTTTAATCTATTACCCGGATGGTGGTATTGTTATCTAATATTAGATGATGGGACAACATTGGGTAATACAATCATTCAAAACTAATGTATTTACTACTAACTTTTTTAGTTTTATCATTATTAATTTATTTTTTTGGAGGGAAGTTTCCGGATTCAGATGGTGTAGGTTTTTTAACTATTTTGATAGCAGTAGTTTCAATCTTAGGAATATGTGTATGTTTAATAATGATTCCTCTTAAAAGAATAGAATCATTACAACTTATTAGAAAAACCAATTCTTATCAAAATACAATTCAACTACATAGAGAATTTAACGTATCTGAAATTGAAAGAGCCGCATTAACTCAAAAAATATTAGAAATTAATGCTGAAATAATAGAAGCACAATATTGGAATACTACTCAATGGGATTGGTGGTATGACGATAGTGTAATGAATATTAAACCTATTGAATAAAAACAAACAACTCCCCCATCACCGGATTAAAATTCCACGAAAACAGTCGTCTGGTGGTGCGGGGAGTATTCTTTATTATGAATAAATCAGAACCAAAGAAAATAATTAACTTGGCTTTACCAAAAGCCAAAGAAGTAATGTCCAAGTTTTCTATTAAATGGACATTTGGACAGAAAATCCTAGTCAAATGGCTAGGATTAAAAATATTCAGTAAAAAATTAAAGAAAAATGAACAGAACAACATTTAATATAGCTCTTAGTGCATTAGGAACATATCTTACAAAACCATATTTAGAACATGACCAAATATTTGTATTTGGAACAATAATGTTGATATGTTGGGGCATTGACCAATTAATCAGTTTAAAAGAAAAAAATACATTCAACGACCATCATTTAAACAATTAAAATGAAAAAATTAATCAATTTATTGGCTATTATAGCCATTATTACTCTAAGTTCATGTAGAGCTTCATTCTACACAGGAGAATTTACTATAGTAGATAAAAAGCCTTCTAAAACAGAAGGTTATTATCTCTATAAACTTAAGAATGTAAATCCAGACAAACCACGTCGTAAATACGAGCATGGATACTACTCTTGGTATAGAGACAGTGTTAATTATCTCATTGGAGATACTTTTAGATTTGTATCAACAGATAAAGAAATGCTTTCTTTATATGAAGCATTATCTGGTTTAAAAAATATCAATGAAGGGCTATACATAGCCATGAAAGGTCTTGTCCAAAATGCATATAATAAAGCACTTTTTGAAGGTAAATCCCCAAAAGAAGCTTATGATGCTGCTCTAAAAGAAGCAAGATTAAGGTTAACAGAACTTTTAAAATGAAAAAAATACTAACAATATTATTGACTATAAGTACAGTTTTGGCCTATAGTCAATCTTTTAACATAAAATCCCAATATTCATTGGGTAATCTACTTGGTGGTGTAAGTTTATCCTTAGATGAAAAGCCAGTAATATTTGAAACAGGTTTGTACTTAGACCAAAATGGTCAAATACACAATCAAATCAAAGCGGGTTTACATCTAAAACATACAGATGAACCTGTTAGAAGCAGATTTATGTTCTATCCTATATGGCTTGATGGTAAACTTGGTGGCGAAGAATCAAATCACTTTACTGTAGCGCATAGTTTAGAGTTCACAAGACCTACTAAAATCAAAAATAATTATTTGATTTGGTGTATAGGAGCATCTATGTCCAAAAAAGCAGACAAAGAGATGTTTCCTTACAAGGATTTTAAGATATTGCCACATGTAAGTCTTGAATACTCATTTGGTAAAAGATATTACTCTGATTATAAAAAAGTCAAAGAACCTATTGCTATGGATATGGGTGTTAATTGGAATAAGTTTAATACTGCTTCTCTTATATTAGGTATTGTTAATGGCATGGCTGCTGGTGGAATAGAAGTTATCAGAGCAGAACCACAAGCCTTTCAAGCATTTGTCAAAGCTGGCCCTTATGATTGGGGTGGTGTAAATGATTGGGAAAGAAATTACTACCATAATAGATATAGAAATGAAGATGGCTCTATTAATAAACATAAGCCAGAGTGGTTTGGAAATTTTGGTAGGGATGCTGACCACACGTTAAAAGATGTTTTCAAAGTATCCAGAGGGTTGTATGGTATTGGCATAGGTGCTTCTGCCACACAACAAATACAAAAGACAATTAATTTATATAAAGGAACTCCTCGTTATAAAAAGGAACTTACCAAAACAATTCTACAGGAATTAGGTAAAGCTGCTTTTTGTAGAGTAGTTTCATCACTTACAGAACAACAGATTTATGAACACATCAGAGCAAACTACTAATTTTAAAAAAGGTGATTACCTATATATTCAAGATGATAATGTAGAAATACTTTTCATCTTTGATGAAGTAATTAGCAACAGATATTTCACACCAAAGTATTACCAAATAATTGATGGTGAACATTGCTTCAAAGGTTCTGGTTATATTACCACAAATCAAGAAGTAGTAGAAGCTTCTCAAGACATCATTGATAGATTTTTAAATCATCCTAATTTTGTATGAATTTAGTATTTTGTGAAAATAATTGTTCAATATCTGATTTAGAAGAAGGTAAATGTAAATGTTACAATGAGGCTAAAGAAGAACTTCAAGAAGAAAACTCTGGTAAATATTATTGTGGCATTTGTAGTAAACCTTTTCTTAAATCAGAATTAACACCAATAACAAATGGATTAGCCTGTTGTGATAATTGTTTAAAAATTAAAATATGAAAAACATAGATAAAACCTTAATTTATTTATCCTCAAGTATGTTCTTTATAGGAATTTGGGCAGGATTAACTTTTTCTACTATTGAATTTAAAAAGTATTCTGATAAAGAACTACAATTAATCCATAAGGGATTTGTTTTAGGGTGGTATTATCACGAATCATCTATATTTGGGAGTAAAGTTCCATCTACTTCATTATATGAAGCATGGAAATCTCAAAAAGCTTCTTTAGAGGCAGAAAAAAAAACAATTAAAGATGAATAATGAAAGACTATATAATCATCAATGGTCAAAAAATCAATGTTACTAGAATGTGGAATCGTCTTCAACAATTAGAGCATAAAATTAAGGTTTTAGAAAATGAACGAAATATGATGAATAACGAAAAAGAAATTAAATGGCCTTTTCATAAGGCTGCACGGTTTATCATAGCTATTACTGTTATATTATGGTTTTTTATAATCATGTTGCTTATTGGTTTGTAAATTTGTCAAGATGAAAAGAATTAATATTGAAACTGCTAAATTGACAAAAGAAATTGGGTATGATTTGGGTGCTTGTAATAAATACTATTATGATGGAATTATCAAATCATCCAAAATTCTATTACAAGATATTAATAATTGTTATCCAGCACCATATCAAGCAGAATTACAAGAATGGTTAAGAAATAAACATGGTATAATAGTTTTAGTAGAATATTGTAAATTTTATGAAGTTCCTTGGTCAGCATGTATTCAAAAATTACAAGATGATTTTATTGAAGATTATCATAATTTTACAAATTACGAAGAAGCTCTAGAACAAGGATTACAAGAAGCATTGAAATTAATTAAAAATGAACAATATGATGAAAATCCTTAGATGGGTTCCTGTAATTGGAATATTTGTACCCATTAAGTATGCTGATATATATGATACTGTGTACCAGTATGTAATGGGTGCAATATTCTTGTGGTGGTTAAATGTGATTTGATGGAAAAAGAAGTATGGTTTTATGAAATTTAAAGACTTAAAAAGACACGCTCTCTTAGTAAATGGAATTTATAAAATAACTAATATTTTAAACAATAAATGTTATATTGGAAGCAGTGCTTCTAAGTATTATTTATATAATAGATTATTAAATCATTTTAATAATCTAAGAAAAAATAAACATGTTAATTCTCATTTACAAAATGCATGGAATAAGTATGGAGAAGAGAATTTTATTATTAGTATTTTAGAAACATGTTCTCCTGATAAATGTATTGAAAGAGAACAATATTATATTAATATTTTTTCTCCTGATTATAATATATGCCCTATTGCTAATAGTTCTTATGGAAGAACCTGCGATGAAAACACTAAAAGAAAAATATCTAATAAAAATAAAGAATGGTATGCTACTGAAGAGGGTATATTATTTAAACAAAAATTATCGAAACTAAGAAAAAATTGTTCAAACTTAAAACACTCTGACGAATTTAAAAAAAGATTATCACTTTTATATAAAAATAGAATTGTTTCTGAAGAAACAAAAAATAAAATGAGAAAACCAAAAATATCATTAAGAAAATCTATTTTAGATTTAAATGATAATAACATCTATTCAAGTGAAGAATTATCTGAAAAATATAAAGTAAGTGTTAGTTATATAAGGTCTATTGCAAGACAAGAAAGAACTTCCTCTAAAATTAGAATAACATATGTACAATAAAAAAATATATGTTTATGACCTTGAATGTTACCCCCAGTTATTTTCTGCAACATTTTTACACAAGGATTCCGATGAAACAAGAGTGTTTTATATATTTAAAGAAGAAGATCAAAGAAAAGATTTATTTAATTTTCTTAATAATGAAGTAGAAGGTTTAATATCCTTTAATGGATTAAATTATGATTCTCAATTAATTGAATTTTTATATAGAAATCCTAACGCAACAACTTATGAATTAAGAAATTATTCAAATCAAATAGTAAATTCTGAAAATAGAAGAAATGATGTTCCTGAATATAAGTTACGAATTCCTCATTTAGACTTATACAAAATACATCATTTTGATAATAAAAATAGAAGAACCGGTTTAAAATGGATAGAATTTATGCTTGATTTGGAAAATATTGAAGATTTACCTTCAGACGGAATCGGTGATAATTGGTTAGAACAGGTTCTTCATTACAATTTAAATGATGTTATAGCTACTAAAAAATTATTTGAAAATTCAAAGCAATTAATTAAGCTTCGTCAAGAGCTTTCTGAAATATACGGTATTAATTTAATAAATGCAAGTAATTCTAAAATAGGATCTGAATTGGCACTTCATTTATACTGTAATGCTACTGGAAAATATAAAAGAGATGTGAGATCAATGAGAACAGTACGAAATGAAGTAAATGTTAAAGATATTATATTTCCTTATATTAAATTTAAATCTAATGAATTTAATAATGTTCTTAACAAATTTAAAGATACTGTAGTAATAAATACTAAAGGAGATATTGAATTTTCAACAAAATATAAAGGTTTTCAATTTGATTACGGTGCGGGAGGTATACACGGTAGTTTAAATAATACAAAAATTGAAAGTGACGATTATTTTATAATAATCGACTGCGACGTAAGTAGCTTATATCCATCCATAGCTATAGTAAATAAACTTTTTCCAGAACATCTTGGAGAGGAGTTTTATAGTGTATATGAACGAGATATAGTTGCTATAAGACTTGCTGAAAAAGCAAAAAAAGAGAACGGTAATAAAGCTATTGTTGATGGTTTTAAAGAGGCTGCTAATAGCGTTTATGGTAAAAGTAATGATCAATATAGTTGGCTTCAGGACATGAAGTACACAATGGCAACTACAATTAACGGTCAGTTAATGTTATCTATGCTAGCGGAAATGTTAATGGAAATTGAAAATCTCCAAATGATTCAAATTAATACTGACGGCCTTACTGTTAAATTACCAAGAAAATATGAAGACCAATATTATAACATATGTAAAGAATGGGAAAATATTACAAAACTTCAACTTGAATATGTAGAATATTCTAAAATGGTTTTATTTGACGTAAATAATTATTTGGCAGTTTATAAAAATTTAAATAAAAAACCAAAATGTAAAGGCAGGTGTGAATTTGAGAACATTCCTTTACATAAGAACAAATCTCATTCAATAATAGCAAAATCGTTTCATGACTATTTTGTTCATAATATACCTGTTGAAGATACAATTTTAAATCATAGAAATATTTTTGATTTCTGCGCTGGTGTAAAAGCTAAGAAATCAGAAAAACAGGGCAATTCTCATTATGAATTACATTCTATTGAAGGTACTGAAATAAAGAAAGAAAAACTTTCTAAAACTGTAAGGTATTATGTATCTAAAAAGGGCAAGTGGTTGTTTAAATGCTATGAAGACGGCTCTCAGGAACACGTAGAAGCTCCTACACAATTTGGTAGAGCATCTAAAGACTGGAAGGTAACTTATTTCAATAAGTCTTGGAAATGTGATAATTTTGAAGATTATGGTATTGATTATACATATTATATATACAATGCCAAGAAACAAATATCACAAATTCAAGATAAACAACAATTAAGCTTATTTTAATATGGATTGCTACAAAATAATTTATGATGAAGAAACTTTGATTAATTTTATTAATTGGCTTCCTGATTTAAAAGACAATGAGATATTTTATTTAAGTTTATTTTGTAGAAAAAAATATGCACCAACACATGTACCAAAGAAGTTTAACTTTAATTTTTCAATTTAGAATTATGAAGACTTTTGTTCAAGTAATTGGTAAGAAGACAGCAACAACTAAAGCACAAGAAGTTGCATTGGGTTACATCATGGATTTGCAAACAGAAATTGCTGCAATTGAAGCTGCAAAGCCGTCTCTGGTAAAACAACAAGAGATGTATGTTAGGAAAATGAAAATTGAAGCTGAACGTTGTTTTGAAGAATCTCTTGGTAATACAGAGAGGCCGAATTTGGATAAAATAATTGAAACTTATGCTACTTTGAAAGCAATTGAAGTTTCTGATAATCCATACACACAAAAAATTAAAGACGCTGAAGAACGGCTCGCAATATTGAAGGAAATACTTGCACTGTTTCCTGAAAATGTTGATAGTATCGTTGTAAGCGAATAACAGTCATTTTAAGACACTTTAATTGTTTTCTGGTATAATCTACTTGGAAATGATTAGAGTGTCTTAAAACCTCTTAAAAATGGGAAGTAGAAGAAGAAAAAAAGAAAAATGGAGTAAAAGAAAAGCAGCACTTCCAAAGATTATTGTAAAAAAAACATTTAAGTCTATTTCAGACGGTTCTCTTTTTTTGAATATAGAAATTTTAAGTAGAGGTGCTATTCTAGAAAATGGTAAAAAACAAAAAATTGGTATACTACATGCTATGACGACTGCACCTGGTAGGTATATAATATCTGCAGTTAAAAGTGACCGTGATTTTTCTGCTGAAGAAGGAGAAGAATTGAGGTTTTTATACATCGATAAAAAGCTTGTAGAACAAGGCTATCCTACTAAGGAAAAAGACGAGTTTGAAAACAATCATCACTGTTGCTAAAAAAGAATAAATATGGAGAATATGTTAATTCAAGGAGTTGCGTCTGATGACCACTTTTTTGATTTCGGGAAATATTTTTCTTTGAATCATAATTGTGTTGCCAGACATATAGCAACAAAAGATATGTACCATGTTGAGGATATGTTTGAAGAAATGAAATGTTGTTTAGAGGAATACAATCTCTATATTATAAGTGTTCAACATACAATACATAAACCAGAATGGTTTAAAGTAGATGAAAAAAATATTTTTGTTTATAAAACCGCAGAAACTATGAGTTTCTTCTATGAACCAAAAAAAGAATATAGAGATTTCCTTTTTGATATTCTTTGCAGACATAGAAGAAAACCTGCTGAAGAAGAAGCTTCGGTGAATTTATTAATGCCTTCTGCTGATGGAATGCAACTTCATAAGACTTTCTTTAAAGCAACCCCTTTAGAGCTTGATAAACACTATAATGATGATTTTGTTGAGGAATATGATAAGATTAGAAATCTTATCATTGAAAATGAATCTGGATTGGTGTTATGGCATGGTATGCCGGGTACTGGTAAAACTACAGCTTTAAAACATTTAATGTCTTTGAATCTTGGTAGAGAATTTATCTTTATTCCATCGGGATATGCTAAGACTTTAGGAGAACCTGGATTTAACAGTCTTTTAGCAAGAAATGAAGGAACTGTATTAATTATTGAAGATGCCGAAGCTTTATTGAAACAACAGGGTGACAGAAGCGCAGCAATGTCAAATCTTCTCAATATTACCGATGGTATTTTAAGAGAAGTGTTTAAATCATTGATAATCTGTACATTTAATACTGATTTGAAGAATATTGATGAAGCTTTGTTGCGTGGCGGTCGTCTTCGCAGTCGGTATGAGTTTAAGAAACTTACTGCTGAAAAGACAGGTACAGAACCTCTTACATTATCCGAATTGATATTTGGTAAAGAAGAGAAGAAAAATAAGGTTATTGGTTTTAAATCATAGAAAAAATGAAAACGGAACTGTGTAAACATTGCGGTAAAATTAGAACAGAAAATGATTACTGTAGTAAATGCGATCATAAAATTCCAGTGCTGCCGTTTATATTGTTTGCTATTGGATTTGTGATACTGTTTATGAAGGTATTAATCCTTAAATAATGAAAGTTCAACTTATTGAAACTTTAGCAGGAAAAGCAATTCTTGTTGATAACAGAGTTATAGTATTGTCTGAATTAGTAGAACTTACAAAGCCTAATCTTACAATTTCTACTACAAATTCCAACTGGTATGGAATTTATTATAAGCTGAAAGGCTCAAGTTATTATAGTTATTTATTCGACAAGCAATTTTATAACAATGCCCAAAGTCAGGTTGAAGTCGATAAATACTTAAAAGACTTACTTAAGGTTTATGATGAAATAATTCAAAATTGGAAATTATGACTTGGAAAAAACTAATACAAGAAATACGGAGTAAATATCAAGAGGCACAAACTTTAACTGATATTGAAATTGTAGAAAAAACTCTTCCTATAGATTTTTCTAAAGTTACTTTAAAAGATAAAGCAATTGCTAATTTTGAAAAAAATATTATGAAAGATGAAACAACTTGATTTGATTATTTTACATGGACCACCAGCATCAGGAAAATCTACATATGCTAAAGAATGGCAACAAGAAGACCTTAATAATAGGGTTATTGTTTGCAGAGAAGACATCTGCAATATGTTAGGAGTACATCCTGGTGGTAAAAATGAATTTGTAGATGACCTCGAAAAGACTATTGTAGAGCAATGTTTAATGTACAATAAGAATGTAATTATTGATTCTACAAGAAAGCTGTATTGGGAGGGTAATCTTGGAAGTCAAGAATTTGATCTTTGGCACTGGGAACAAAATGTAAAAATTAATTTCATCTACAAAGAATTTGGTGCAGATTTAAGTGTTGAAGAACTTATTGAACGTGATAGAGCAAGAGGTTCTAAAACAGGAGAAGATGTTATTAAAAACTGGAGAAGAAAATGAATATAGAACAGCTTATTCAAAAAGCAGAATTGGATATTAGATTTTATGCTGAAAGAGCAGAGCATCATACAAGATACAAGGGAGTTGTAAAAACTCGTTTGATGCAGCCAAACGGTTCTAGACCAGATTATACATATGCTTTTTTATTCTCAAGCAGTGATAGTAACTGTGGTTTGATTTATTTAGACCATGTTACAAGTTTTGAAAGAGTGCTTCCTTACACATACGGGTCTTCTGTAGGAAAAGCGTTATATGCTATAGTATCAAAAATAAGTCCCGATGATAAAAGGAGAATGGAGCTTTCGCATAAATTCTTTTATTATTATCTTTATAACACATTGAAAGAGTTGAGAAAAGATTCTGAATATTTTAGAAAAAATTTATTATTTTGTCATGTTTCTATAGGCCGGAGGAAGCATGATTATGAAATGACAGACTCTTATAAATTTTTTAGTCCTTTATTTGATTCATCGATGATTTCACCCATGAATAAGAATAGTGAAAACTATCAACTTCATGGTATTATTGATTTTGAAAAAGTTGGCTTTATCCTAAGTCAACCTTTTAGTAAAGAACTAGAAGATTTGATAAATGCATATACTGATGCCTAAGAAAAAGCTTAAAAATCCTGACAATTGTCAGGTACTTTTATACATTGTTGAAAATAATCTGTCTACACCGATACCAGAAATAGATCCTGAAGACTTGGATATGTTAATATTCATGAAAAAGATTGCTGTTGATTACAGTACAGGAACTTTGTATATACCTGAAAATAAAGAATTGAAAAGCTTTATTGAAGAGTATAGACAAATGTTTAATCAGAAAAATATTAACTATCCGGGAAAAATGGATAGCGCTAAGTCACATGTGGATAAATTTAAAAAATTCTTTAAGGAGAATGATACCACATATGACGAAGTATTACAGGTTACAAGAGATTATATTGTGGAAAATATAAACAAACCACAGTATATCATGAAATCTAGTAATTTTGTATCTAAGTATGAAAATAAAATGTTTAAGTCGGAGTTGCAAGGAAGGCTTGAAAACAAAAAACAAACTACAGTAAACAACTTGTTTTTAGAATGATTGTAAATGGATAAATTTAAAACGTTTTATGAATCTCTCGAAAGTCGTCAAAGACGCTTAAAAGAAGGGATTCCTACTTTAATCCCAATAAAGTTTCCAACACTGTCAAAGTATATTCCTGGTGTAATTCAGGATGACCAGGTTATTGTTACAGCAGGACAAGGTGTGGGTGGATACAAAATGTAAGGTTTATAATATAAATTAATTTTTGCCCACAATAAATCGGATGAATTGCTGGAAAATCCTGAAGAGGACAATCAGCAGCCAAGTTAAAGTTTAAATGACTTTAAAAGGTTCAACGACTAGGTATTGAAACTAATTTACTTAGAATATAATATACCCAAGAGCGTCCGACATTCTAATGGAATGATGATATAGTCTGAACTGCATGTATAACTTGAAAAGAAGATGCAGAATTCAAGGATAAAGAACCTTGAAGATAACAAATTGAAAAGCCGTTTTGTACGAAAAGTTTTTGTGAAGGATATTATCGATTATGCAAATCAATCTGGATTAGAAGTACACATTATTCTCAATTCTTTAGAAGAATCTGAAAATAAGGTTATTTCTACATTGGTTGCAAGTGACATTTATCGTAGATATGGTGTTCAGGTTAATTATTATGACCTGAATAATTATTCTACAAAACCGATGTCATCTGAACAAATGAAAATGATTGCGGAATCGGAAGGTGCAATTGAAGACTACATGAAGTATGTTGATATTGTACACATATCAAATCCTACTGGATTCTACAAGTATGTAATGGACTATTTGTATTCTACAGGTACATTTCTTTTGAAAGGACAACCTTTAAAGGAAAAGAAATATTACTCAACTGAATGGGATACTTATATTCCAGACAATCCAGCAAGAATTGTAGTTGCGATTTCAGATACAATGAATAAGTATCAACCGGAGAATGGTGACTTTTATCGTACATTAAGGACATTTTCAGAGTTTTACAGCCGAAATCTTTTAGGATTAAGATGTGGAGTCATCTCCATAATAATCCAACAGCAGAAGGGCTCTAAAGAAGCCATAGATACTAATTTCAGAGGAGCAACTATCATTGAGAAGCTTAAACCAAGTATTGATGCTTTAGCAGACATAACCGGTAGTGCTCAAGATGCAACTTTGATTTTAGGATTATTTTCTCCTCTAAAGTTTGGAGAATGTAACTATAATGGTTATCCTGATTTAACAAAGCTTAACGGTAAATTTCGAGTACTTTCTGTATTAAAAACTAGAGAAGGTGAATTGGAACAAAACAATGAAATTCCTTTATTTTGTCAATTAGCAATTGATGAATTTGAAGAATTACCATTACCAAAAGAAAGTGAACTTTTAAAAGCTTACTACAAATGATTTATGTTGATGCAAATAAGTATCCAGAAGTAAAACAAATTAAAACTGTTGAAGAATTTGTATACTGGTATTATGACAATCATAATCCAGCGACTTATCACAATGAAACTTGCAGATTTAATCAGCTACAATGTATGGCAGGATGCAATCGAAGTTTTGGAGATATGTTGGAGCTATGTGCTACATATTTTCCAGGAACAACTGAAGAAGATTTAGCATATATTTGGAAAGATTTGTGTATTAAAGGTAGGTTAAATACATTTTGCTGTCCTGATATTAACAGAATTGTGTCATATTTTGAATTCTTAGAAGAAGACGAATATACTCCAGAAGAAATTAAGAATTTTGATTGGCAAAGTGCTAATTGGAATTCTAGTATATTTGATTGTTATGGCTATGACAATTATTATGAGGATGATTACAGTATTGAAGCAATTAAAGAATTTGCAGAAATAAAACAAAAAAAGAAACAAAAAGAATTAGAAAAACAAAATTAAGTTTATGATTAAGTTACCAGTAGCGCCAAGCGCACCCAAAACCAAAAACGCAAAAAGAATGTTGATTGCATCTCAACCTAAAGTTGGGAAAACGAGTGCTGTAATGGCATTACCAAATTGTTTAGTAATAGACCTAGAATCTGGAGCAGACCAATATCCAGGAATGTCAATTGATGTTAATGAAATTGCAAAGAAGATTTCTGCTGAAAATGATATTCCTTATTTGGAAGCTAAACTAGAAGCATATTTTAGTGTAGTAAATGAAATTAAAAATATGGATCATAAATATGACTATATTGCAATTGATAATACTACACGATTGGAAGATATGGCTTCTTATTATGCAACAATGTTGTATAAGAAAAGTACTATCGGAAAGAATTTTAAAGGAGAAGACGTTGTAAGTGAATTACCTAGTGGTGGTGGTTATCTCTGGTTAAGAGAAGCTTTTGATAGGCTTGTTGATGCTGTTGATGGCTTGCCTAGAATTTGTAATATTTACATCGGTCACTTGAAGAAATCTTCTATTACTAAAAACGACCAAAGTATTACTGCTTTGGATTTGGAACTGTCCGGAAAAGGTAAAACTATTCTGACATCGTTAATGGATGCTAATGGTTTCCTTAGAAGGGAGAAGTCAACCAACAAGAATATTTTAAGCTTTAAAACAAGTGAAACGGACTTGCTTACTGGAGCAAGAACTATGCACTTAAGAGGTAATGAATTTCTACTTTCAGAATTAACAGATGATGGAAAATTCATTACTTATTGGGATAAAATTTTCTTAAAACAATAACAAAATGCAGAGATTAAAATTAAATAAAAAAGATGAAGCTGATGCTAATATAGGTTCTCTAGAAGATTTTTTATCATGGTATTTTAAAAACAGTCAGCCGGAAACATATAACTATAATGGAGATTTGCAAACTTCTAGAGGAAAATATAGATCGTTTTCTGATATACTCAGCTTATGTTGTAATTATTTTCCAGACTGTACAGAAAAAGATTTGGCTAAGGTTTTAATTTCTTTTTGGGAAAAAAGAAACATTCATGCATTATTTTGTAGTAACATTGGAAAAGTAGTATTTTGTGAAAGGCATAATAATGACCCTAATATAGATTTGCCCAGTTTAATTTCTCCAAAATATTTTAATCCAAATAATCCAGATGCTTATGCTCAATCCCATAATCAACCAACTAAAGTAGGAGTAGATGGACACTCCTTCATTGAAATTTACAACTTAACAATTTAATAATTATGTTCGACAACAATCAAGAACAACTCCAAAAAGGCTCTGGCCAACAACAACTTTTCACCGGTCTGTATCCATTAAGGATTGTAGGAATTAACCCTACTGTAGAACAGCTTACCAATATTATTGGTGAAGGTGCTTCTAAATTTAAGGTTGACTACAGTGTAGGACAGTATGGAAAACCTGTTACGTTTTGGTTTTCATCACCTGACAATAAAGTGAAACCTTTTAGCAAGACAATATTTCTTAAAGAAGAAACTATTGTCGTTCAAGATTCTGGAAAAACAATGCTGTTGAATGACAGTACAGGACAATACGGAACTGTTCAGTCAGCCTGGGCAGTATCTCCAGAGGATGTTCCACTATGGTTCTCTAAAGACGGTATTCGTCCTGCAAATAAGGGAGAATATGAATATTATGACCTACTGGTTAAATTTCTTCGTTTCCGTGACAAGGAAGGTGGAAAGACTTATGTAGAATTTCTTTCTGAAGAGAAAGTAGATTTTGCATCAGTTATTAATGGTGATGACAGTGCGTTGCATAATCTAGCCGATTATTTTATGGATAATGCAAGTACTTGTGTAATTTTGCTGACAGTTCGTAGTGGTGAAAAGAATTACCAAGATTGTGAACTTGGTAATTGTGTTTTTGGTCAGAATTCTGTTACCGATAAAGTAATTGAAAGGGCACAAAAACTCAATTCAAATGCTGATTATCCTATCAGCAAAAACGAATTCAGCTTTGAATTTGCAGAGTATACCGGAGCATCTGCTCCACCCACACCTAAAAAGGTAGACGCTCCTGCAAAGAAGCAAAGTTGGATTTAAAAAATCCATAAATGTGTTTAAAAATAAAACACAACTTCTAACAAAAGTAACGCCGGACATGATTGCTAGTAATAGTGATTATGTCTGGCTTATTTTTTTTGGTGAATTGCCGTCTTATGGTAAAAGATTTTATTCTCCTTTCAGGTCTGATAGAAAGGCTGGTTGTAGATGGTCGTACAATAATAATCAATGGTGGTTGGTAGATAATGCTGGTCACAATGGTAAACTTGCTTGGAGCATCTATGATTTTGTATCATGGTTGTATCCAACATATACGGCTAAAGAAGTGTATCATTTAATTGCCAGTCGATTGGTTGAAACTGTTCCAAATATTCAAACCATTAGAAGACCTAATGTAGCATCTGTTAAAGATAACAATATCATTATTAAGTTTGAATATACAGATTGGACAGAAGATGATTATTTTTCTAGAATGTTTGACATTGACCTAAATTATTTGAATCAACAACCATATTATAAAGTTGTTAATTATTGGGCAAATTCTAGAAAAGACAACACTTTAAGAAAAAATCCTTTTCATTCACCAAAAAGTGTAGAAACGATTGCTTATTATTTTGAAGACACAGACCATACTAAGCTGTATTTCCCTGCAAAAAATGATTTTAAATGGTATAGCAATTGTAATGCTGATGATATATTTGGAGAACACAGATTGAAGGAATATGACAACTCTCATATTGTAATTACTAAGTCTGCAAAAGACGAAATGATACTAAACTATCATTGTAATCTTCAAACATTAGCAGTACAATCAGAGGCAATTACTTCCAATAAAAAATTAAATGATTTATGCAATCAATTTTCTCAAAAAATTATTTACTTCGACAACGATGACCCAGGAAGAAGAAATTCAAAGACTTTGGGAGAAAGCGTCGGAGCGTTATGCATCTTTAATGGAGACACAGAAGGAAAAGACGCTGCCGAGTTTTATGCACTCCAAAACAACAAGGAGAAATTCAAAGAAGGAATTAACAACAAATTCAAATGATATGAAAGAAAAAAGTATTAAATCGACAATGTTTCCCCCAGATTTGCATAGGGGGCAACTGTTGAAAAACGTAGGTAAAACGGGTGAACGCTACTTTGGTAGCATGGATTATGTTATTGTAAATGATGTTGGACGAGATAGAATGCTTGTTACAGGTTTTAATAAAGCTGCTCAACCTATGAGTATGGTGACCGTTAGTATTTCTGAGTATGAATCATTAACATCCTTAACTGGAGTATTAACGCCTTATGAGACAGAAAATAGTGTTAAATTTGATATTCGGCCTATTAAAGAAAGATTATTGGAACTTCCAGCAATTGAGAGAATTCTTCCATCAAATCTTAGGATTGATGAAGAACTATTTAATCTTGTAAAAGATGGGACGATTCCAAGTCAAGATGAACTAAGGATTTTGGTACTTAGGTATCATAAAGCCTTGTGTACTGCAGAAGAAATTGTTACTTTGTATGATAGTGTTATATTTGGTGATGAAAAAGAAAAAATGACTGCAAATACACCAAACATTCCTGACGGACAAATTGGTGTACATGAAGACAAATTCTCTTGGTCATTAGGAGGAACGACTACTTTCGCTGAAGATCCTCTTCCTTATTTTATAGATCCTACTATAACATTAAAAAGACCAACAGGAGCTACAATAAAATCTTCAGCAGATACACCTCCAACTGGATTTTGGACTTATGAAGGTACTGATAAATTTCAAAAAGTTGAAGAAAACACTGAAGAAGAACATGATGAGGATTCTGAATTTATGGAAGGAGATAGTCCATTTTAATAACAATTATGCTAAGTAAATTAAATATACATGAAAGTTGGAATGATATTTTCGTTCCTCTTTTAAGTAGTGATACAGGACAAGAATTGTTGCTACAGTTAGGTGATAAGTATCATCCTACAAAAGAAAGTATTTTCAGAGCATTCAGTATTCCTAAAGAGGACGTATGTCTTATTATAATAGGTCAAGATGTTTATCCTGATAAAAGACTTGCAACTGGATTAGCTTTTGGAGTACCTCCAGGAAAAGACTCTGTTTCTTTGAAAAATATAAGAACAGAAATTTATCGAGATTTCCACGATGATCCTACAAGTGATATTTTCCTTATGAAAGAGGACGAATTTAACTTCTTATTCGATAACAGTTTAGAATATTGGCAAGAACAAGGTGTTCTTTTATTAAATTCTGCATTAACTTGTGGAGGAACTCCTGGTGATCATTGGGATATATGGCAACCGTTCATGTCATTATTAGTTACACAGCTTCCAGATGTACCTACAGTATTATTTGGAACTAAAGCAGCAACGTTGAAAGCTTTTATTAAAAATCCTATAATTGCTCCGCATCCAGCTTCAGATTCCTATGGAGGAGTCCGTAAGTTTTATGGATGTGGTGTATTTAGAGAAATACAAGAAAAAATACCAGACTTCAAATGGATAGAATACTTAAGTATTTCCTCACTTATGGAGGATACGACGGGGGATTTGCCTTTTTAGGTAAATCTGTTAAGAATATTAACGATGCGGATTTGATTATTTTTACTGGTGGAGAAGATATTTCACCAGAATTATATAATCAAAAAGCAAATACACATACAAGAGGTGTTAATATCAAACGTGATAGGCATGAAGTTGCTATATTCAACCTCTATAAAGATATTCCTAAACTTGGTGTCTGTAGAGGACACCAACTAATTTCTGTGTTAGAGGGTGCTTCTTTGATTCAGCACGTTGATGGTCATCATACTAACCATAATATGAAAACGTTTGATGATCATACTATTGGAGTTACATCATGTCATCATCAAATGGTTATCTTCGACAAAGACATGGAAGAAGGTAAAGACTACTATCACTTAGGATGGTCTTCACCAGCAAAAGCTACTATGTATGTTGGAGAAAAAGGTATAGATATATATAGGGACGGTGTTAAACTTGCTAACAGATACTTTGAAGAATCCGAAATGGCTTTTTTTCCAAAATCAAATAGCTTGACTGTACAATTTCACCCTAAACATTTGGGGCTTGCATAAGTGATTGTGCATGAAACATCGCTTAAATTCGGTGAACTCCTTCAATATTTTGGAGAATACCGAGCCAAGCTATTCTTAGGTTAATAGAGAATAGAAGGTGTAACGACTACAGAGGTGAGCCTAACAATAATCCTCTGCACGAAAAAGCGATTACTTACTTTTATCAAAAACATCTTTATACTGCCACTTATATCCACCACAGGTAACATCTCTACCATTACAAACGTGTCTTATATTTTGTCTCCAAACATTATTTTTAATAGCAGCGTTTTGTAATGAGTAATATTCTTCAACAATATTTTCTTCAAAATCTAATTTATATACTGGTCGGCCAAGTTTTCTTTTTAAAGATTCTGGTCTATTTTTTCCTAATAAGCCTTGTCTTATTTTTTCACAAGTTTCTTTTCTTACTTTTCTTTTAAAGGTAATAGGATGCTTCATGTTGGTGGAAATATTAAAACCTTTTTTTACTGAATTATATTTATTTATGTAATAAAGTTCTCGTTCCCATAAAAATTCATATGAGTTTTCATTAGGAATAAGTTCTAAAATATCAAATATAAAATTATTGACTCCGTATTTATTATACGCTCGTTGCAATTTTATATTATAATGCGCATTTTTTTCAAGTTTTAATAAATGGTTTTTCCATCTTTTATGAAAATTAGATTTGTTTCCTTTTGTGGAACCTATATAAGCTTTGTTATTTTTAACACAAAGTATTATATAAATACCTGTAGATTTAATGTTTACCACAGATTCTGCAGTAGTAATGATGTTTGTATAAATTTTTACCATACTTGTTTTTTTACAAAGATAACTCTGTTTAAAAGTACAAAATAGTTTTATGTAAAAAAATTAACAATTTTTGGTAATAACTAAGTTATAATGATAAAACAATTCTATATGAATGTAAATTCAATCATATGGAATGTAAGTAAATGATATAGTCTGAACTTACAGGATGATAAACTGTAAGAAGTATAGGATAAAGAGCCTATACGATAACATAATGGAATGGATGGACAATATGCTTGGACAAAAATATGTTAAAGAATTAGTTTTCAAGTTAGTTTCTAATAAACTTGAAGAACACATAATTCAATCAAAATTGAACATTGAATATGCACAAGAGCTCGATGCCCGTTTTTAATATTGTTAACTACAGTATAGGTAAATACTGTGAGGCTACAGATTACTTAGATCCACATCTAACATTATTGGAAGAAAATGGAAAAGATTTACATTGTTTATTTAAAGCATGTAGATGTAAGGACTTCTTCAACGAAGTTTTTAATAAAATATATACAGGTAACGACAGTACAATTTATGACTTTTCCACGAACAATATTGATGTATCTAAGGTTAAAGATTCTGAATACTTTTATCTCCTTATGGTATCAAGAGAAGCCAATGATGCAAAAATATTTGATGCTGAAAACATTCAAAATTTCTTAGATTTATTTAATCCGAAATCTCAAGTAGTAAAAACAAACATGGAAAAAGGTATTGTCATTCGGTTTCATAGAAACTGGACAGACAGACCTTATCTGTTGTCAATGTTTTTAAATTTATGTAGAATAGGTTCCTTGTATAACAACGAAGGTTGGGAATCGTTTAAACAATTGTTGAGCAGCAAAGGCTTGTTTTGGAAACAAGGTTATGCAAGTTCACCTTGTTTAAATCAAGTAGCAAACAGTTTAAGAGTAATTGAAGATTATCTGAATGGAATTGTTCATGAACAAGCTTATTCAGATTATTCAAATACAAATGATTTACACAACCGTAGTGGAGCAGTAAGCTTCACTGCTAAATTAAAGTAATAATGAAACAAATAGGTCTTCTTTTGAAGGTAGATACCGGAAACGTCACAATTAATGACAGGTATATGCATTGGGTATCACAATTTGGAAACGTGCAATTCATCAACCCTCTTGATGAAAATGTATATGATTTAGATTTACTAATACTTCCTGGTGGAAGTGATGTGGATCCAGCAAGGTATGGTGAAAAACCAAAACCATATTGTCAGAAACCCAATATCTTTGACGAATGGTTCGATAAGTTTATGTTGCCGAAATATATTGCAAAACAAATTCCTATTTTTGGAATTTGTAGAGGTTTTCAAACTTTGGCTGTACACTTTGGTGTTAAACTAACACAACATTTATATGCTCCGTATAGTGACCCAAGAGGAAAACTTGTAGAGAATTTGGAATTTAATCTTGAGGTACAACCGTCTGATAGGGCATATAACATTGCTAAAATGGTTAAAAAAGGAAGTCCTGTTAAAGTAAACAGCTTACACCATCAAGGATTTTATCAATGGGATTGTGAAAAAAATCCTATGATACAAATTTTAGCAACTGCAAAAGAAGCATTGAATGTTGAAGTATTTAAAGTAAAGGATATGCCAATTTGTGCTGTACAATACCATCCAGAAGAGATTGCATGTAACTATGCAGAAGCTCTTGTAAAAAGTTTATTAACAAAGTAATAACTTAAATGACAAATAAAATTCAAAATATAACGTTGGGTTCAGACCCAGAGTATTTTGTAAAACACATTCCTACTAACACCATCGTTAGTGGGATTGGTTTTGTAGGTGGTACAAAAAATGAACCGCTTATTTTAGATAATGAAACTGGTATCACTCGTACAGAGGATTGTACCTTAGCAGAATTTCAGTTTCCACCAGTTACTTCTAAAGAGGATTGGTTGTATATGTTTAAGAAACTTGTTCAAAAAGGTAATGAACACCTTGGACAATATGATATGTGTCTAGTAACAGGTTCCTCACATATTTATGACGATGCTGAACTTCTTCATCCAATGGCAAGAACATTTGGATGCTCTCCAAGTACTAATGCTTGGACAAAAGAAACACAGTATTCTTGTGGGCCAGAAGAAGCTGGTAATTTGCGTTCAGCAGGTGCACATATTCATATTGGAACTACTTCTGACATTTCTGAAGATGATGCATATAATCTTATTCGTGTTTTGGATGTATTTCTGGGAGTACCTTCTGTTTTGATTGATACAGATACTCAAAGGAGGAAACTTTACGGAAAAGCCGGAGAATGCCGTTTTAGGGTTATCAAAGGTGTTATCGTAATGGAATATCGCACTTTAGGTGGCAATATGCTGGAATCGGAAGAGTTGATTGGTTGGATTTATGACCAAACTATGAAAGCAATTGAGTATTACAACACCGAGGGTGTAGAAAAAGTGAATGCTTTCCGTGAAGAGATTATTGATTGTATTGATAATGTTAAAGAAAATCTTGCAAAAGATTTGATGTCAATCTTTAATCTAACAATTCCTTATTTGGAGTATGTTAAAATCCATAACCATGCATAAAATAGCAGTATACGGAAGTTTAAGACAAGGTGAATATAATTTTGAGCGAATGTCTTATATAGGGGATATTCAATACGAAACAACAACAACCATTCAAGGATGGGACTTGTATAGTCTTGGTATGTATCCTGCAATAAAAAAGGGTACTGGTACAATTGTTGTAGATATTTTAAACGTTGGTGATGAAGTATTGGATTTTATTCGTGGAATGGAATTTGGTGCAGGGTATCATGAAGAAACAGTCAATGTTGATGGACAAGATTGTTTCATTTATGTATACAATTATGAACTATCTAGAAACCAGGTACTGTCTGGTGACTGGAAAAAACAAAACGATTAATATGTGTAATATAAGTGGAGCATTAAAACTACCGAATAAGAAATACCACAATAGTGATAAATTGAAACTTCTAGCACTATATGGTGCTGAAAGAGGTAAGGATTCTTTTGGTATTTGGTATGATGATAAAGTACTTTATCATGTAAGGAGTACTTATGCAGTAACAGATGGCAACAGTTGTAGTGTATTTTTGAAATATCCGTTTCCAGAAAATATTCAGTCTAATATTGTACTTATGCACAATAGGCAGGCTACTGTAGGTGTTGTTAACGAAAATGCAGCACACCCATATATCATTGATAATGAAATGGTGGGAATGAAGAATGGTACTATTCACAATTATGAATATCTTGCCGATAAATATAAAATTAGTGAAAAAGAGTATGAGACTGATAGTGAACTCATACTGAAAATTATTCACAGGCATGGTTTGGAAGTCTTAAAAGAATATGTAGGTGGATGTGCAATTGCTTGGTTCAACTTGTCAGAACCCGACACTCTGTATCTCTGGAAAGGTGCTTCAATGGAATACAATAGGTATGAAGAAGAACGTCCTCTATTCTACACATTCGATACAAACGGTACATTGTATTTCAACTCTTTGGAACCACCTCTAAAGTATGTTAATAATACAAGGACACCTATCCATAGTTTAAAAGAAAACACGGTATTTGCCTTTAAAAACGGTAAAATATCGGTTGTTGCTGAATTTGATCGTTCAAAAATGTCTCAGTCAAAACCATACAACAATACTGTATGGAACGGTTATTATGAAAAAGCAACCAATTCTTCAAAAGTAAAACATCTGCCGTCACCTAAACTTATTGAACCTTGTCCTCAAATAAGGGCTGCTGGAAACATTTACTATTACAAAGGTAAATACTGGAAAAACGGTCATATTGTTGAAGGTGTGCTTAATATCGATACTGATAGTGGAGAAATTTTATACGATAATAGTGGGACAAACTTGTTTTTTTACAAAGGTTGGTGGGTAAAGGATGCATTTACTTATAATAGGTTGAATTTTCCAGGAAATGAAGATGCTCCTGATATTTTTGACATGCACCATGATGCTGTCACTGAATGTATTGACGGTTTCTTTTACAGAAATGGAAGTAAGTTGAATTATACATTCAAACCTAAGTTTGGTTATAACAATTACACCTTTTTAAACGGTTCCTTAACAGCAATTGCTGCAAATTTTGGGCCAGAGAAAACTGATAACACTAGAGATGCTCTTCTTGATGCTGTTAATTACTATGTGTTTGGTAACTATACACAATGTTATTATAGCAGCAGAGAAGTTGCAGAAGCAGGTATTAAAGAGATTGATCCGACTATTAAGTTGAAGTGGACTACTGTTAATCAGATTCTGGAAGCATTGAAAAATTCAAAAAAAGCTAAAAACGAAGAAGAAATTGAAGAACAGCTTCTTCTTCAAAATTGGACAAGTTAAAAATGAGTACAAAAAAAAGTAAAAATAAGTTTGCTGCTCCTACATTAGCTGCTGTAAGTGAACCCAGTGTTGTAACATACACTGGGGATACTTATCCCAAAAGTGCCTGTAGGCGTATTGATAATGACTATTATCTTATCGGTGATAAAAATATCAAAGATTCTGGTCAAGTATTTCTTATCAATGATGTCTGGTATCGTCTGTCAACTAATAAGATTACATGGGACTATCGTAAAGAAGAATATGTAATTATTAGTAGTAGCACTTTGATTTACGGCTTGGTGGATGTCACAAAAGACAAAGAACCGGTTATGGGATATTTTACACCAGATGACCTGAAAGATATTATGGTCTATGATTACGGTGCGTCTGAATTTATGGCTATGGATGAAAATATGGCATTAAAACTCCCAAATGCGGTACGATGTGTTTCAGATGGTGCTATAGTATTTTCCAAACTTAAAAACGTAAATTCTCTTAGTAGATTTGAAAAACATGCTAAAAGAAATTATCCCTCGTTTGATTTGAATAATTATGGATTTGCAAATAATCCTGGCGTTTCTCTTGTAAAAGAAAGGAATGCTAAATATATTAAAAGTAAAGAATTTACAGTAAATCCTACTATTGCAGAAATTGCAAAATTTCTTAAAGGCTATACATTTGGAGCAGAATTTGAAACTGCATGTGGTACATTACCAACAAAAGAACTTCTTAAAACAGGATTAATTCCTGTTAAAGATGGTAGTATTTCTGGACATGAGTATGTTACTCTGGTTCATCAAGGTGAACTAGGATTACAGCTTTTGATGGATGCAGCAAATGCATTAAGTACATGGACAACTCCAGATCAGTATTGTTCCTTACATATCCATATCGGAAATGTTCCTAGAACAAAAGAGTTTATCATCGCTATGTATATGTTGTCATACATGTTACAGCATGAATTACATGAAATCGTAGCTCCATACAAAAAAGATGTCGGTTATCTTGCATCTAAGAATCATGGCGCTAAAGACCACTGTAAATACTTGCAATCACTGAATCTATTTGGAAATCGCATTTATGATGTTCCTAAAGAACAAAAACAAAGAGAAATCGATGTTGTCTTCAAAAATGTATTCGCATGGTTGAATGATGGACAGGGAGAAAATGTTAGAAATAATTTCGGAACAGGAGTACATGTTAGACAAGACCGTCCTAAATGGGAATGGCAGTCTAGGTATTACTGGATGAATTTTTGCAATTTAGTATTTTCACCACATCATACAGTTGAGAACAGGTTGCATAGTGGAACAGTGAATCCAACTAAGACGTTGAATTGGTTATTGATTACTGTGGCAATGATAGATTTTGCCATTAATAATCAAGAAGAGATTATTCGTGGCAAAACGAAGTATGCACTTGAGGATATTGTAAACAGATACTATAGAGTATCTGATAGTGGCAACATTATTGCCGATTATTTATTGGCATATATTCGTGACAGGAAAAACAATTTCTTTAATTTGTCTATGATGGGAGATATGTATGGCAATGAATTTGTAAATAAAAATACTTCCTTTGAACCTTGGGAAGTTTTGATTAAAAGACTCAAGTAAAAGAGAATGAACGGAAAAAGAAACAGAACTAAGGGGCATGATCTCGAAAGAGATTGTGCTTCCCTTTTTAGAAATTTGGGATTTAGTTTTGCTAAAACTACTAGAGCAGAGTCTAAAACTTTAGATGATGCCGGAGTTGATATAGCGAACATACCCTTTCTGGTACAGTGTAAAGCAGGATACGATGACAGATACCCAAGATTTCCTGAAATTTATAAAGGAATCAGGGAAAACATTAAAAAAGCATATCCTAAAGACAGTCCTTTACAGGAACTTCCTGTAATTCTGATACATAAGCCAAATAGAAATGCCCCATATTGGAGCATTGACCAAGCTTTTGCTTTGGAATTATTTAAGAAAGCAACTGTTAATGCAGATATTATTGCAACTGCAATTGATGTTTTGACAAAAGCAAAACAAGAAATTCTTGCTTTAGAAGAAGCTTTACAACAATCTAATGAGAAAGTAGAAGAATACACAATTTATGATGATGTAGAGGATGATGATAATATAATTCATAGTACACCAATTTTTAATGAAACTTATGATCAGATTGTGGCATTACTAGACACACTAAAAATAATATAACTGTATGCCAAGAGCCGCAAGTAGTGGTGCAAAAATACACTCTTTCACGCCAAACAGAACCTCAAAATACCTACTGGTCGCATTAAAAGATTGGGGAACAGCGTTTAACCAAGAATTTGAAACAGTTATAGAAAACATTTTAAAATTTGGAATACATGATGCTAAATACTATGAGGAAATAACAAATAATATGTTTATTCTTTTCAAGGTAAATTCAAACTTGCAAAAATTTCTAGACTTTGTCAAAGAACATCCTGCTTATGTTCACGATTACAAATGCGGAAATAATCATATGTTAGTAGTATCTTTTCCTAATAAACATAGTCATTTAGTACCATTGTTTTTAGAAGGAAAATACTCAGAACTTTATTCTACAGAAGATGTTGATAGATTGTTTCCTAAAAAAGTATTGATTGGAAATAAAGAAGAAATATATTCTTATTATAGAATATTAACTAAAGATAGTACATATATTCCGATATTTCAGTCAATAATAAAAAAAGAATTTAATGTTGGTGATAAATTTGTTCCAAAAGCTAATGAAATTGTTGAACTCGATTTTCCTCCAAAATTGGAAGAAGAAATTTTTAATTATGGGTTTAATGATTCATAGTATTGCTCTTGAGAATAAAATAAATATTATACCTCAAGATTCGGAGTGGAAACTGCTTACAAAGGCAGTTTCCCTCGAATCTAAGGGAGAACCATTCATAGGACAACTATTCGTAGCACAAACAATTATAAACCGTAAAAACGGCTGTAATTGCCCTGTAAGAGAAGTACTTACTAAAAAGTTTCATAGTAATCCTAATTATATCAAATGGATTGAAGCAGAACCATTGGATACTGCTTTAATGAGAAAATTAAGAATACTAGAAAATGTAAAGATACATAGCTTCTGGTATTTTTATAATCTAAAAACTGCTACAGATACAAAATTCCTAAGAGCTATGAAAAAGAAAAAACATAAACTTCAAATCTATAACCATATATTTGTTGAAAAATGACAACAATAACATACTTTGGAGTTACTACCGAAACAGGTGGTGGAAAAAGACCTATCAGAAAAAGACATAACCAAAATTATAAATTATATTCTTCTTATTATACAGAAGAAAAATTTCTTAGTTTAGGTAGAACATATGCGCTCGAATATCTTAAATTTAGAACAGATGGTAAAGTGATAGGAAATGCACTTACAAGAATTAAAATTAATGATAAATATTTAACATGAAACCATTAACCGACAAACAAAAAATAACCTTGGAAAGAGGCAGAGTATTATACAGATTAAAAGGAATAAAAGATTTAGTTTCTTATACAGAAAGTAATAAATTTACAGAAGATGAAAAAGATGCTTTATTTTCTATAATGACAGAAATACATTCTTTAGAAACAAGATGGTCATTTAATAATAGTAAAATACTTGAACAACATGATAAGACAAAACAAAATACAATGTAATAATTGTGGTGATATTATTGAATCTGTACACGTTCATGATTTTAAATGGTGTAGTTGTGGTAATTGTGCAGTTGATGGTGGAAGAGAATATCTTAAACGTAACGGCATTAATTACAAAGATTTATCAACTGTAGATATAGAACTTGAAAAGTTAACACAGTTATATAAACTTTTAAATATGTCCTTAGAAGCATTTAATAACATTCAGAATCAAAAAGTTTTAATAAGCGAGGGTTATGCTGTAACAGATACTTATCAGATTGCAGCAGCAATTAATAAATTTCTAAAAGATGAAACAAATACCTAGTGCAGAAGAATTTTTAGAAAAAGAAAATTTACCAGATTCTTTAAGTGGAGGAACTCTAAAATATGCAATGATTGAATTTGCTAAAATGCATGTAGAAGCAGCATTAGAAGCTGCTGCCGAAAATGTTGGTATGAAAAAAGAATGTGGTTGTAAAACAGAATCAGAATGCTATGCTGTAATTTGCTGTGATACAGTAATTGATAAGGAATCAATACTAGACGCTTATCCTGAAAATTTAATACAATGACAGAACACTTTTGCAATTATGAGAATAGCTTGATGTTAAAAGAATTGGGATTTGATGAAGAAAGTATAGCTATTCATATAGGAGGAAGCGTTTTTATGGGAGTATACGGTAGAAAAAATTCTATACAGGATGATAATTATCCTATAGCTCCACTTCTTTCTCAGGTAATACAGTGGATTTATCTGGAAGAAAATTATATCATCATAATCAATTGGGATTCAGACTTATTAGGTTGGAGATACCAAATTTTAGATAATGTTTTAGGGCGTATTAAAAGCAGTAATCAAGCTTATGAAACCTGGAATCAATGTGCGCAAGATGCTATTACTACAACTTTAAAAATAATTAAAGAAGATGTTTAAAAAATCAGAACAATTAGATTCTGGAGAAGTTGATTTAGAAACCGCAGAAACAGTATGAAGAAAAAAGAATTAAAAACACTAGAAGAAATTGAAGAATACTTTGCTAAACAGCCTAAGATATATATTAAAAAAGAATATTCTAATTATAAAGACTTAGCTAAAGATATGGCTTGTGGTAAAGTTCCTACTTTTTATAAGAGGGGGAGACAACAAGCATATCCTTCTTCATATAGAAGTCTTACGGATATAATCAGAACATGTAAAACATATTTTAACGTGTCTGCTAAAGAAGTGTTATTGTATTTAGATACCTTAAATAACACTAGAAATAGATGCCATGTCATACGAAAGTATGTTTTTCATCATAATGAATATCCTTGGGGATTTCAAAAAACTCCAGGTCAGCTTCAAGTAAAAACCGAAATAGGTGATATGCGCTATGGAGATTTAATTAAACTTTGCCAAGAATGAAAGTAATTTTTACGTATGGAATTTCTGGTTCAGGTAAAAGTACTTGGACTAGAAATTTCATACAATCAAATCCCAATTATATCCGAATAAATCGAGATGCAATTAGGGAAACTTTAATACCAGACCATATAAACAACTGGTATAATAGACCAGACCGAGAACAACTTGAAAAGTTAGTATCTTCAATTGAGTACGATTTGACTGATATAGCTTACATACATGATAAAGATATTGTTATTGACTCTACAAATCTTGATAAAAAGCGTTTAGAGGCATTTTTAGTCTATTTAAAGAAACATCATGATGAAGTAGATATATCTATCAAGATTTTTGAATGTCGTCTTAGAATAGCTCAAAATAGGGTATATCGAAGAGATTATGCTGGAGAAACCTTTGATGATGATGAATACTTTGATTTAGCAAACAAACCTCAAGTAGCATATATTGAAAAACAGTACAATAAATTTCAAGGTAATTTACCTTGGATAAAATCTTTACCTTATAATATAATATAAAAGAAAATGACAATAGAAGAATTAGAAAAATTAGGATTTGGTCATTTACAATCTAAACTTTACCCAAGAAGATTTTTTATGCCCATACTTGGAGAAAAAGATATTCCTGAATACTATAAACTTGAAAACATTTTTGAAATGTATTATGATAAAGGTGTTACTGATGGAATTGAGAAAGGGAAACGAGAAAAAATAAATCAGTTTAGAAAGTTTTTAGAACTTAATGAATTATGACAACACTAGAAATATTAACTAAACTACTCGAACAAGATAAACATAAACTAATAGATACTCCTTTAAATAATGAATTAGATTTTATTCAAGAAGCAATGAAATTATATGCTCAACAATTTATTGATGTTGCTAATAAAATAATTGGGCCGGCCTCAGATATATTGGGTGAAGAATATGATGAAGAATATGAAAATTGGCATAAAATTCAAAAAATAAATGAAGATTAAAACAACAGAAGAAATATTAAATGATCTTTCACTAGGAGAGTATAATGATAAATTTGAACATGTTCTTCTTCATATGATGTATGACGAAGATAAATATTCGGATTCAGATTCTTTTTATAAATTTATCAGAGATTCGATGATTACTTATGCAAAAGAAATCCTGAAAAAATTGTTTGAGGACGGTCTGGGAAACATTGATACAAATCAAAGCATTGATGATATTATCAAAAACTACAAAAGTTTAAAGTTAATATGATAAAATTTGAAAAACTAGAATTTTCTCCAGAAGATATATGGTTTACATCAGACTTACATTATAATCATAAAAACATATCAAAAGATTCTGTATGGGACAGAACTGCTGCTGATGAAGACATTCGTCCTTGGGGTGTTGAAGAAATGAATCAAATTATTATCGATGAAATTAATTCTAAAGTACCTTATAATGGATTATTAATTCATCTTGGTGATTGGTCATTTGGTGGTTATCAAAAAGCTGTAGAGCTTAGAAGCAACGTATTCTGTGAAAACATTATAGGTTGTTATGGTAATCATGATCATAACATACTGAATAAGAATGACTTAAGAAGTATGTTTTCTTATATAGACCATATTCTTTATTTGAATGTTGATAATCAAAATATAATGTGCAGTCATTATCCAATGATTTCTTGGCATCAACAAAATAAAGGAACGTGGATGTTACACGGTCATTGTCATGGAAATCTTCTAGATAATCCTAATTTGAAATCTTTAGATGTAGGTTTTGATACTAAATTGTACAACCACAAACAATATACTCTGTATTCATTTGCTGAATTAAAAGCAATTATGGAACAGAAGGTATTTAAACCAGTAGACCATCATGGATGATTTATTAATTGCTATAAGTGATATTGCACAAACTCGTAATCCATATGAATATGGACTTCCGACACATGATGAAGAATTATTAGCATTAATGTGTGAACAAATAAAACAATTTGTTAGTAAAAAATGTGCTGAACAAAGACAATTGTGTGTCGATAATGCTAAAATAAATGTTGAAGCTAAATTTAAAGGAGAAGTAAGAAATACACAAGCGAATTCTTATTTTTATGATTTTAAAGAACAAGGTGGGAAACGTGAAATTACTGTATACATAGAATCAATCATTAATGCACCAGAACCAATACTATGAAAAGTGATAAATACGAGAAGGAAACTCTAGTAATTTACAGAAAAGATGGAAGTATTCTTAAAGAAATTGATGTAACCAATTGGTCTTATATTCGTAAACTGGAAAAAAGAAATTCTTGTATGACAAAATTATTATCAGCAGATCATTGGGACATCATCCAAATAAGAAAAAAAGATGACGAAGACTGAAGCAATCTATCAGGCATTTTGTGAGATTGTGCCGTTTACAAAAAAAGAAGTAACGGTGAGAGTTGAGGATGATACTGATGAATATGGTAATTTTGTTAGAGTGTATTTTGAAAAATCTGTTTCATCAAAAGTAAGATATGACAATAACATACGATGAAAGAATAATCGGAAATAAACTTATTGCTAACTTCATGGGTGGTAAGTATAAGATTTCTCAGGAGTATTTACCTATGGATTCTATGTGGCTTCCTACTCATGGTATATGTAAACATGATACTATAGAATTGGGAAAAGGTAAGATTTTTCAATATCATGCATCTTGGGATTGGTTAATACCAGTTGCAGCTAAAATTGCTATTATTTCTGAAGAACCTGAAGAATTAGATTCTTTAAAATCTGCAATATTATTTAATGATATTAACACTGCTTGGAAAGATTGTGTAAATTGGCTTAAAGAGCATACAATAAAACTATGAACAACAGGAGAGTAATCAACACTGTACAGTAGGTTTACTACTGAGGTGTACAAACATACTTTGAAACACTATGTTTGACTTGTTGTTTATCATTGGAATTACCGATGTTGTTGTTGGTTTTGTCGATTATTTAGCAATAATTGGCATTACTGATATAGAAGTCGGTTAATTCCTGAAGCGTCTGAAATATGACGCTTCTTTTTTTAAAATTATATGACAAAAATAAAAATAGGATTAGACCTTGACGGCTGTATTGTCGATTTTACTGGTGGATTCTTTAAATGGTTTGATGAACCATTGCCTAAAATTACACAGTGGGAAGTTGATTTTATAAATGAGAATTTTGAACATATTGCTAACGATAAAGATTTTTGGCTTAGTTTAGATCCACTTATAGATCCAAAAGAACTGGAAGGAATTCCAGTTTACTGTTACATTACTGCTAGACCTGTAGATCCACATATAAGCTTTAAATGGCTTGAAATGCATGGATTTCCACTTGCACCAGTATTCGGTGTAGGTTCTGATGGTGCAAAGCATGACACTAAAACAGAAATTATTAGAGAACTTGGTATCAATTACTTTGTTGATGATAAGCGTCAACACTTTGATGAAATTAATTCATGTACAGATTGTACATGTTTTCTAATGAATACACCTTGGACTGAATGGGAAACTGTTCAGCCTAAAATACACACGTTTCAAGAATTAAAAGAAGTACTTTAATGGAACTTGGTGATAGATATAATGAAGGAAAACCGATGATGTCTTTAGTACCGCCAATTGCAATGACAGAAGTTGCTAAGGTGTTAACATATGGTGCTCAGAAATATGCAAAGAACAATTGGTTGAAGGGAAGACCTCACATGGAGTTTATTGACAGCATGGAAAGACATGTTGCTGAATGGAAGAAATGTATTGATATTGACCCTGAAAGTGGGTTACATCATATTTCACATGCAGCATGTAATCTTATGATGCTGTTAGAATTAATAGCCTTACGTCCAGATTTGGATGATAGGCCATTAGAGTTTTACAATGAAAAAAAGTAAATATATGTACACATTGTTTTTTAAAAGTAAAGGTGGAGATTCTACAACAGGACAAGATACTGAATATCATGCAGAAGTTGCTACTATTGAAGCAAATAATTTTGTCGAACTAGGAACTCAGGCTGATAAAATTATTTCAAATTTAGGACAGAATGTTGATGATTTTGCTATCGATGTTTTAAATAGAGGTTCTGAATATGAAAACGCAAACGGAACAGGAAAAGAAATCATGAAAAATTATAATTCAAACTCAACATTAAAATGAGAGACAAAATTACAGATGTATTAATTGGAATGTCGGCTGCTTATGAAGCCGCATTTAGGGAATTAACAGAAAAGTTCAAAGAAGTAAAAGAGCATATGGTTGAATATCAAGAAACAACTTTACCAAATGGTAAAAAATCTGTACGTGCATATGCCGCAAACTTTGGTTATTCTTCATCATATGAGTTTCCGGCATAAATCTTTAAAAGAAGCATTGGAAAATACCACAGTTGAAGATTTAACAAGTGAATGGTATTCATTATCAGATTCTGAAATGAAACGACCTAAGATTGAAATTGCAGGTCGTTTATTTTCTTCAATTAAAGAAGCGGCACAACAAAGTGGTTTTGGTATTGGACAACTAAGAGGTTGGCTTAGAAGTAAAAACCCAACTAAAAGAATTCAACATAAAATAAGAAGAGTCTATGAAGACTAAATTCAAAAAAAGATTTGCAAGAATCAGAAGCAAGCATCCTTCACATGCTCCACTTCGGGCAGCCATTCCTATAGATACCAAAGCTGTTGTAAGATTTGGTAGTACTACAGAAATGCCATCAGAATTCATTGAAATTAATCATAAAGATGTTGCTAGAATATCAGGTAATAAACTGAAGATGAAACAAGCTTTTGATGAAGCTGGTGCTCAAACAGCCGTATGGATTAATCCAAGGTTATGTACAGGCACATCAGGTACAACTGTAGCAAATGAATGTGCTAAATTAGGATTTCCAATTGTGGCAAAACATATATTTGGTTCTCAAGGTAAAGGCAACACTCTAATTAAATCAGAAGAAGAACTTTCAGAATATTTGCAGGGTAAAACAGTAAACAATTATATCTTTGAAAAGTTTTATAACTACAGCAGAGAATATCGTTTACATGTTGATGCAGAAGGTTGTTTCTATGCTTGTAGAAAGATGCTTAAATCAGATACTCCAGCAGAAGAAAGGTGGCACAGACATTCTGATACATCTGTATGGATTGTAGAAGAAAACGAAATGTTTCAAAGACCTAATACATGGGATGATATTGTAGAAGATTGTGTTGCTATTCTTAATGAAATCGGTGCTGATTTTCTTGCATTTGATGTTAAAGTCCAAAGTGATGTAGACTCTAAAGGTTATCCTCGTGACAGACAAGAATATATCATCATTGAAGCAAATTCAGCTCCTTCATTGGGGGATAAAGGAATTGAAATCTACAAGAAAAGAATACCGCAAATGATTAAAAGAAAGACCGCCGTATGAACGTAAAATGCAAACTTATTAATCCAGAAATCAATACTAAAATACCCATTTATAGCAAGCCTGGTGATGCCGGGCTTGACTTTTGGGCTACAAGTGAAAGTTTGACTAAGAATGTAGAATATGGTTATATTGAATACGGAACCAATATTGCTGTAGAAATTCCTGAAGGATTTGTAGGATTGTTATTTCCAAGAAGTTCTATTTCAGAAACAGGTTTAATTCTTGCAAATTCTGTAGGAGTTGTTGATTCTGGTTACAGAGGTGAGATTAAATTTAGATTCAAGTATATTCCTGAAACAAAAAAATATAAAGTGGGGGAAAGGGTGGGACAAATGGTGATAATGCCATATCCACAAGTAGAATTTGAATTAGTGGAGGAACTATCTTCTACTGATAGAGGTGAGGGTGGATTTGGTAGTACAAATTAATTATAAGGGTTATGGCGCTTCGCTGTAACCCCCTTTTTGACATAGCGGAATAAAAAAAGGGAAGTACTCCTAAGAATACTCCCCCTATGAAAAGATTGATGACTATTACTCGTCTTCAAATGCTTCGCTTATTAAAGGTTCATCTAGAACCCGTGTTTTTTGCCAATCCGGAATTAATTGTAATGAGAACAATGTTGGTACAAATTTAGCAATTTTATGTTTAAATCTAGATTCTCCTGAATATGGGCCGGCTTCGTATTCGTCTTCACCAATTACAAGTTTACCTGTAGCATTAAATAGATTTGCTGTATCATCTAGCAACTTTAACATTGGTACAGCATTCTGTGCAAAATTTGACATCTGAAAAGGATTAGAAAATAGCTCCAAGTCTGCACTTTGACGTAATAGATTATTTACAATTACATTATGTGCAATTCTTCTCATACTGTCTTTTTCATCATCATCATCAAACAAGAATAATTTTGCAAGAATATATGATGTAAATAACATTAAAAGTATTTGAAGTTCTTGCATGTTTTGTCTTAACATAGCAGCATCTACTTCAGAAAACTTTTCATCAAAATTAGTCTTCTGAAACATTAATTTTCTTACAAGTTGTTTAGCATTAAATACTAAATCTTGCCCGAAAGACATATCTGTTTCATTCTTACCAAGATACTTACCTAAAGCGAATCCAATACCACTACCAATACCAGGCATAATAATTGTGCCTATAGCAGCACCAAATATAGCTGCCCCACCAGAAGAATAAGAACGATACCTACCTTTAGTTGTTACTCCTGTTAACAAAGAAGTTCTTTCATTACCAAATCTAGAATTAATAGCTTCTGGAAGCCATGTCTTAAATTGTGTAGCTGCTCTACCAAGAGCATACTTCTTTACACGCATTCTTGATAGATTGGAATAATCACCATGAGTTTGACGAATAATATCCTCCATAGCAAGTTTAAACTGTGTAATATCGTCTCCGATACCAGTTTCCCATTGCATGTTTTCATCTGTTTTAAAATCTTCTAAAAGATTACCAGATTCATCTAGTGCATTCCATACAGATGATTTATTTCCGTTTTTATCAGTAATAAATGTATTTCTTAGTCTTGCAATAACTAAAGGAGATTGGTTGAAGTATTCTGTTCTTTGTACAATATGATATGGAGTCAGTTTCTGAAACTTACCCGATACGTTACCAACAGAAGCTTTAAACAATTCTGATGTAGGTACTTGCAGAATATCCAATCTGTCCATAATAGACTTAGTTTTATCTGCAGTTCCAGCAACTACTTTATTAAAAGTAAGAAACTTCAATGAACTGAAAAACATTTGTCTAAGACCATACATATAGTCTGACATAGAAAAATATCTTCCGTCAGATGCCGTAATAAGATTAGACCATAAACCTGCTAAAAGGTTTCCCATCTGGGCAGGAACGTTCCATCCCATAGACTTTAACTGAATCCATCGTAATCCGGCATCAGTAACACCGCTTCCTGTGATATACCCACCAAGTTTTTCTTCTTCTAGTCTTAATACTGATGCGTTTGTCAATAACAAAAGTAATTTCTTCAGTTCATTGATTTCATCAACATCTGTTGTTGACCGCATTGCAATATCAACTTCTACAACTTCTGCAGCTAAAGCAGTACTGTCCATTTTCTTATACTTCTCAGGTATATTCATCTTCTGAATAACAGAATCTATTTCAGATTTTTCCTGTTTATCTGTAGCATTTAATACCGCCTTTTTAGATAACGGCATTTCTATAAGATTTGTAGGTCTGTTTAAGAAGAAATCTAATTGGTGTGCCATTTGTTTATTGGCATTTTCCCTTTCTCCAAACTTTTCAGCTTCTCCAAAATCATTTTTCTTAATTATCCCAAATATGTTTGTTGTTTCCGCAGCTTTTACTTTAGAGTATTCTTTTTGTAATACAGATAAAGTAGGTATAACCCTTTCTTTATGTTCTGCCATTACAACGTATGCTGTAAACAATTTTAGAATCTTTCCTAAATCATGCGAAGACTTCTTTGCAACATCATCTTTAGCTTGTTCTAACAGGTCAGAAAATTCTTGTGCTGTGGGTTCCCTTTCATTTTTTGCAACAAAATCTGCATATAAAAGTTTTTCCCTTTTTCCTACAAGTTTATTTCTTTCATTCAATCCTAAACCAGAATAATTGTATTTCAAATCAGTTTTTCCGGTTACAGGGTCTTTCATATCTACAGATGTAGCAAGATTTTCTTTATCCGATAAAACGTCAATAATGCTATTCCACATATCAGTGGTCATTGCAGATAAGTTCTTATCTAAAAGAAGTTCAGAAAATTCCTGTTTAAACAAGGGTAATTGCATCGGCCCTTGTTTAACATCTGGTGGTAACATTGCATTCAGTGTTTGAAGCAACGTAAACACATTTTCATAGAATTTATTTAACGTAGAATTTGCAGAAATCCTTCTGTAGTTTTCATCATAATATTCATTTTTATCTTTAGGAACAAATAGCAAATAATTTTGTCCTTGAGAACCAAATATTTGATTGTTGCCGTCCATAATAGGAGTGGCATCAATTCTTTCTTTAATTCCATGAAAAGGGTTATTCCTAAATACATAGTAATTCTTTACTTCATCAACATTTTGAATATTAGGATTGTTCTCAATATTTGCAAAACTTGTTTCTTCAGCAGCAATATATTCTTCTAATTGTTCAATTTGCTGTTTTAACATTTGCCTGTACATCTTCTCACCTACAAGAGATATAATCTCCTGTTTATGATTTTCATCATTAGGTTGTCTAAATTTGGCAAACTTATTTTGCATTTCAGGATCCATTAAATCCCACAAATCATCAAGTTTTCTTATATCAAATGTAACAGCATTTTCTCTATACCAAGCATCAATACCTTTTTGCGCTTCAGTTATATCAGATAAGACTTGTTTTCTTACAGTCTTGTCCTTATTGGTATAGTAAGTCTTCCACATAGACTTTATTGCTCTCCAATGTCTTTTGGTAACAGCATTTCTATCAGAATAAAACTTATTAGAAACCTGTGAAATAAGATTTCCAGTTTCTTTTCCATTAACTTTTTCAAAGAAAATATCAAAAGTTTTAGAACCAGTATATCCTAAAGAATTTAATTCTTTTATAGCTTCTTGTGTCAGAGCATCTAATTTAGATGTTTTATCTTTTATTTCAGAGGTAGCTTCTTCATTTGTTTTGGCCATATGGTAAAACATAAGTTCTGCTAGAATACTTTGTTCTCCTGATACTATACCTGTTTTAGATACGTTTAAGAAATCTCTAGTAAATTTATCTATATCTGGAATAGCTTCTACAAGTTCAGCATAAGTAAATTTCTTTCCAAGCTTTTGTTGAATATCTTTATTGCTATTAATGTGATTAACAAGTCGTTCTTGCAACAAGGTTTCCAAATCTAAAGAATACTTTGATACACCGGCAGCCATACTTGTAAGTATATTGATATTCTCTGGACTTAGTTTTACCAAAGCATCTCTTTCAAATATAGGATTGTTTTCATCAATACTTCCAATTGCTCTATAAAACTTTATGATATTTTCTGCTTCTTGAATTTCAGTAAATGCTTTAGGATTCTTTCTAATCATTGATATGTATGTATTTAATGTTTCAATATCAGATTTATACATTACATTGAATACATAATCAATAGTCTTAGAATTATTAAATCCATGAAGTTGCTCTTCTATTTTCTTAATAGCATCTTCTTTCTGTTTTGCAAATATTTGAAGTTCTTTTCTTTTAGCAGTATTTTTTTCATTAGAAATTTGAAAACGAATATCATTAAGTTCCTTTTGTCTCCTACCAAGTGTTTGTTTCTTAGAAGAAACTATATTTTCCCATTTTGTATTTATTACTGTTGGAGAACTCATGTAATCTGAATAAAGTTCTTTCAATTCAGATTCAGTATATTCTTTTCCATTATGAATAAATTTACAATTCATTATTTTCTATTTAGGGCCATTTTAAGACGTTTTGCAGACAGAAAAGGTCTTGAGCAGTACTTACTACTACTCAAGACCAAGAATGTCTTAAATCGGCTTATATAGGCTAATGTAAGTTTTTAAGCTTATATAAAGTTGTATATAACAATTCTAGAATATTATCTATTAATTGTTGTAGATAACCTTCAGTCAGTGTTGATCTGAAGGAGTTTACTTTAGGAACACATTGTTCCAAGTAAGAAGTAAAATCTGAACCTTCTGCAATCATACCGCAGTTGTATCCAGTAATTATTCCATATTGCCCTTGATAAGCCTCTGCAAACGCATCTGCTGCATCAACAATTCCATCATACAATTCATTTAGTGCCTTATGTGCAGCAAACGATTGTGTCTGTAAATGTGCAATATGAGCATTGGTTCTTATTTCAAATAGTAATGAAATAAAACCACCAGCAGAGGATGATGGAGCAGATTGCTTTGTCATCATCCCCTGCAGTTGTGTTTTTGTAAGTAATGCCATTATTTACATTTTTTTTGTAGTGAATCTCTAAAATCTTCAAATGTTGTAGTGGAGGGTGATTTATTCATCCATTTTTCAAAATCTTTATCTGTATATCCACCACCGTCTTCATCAAATCTTAATTGTCCTGTTTCATCATTATCAGATTTAGTCTTTTTTCCTAATCCTGCTAGAAAACCAGCAGAAGGTGCTGTTTCTACATTTACTGATTGCTTTTTAGATTCTTCCGCTAATTTATTTAAACCTACAAGAAACTTTATATCATAACCAGGATCTTTTTTAGAAATTTCAACAATCTTTTGAGATACTTTTGGAATACTCAACATTTGTCCTTTAGCTGGAGTTTCTATAATTAATCCATCTGGAAAAGTAAATTTATAAAATTTATCATTAACTGTTTCAGTATAATCTATTTTAGGTTTTCCTAATGCATCTAATACAATATTTTTATAAGTTTCTCTTAACTGCTCCGATACATTTGTAGGATTATAATTGTAAACAGAGATTTGTGGCTTCAATCCACTTAAAAACACATCTGAAACTTCTGTTTTAGTTTGTAAAACTTCGCCTTCAATAAGATTAAGTACTTGATTTACGGCTTGAGCAGTTACACTTTCTGGAAGAATACCTGTTCTTGTTAACAATCTTTTAATTAGATTGAAGAATCTTTCAAGAATTGATAAATCAAATCCTTCAGCTTTAGTCTGACCTAATTCTTTCTGAAATTCCGGTTCTGTCATAATTTGAGTTACAAATTCTTCAACACCAGAAATATCATTGTCATGTGTTAATACACCATAGAATCTTTGTCTGTTAACTTCAGATAAAGTTTTGTTCTTCTTGAAATCTTCAGCTACCTTAGCAATATTTTCTGCACCATATTTATCTGCTAGAACCTTTCTTGCTTGAGTTTTAAGCTTTAGAAGATTCTTTTTAATATCTGTATTACCAGGTTCACGAAGTTTCTTTATTGTAAGCTTATGCAAAAACTCATGTAAAATTGCTCTTTCAAATTCTTCTGTTGAAGAAAACTTATTACTCAATTCAATTTTATTAGCATTGAAAAAATATCTAGCTTCATTTAACCCTAAAGATTTATTAACTACAATTTCTATTTTGTTATCAGCAGCAAATTTATCAAAATATTCAGCTAAATTCTTGAAGTTTTCATTTGCAGATTTTAATGCAATTGATTTTAATATACTACTAATAGAATCTCCATTATCGTAATGATATGAAATTATATCAGCTTTTTTATCAGGAACTACTTGTTGAGAAGATTTGACTTTAGATTCTGGTTCGATGTATGTTTGATTATACATTTCATTAAGAATCTCAGATAAAGCCCTTGCTTGATTAATTTCTGTATTTGCAAAAGTATCTGTTAAAGTTCTTCCATAGGCTCTTTCAGACAATTCCTTCATTAACTCAGGATTTTGGTCAGCCCAAGCTTTCCATAATCCTTTATAATATTTCCAAGAATCTTCTCTAGATATATTGTACTTAGGTGGTTTTCCTTTTCCTTCACGAATAGTATCATACCCTTTTATACCAACTTGATATAATTCTTCAATAGAACTTTCTTTATTTGTCAATACATGTCCTCTCTGCGTAAGAATACTTGTTTTAGGTTTTAATTTCGCATTAAAAGCACTAAATCTAGTATCTCCCTTAGAAGATACTTCATAATTTTTATCTGCTCTTCTTGCCCAAGTATACGTCATATCTTTTTTCTGCAAAGATACAACATTTTCCTTATTTACCGAAACATTATTTACAATACTTTTAACAAAATTCTGACCAAGTTGATATTCATTCATTCCAAATACACCAAGAATAGGTATTCTATGATATGTACCATCTTGTAACAATTCAAAAAGTCTCCAACGATTCTTTTTATTAACTGTATTAAGATTATCTATGTAATATGAAACATACTTAACTTCACCGTATTTTTCAACAAACGATTGTGTTGCTGTAAAAGATTCTGCTTTAACAATATCCGGCCCTTTAATACCTGTCATTTCACTTAACATTTCCATAGGGATTTGTGTAGTCTTTCCAGGGTTATGTTGGAAGTATTGTCTTTCAAAACCTACATACAGTTCTTCATCATTCGCCATTATACGCTTGTTAATATCTCTAGAATATTGATTTGTACCAGAAATTTCTAGAACTTCATTAGGAATGAACTTAACAAACTGTGTTGCTTGTTGAATAGGATCACCAGCATAAGCATACAATGTAAGATACTGCATAAGTTTTCTGGTAGTCATTTCTTCACCATTAAAATCAGGCAACGTTTTATTATCAGAAAATAAACTAAATGCAGCATCGTAGATAATATTTTCATCAATATCATCTGCAGCAGCATTATTATAGCTTATTCTTGATGGAAGACCTGTATTAACAACATGTGTTTCCAACCTATTGATAAAACTATTATTCATCAAAGGTTTAATATCATTAATATAAGACGCTAAAGATTGATTTTCATCTGTATCAAAGAACAATTTCTTTCTTACATCTTCAACTTCTTCTGTTGATAACCCTGAACCACGAACATCTGAGTATATTGCACGTTTAAATTCTGTTAAAACATGTGATTGTAAATCAGCAAGCTTTGTAATAGAAGCGTCGTTATCAATCCTAGAATGTTCAAGAATAGAATTAACTACTCCCATAAAACCAGACTGTTGATACGGAAATAAATGTTTCCACATATTAAATGCAGAACCTAATCCATATGCTAATGCAGAACCAGAAATATGTGAAGGCTTAATTCTAAATTTACCGAAGGCAACAAAATCTTTTGCCCTTGGAGTATCTTTGATAGCATTCCATTCAGGACTGTTATCTTCTAGTACAACACCAATAAGTTCAGAAACATTAGAAATACTTCCACCATTAATAGTTTTACCTGCTTTAACAACAGCTTGAATTACTTCAGGAATAGATTTACCAAAGCCTCTAGAATCAATATTCATGATTTGCTGAACTTTAGCAATTTCTTTACCATAGAAATCAGCAACTAAAAATAAATCTAAAGCTCTTCCTTGTAAATTATGAAAGGCATTAACTCTTGCTTCATAAGTAGCATCACTTTCACCTTCTTCTTTTACAGGAAAATTAAGAGATTGTGTTAATCTTTCAGATGTAATACTTGCAGTTGCATCAAAGAAGTCTTTACCTAAATCGTTCTTAAAACCTAAATCCACATTGGAATGTGTATTATACTTGGTTAAAAGTTTATCAATAAGTTTTGCTTCAAAATCAGGATCATACTCGGATAAAGCAGACATCTGTTTCTTCATCATCTGAACATAGTCTTTAACTATTGGTTGAGACAATAACATATATCTAATATTATTTCCGTCTTTTCCTTTATCAAAACCTAAAAGTCTTAATGTTCTTTCAGCAGCAAATGTTAAATCGTTTATATTCAATTTACCAAAGGCTTGAACAGAAGCGTTGTCAACTGCAGCGTTTTGCATTTCAGAGTTTGCAACAGAAATATATTCTTTTTTATCCAGAGTTTGTTCTAAACCAAGTTTACCAACAGATTTTACATTGTCGATTTTAAGAGATAATGGCTTGCCTTCTTTGGTCATCAATGTAAGTGGTGAACCAGTTGTATTTGCAATTTGTGCAATACTATGAAAGGTTACATCCAAAGATGTTGTACCTACACCAATCTTACCAGAAGCAAGTTGTATAAGTTTATCCCTTTGCCATGTATCATTCAATAAGGTTCTATACTTACGTTTAGACGTTTTAGAATCTACAAGTTCTGCTTGTTTCTCAATATGGTCTGTAGTTAATGGTCGTAGTATCTGCTCCTGAACAACTTTGTTATTGTTAGACATAACACTATGATGAATGTCAATAATATCATTTTTTAATTGTTTAGTTTCGTCAGAATTATCTACAACTATTTTAGTCGATTCATACAGAGATTCTTTTAATGCTATTACCTCTTTTAATATTCCTGAAAATTCTCTACCTGCAGATTTAATAGTTTTTATTCTAGTAAGGACTTCATCAATACTTGAAAACTTATCTTTCAGTAAAACATTGTATTCTTGTAATACTTTTTTAACTTCAGAATAAAATTCAAAATCATCTGGATATTTACTTCTTAAAGAATTATCACCTTTTATAAAACGTGAACTATTAATGTCAGATAACAATTCTGTCGATGCTGTGAGAATAAAACTCTTTACATCTTCTTTAGATGTAAGTTCAGCAATATTTTCTCTGTTCGCTTCATGAAATTTATTTTCCTGAATATTAAAGAAATTATCTGCATATTCTACAAGTTCATCCCATTGTTTGGCATCTTCTGAATTAAGATATTGTTTAAGTTCCGGTAATTGCTTTGAAAGCTCTTTTAAAGTTTTCTTAGTTTCTGCAGTGAATTCTACAGTATGATATTTCATATAAGTGTATAACTTATCAATATCGAACCTTATGTTCCCGATGATTCGTTATGTCATCGGCGGAATTAAATCCAGCTACACATTTCTGTGCAGAGCAGACTATATCATTACCTTCATCTACTTGATTATCAAGTTCTGGTAAGGTACTCCCCATTTCCATCCACTTGGATGTACTATGTTGTTTATCAAAATGAATTTTGTATTTCATACAATCAGGAATATAATCTTTTATAATTTCAATAAATTTCTTCCCCTCCTGCGTTCCGCAACATAAAGAATAAAATTTACCTTTTTCCATAAAAGTATAAAAGTTAATATCCCAATAATCTTTAAAGTAATTAATAACAATTTCTGCTTCTTCTTTAGTTCTAAAGCAGGTGGATATTTTAATATAAAACCCTATAATACGTTGCTTATCTTTAGTATATCGCATATTTAGATGTCCATCATCCATATACCATATAGCCAATCCTTGAGCATCCAATCTTTTAAGAAGTTTTATATTTACAAATCTTTTTTGAGGTATGTATAATATTCTTCTTAAAAGTTTAATAAAAGGTTTTATAGAAAGTTGTGTATAATACACAGTTGTTCCTACAGCATAACCTTTAGACTGTATATAAGTTTTTATTCCACTGTTTTTAATATGGTATTTGTTTAGTAAATCAACTTTATATTTTAAATAATCTAGTTGATTTTGGCCATGTGCCATTTTAAAAACATAATTGTTGGAGATTGTACCATCTCCTATAGCCATTGCTATTAATAAATTACGTTGTGATTTATTCATTTTTGAATTAGTTTTCTATTAAAGAAACTTTTTATTATTATTTAGTCGTTACACTTTATTTCATTTTTCAATGAAATCTTAGCTCGGTATTATCTTCAGCATTATCTGGTCAGACTTTCACCGAATTAAAGGAGTTTTTCATTACTTATTTCTAAGTAAGCGGACAATTACGGGTTATCCGAACCCATTTGCTTTGTAAAATCTCTAGGAGCAATTACTAAGTCACCAGATTCTTCTGGAAGAAAACCTACAATTTCAATTCCAGACATAGACATTAAGCCTGATGTTGGAATACGGAAACCAAATATCTTTAAAAGCGATGGGTCTAATTTATCATTATCTAGGATATATTTTCCATCAACCTTCTTGGCAAATTTCCTCATATCAATCAAACGACCATTTTGTTTAAATCTAGATGGAACAAGTACCTGTGCAAAACCACCATTTTGTATAGCAGGTTTTAAGTATCCTTCCCATTTATCTGTATAAACAATACTGTCATCTTCCGGTATAGTTTCAGAAACTTTAGTTTTAAATCCTTCTTCACTTCCAAGAACAAATGGAGAACCTGGCATAGCAATTTTAAGTACTCTATTCCTTACAATTGCAGTAAGCAAATTCTCATATCTATGATGTGATGCAGATAACCACAAAGGAAGTGCAAGTTCACCATCATCTGTGACAGATAATGCTAAAACATCCTTCTTTGGATAATCTCTGGAATCAGCTTCTTCTCTTAAAATATCAACAATCTTTTGTAACAGTTCTTTTTTCTTAGTAATATCTGTATTATCAGGACTTAATGTTTTTGCAATTTCATCATAAGATTCTTGACCAAGTTCTTCTAAAAGATTTTGAGATTGAATATCAAACAGTTTAGACATTCTGGTTTCATATTCTCTATAAAGAGCAAAACCTTTTACCTTTTTACCATTCCATTTAAAACCATCTACATTCAATAAGTTTGTAAATATAGTTTTAGATTCTTGTGTACCTCTGTTTATTTCTTCCTTTTCACCTTTAAAGGGAACTTCTTGTTGTATCTTAAAATTCCTTCTATCAAGAGTTAATGCATGTGCATCTAAAATATCAACATCATATTCCATGAAGTTACCTTCATTATTCATTACCGGAAGATTTACTTCAGGTGCTCCAACCTTATTAGCACTCTTAAAAGAAGCCCTTACGGTTCCACCTACAATACTACCATCTTTGAATAACAACTTGCGAGATTCAAGCTTTTCCATTGCAATGCGTATCTTATCAATCTCCTTTCCTGCTGTTAAATTTGGATTTAACGCAAAAGATGAAGATTTAATATACATATCACGCATTACAGGGTGATCACCATTCTGAAAATAATCTCCAGTGTATACTGGTTTTCTAGGTTGTAAAACCCAGTCATCAAATTCTTCAGCAACAGCAGTATCCTTAACAGCTTGTTTTAATTCAGGCATATAATAATGATTTCCTTTCTTTATTTCATCTGAAATAGTTTTAGAAATCAAATCATAAAATCCTTTAGAAACCTCACCGTTCTTATAAGCAACATAAAGTTCTTCTAGAACAGTTGTGTATTCTTGACCATCTGTACCTTCAATAGCACCATAAACATCAGCATCTCCTGCAAATAGTTCTTTTAATTCAGCTAAAGCTTTAGAAGACATTTTAGTGTCATCTAAAAACACTTGAGTAAATGTTTCAGAATCAGAATCTGCTAATTTTGTTCCTGGTGCAATATTTGCTGCTAAACGTTTTGTTATGTTCGTATCTGTACCGAAGTAATTCTTTTTCCAGTATTGTGCAGGATCACCTACAAATACTTTAAAGCTTTCTGCATTTGAAATTAAGTAGTTTACTACATAATCTTGAGCAGCAGTTTTAATTTTTTCGCCTACAAGTTTTGAAGTGTATTGTGAATCAAGTTTTTCATCGATACCAAGTTCTTTCCAATCTTCAACTTTATCTCTTACAATGAAGTTTACAATTGATTTTAATCTTGTAGTCAATGCAGCTTCAACTTCTTCAAATATTTTTGCAGGAGTTTCTTCACCACTTGTATCAAGAAGTTCTGTTACCTTAGTTCCATTTATTTCAATTTCATTGAATTCAGGGAACATGATAAACTTATTAGCACCATCTTTGTAACCAGCAATATTGATTTGTTTACCAAATTGATTGAATTGAAAAATTCTATCAACTTCAGGTTTTACCAATAGACTGTAAAGATGTTTCCAACCATCATCATTAATATTACCTTCTTCATCAATATACTTAGAATCGTTTGTACCAAAATCTTCAGCAATTGTCTGAATAAGAATCATTTGCGATTTATCAGACAATGTAGGAAAGAATGTTTTAATAGTTCTTCCATATTTAGAAACACCCTGCTTTGTATCCTGAAACAATGCAACTTTTACAAGTTCATGTTCAGAATCATCAAGACTTTGAATTTTTCTGTCATCTGAGTATTTCTTACCAAGTTCTTTTAATGCAGACAAAGATAAGTGGTCTATATCAAATACACTACGAAAATGTTTACCAGCTTCAGTATCAGCAGTTAATGCTTTCAGCCAAGAACTTCCTTTTGAAAATTCAGTTGCTAACAATTGTTGTAAAACAAAGTATTCCGGGTCTTTCTTATTTAAAAGATTTTCAGCATCTTGTTTTAACCAATTCAACCTATCCGTAGTTTTTTGTTCTAGGATATAAGTATACAATTGTTTTTCACCTTCTCTAAAAGAATTAGGACGCACTTCTGTACTCGTAGCAGCTTCAATCTTTGCAAGAGTTTTACTAATTACAGAATCCGTTATAGGTGTATCTTTATTAGTTACATCATCGGTTTCATCATTTATGATATTCTCTGCAGAAGCTCTATTAAGACCGTTTGCTATTTGTACAAGAAATGAAGGGCTATTTGCTTGAAGCTTCTTATTATCGCCTAAGTCTTTCCAAGAAACCTTTTGCTTATTATGTCTGTATCCGTTCTTTACAAGATTACTCCAAGCCACATCATTAAAAGTAATACCAACGTTTTCCAACCAGGTTCTTACTGTTTGTGGATCAAGTTCTCCCCAAGATTTAAATTCTTCTATAAGTCCTTGAGCTTTATCTTTATCAAAAAGATATTCACCAGTAGTATTATCAACAGTATACAGACTATTGTACATTTGACGAGTCCAATTATTAAATACAGCATCTTTAGCAGACGATGTATTTGTTTTCATTACTCGTAGTACAGTACCTTTTTTACTGTCACTATAGCCAGCATAAACCATTTTTAAAGCATGTCCAGGCATTCTGGAAACAAACTGTATAATAGTTTTAGGGTCTGCGGTTTTAAGCTTATTTACAACTTCTTGTACCCAAGGTCTATTTTGAACTTCAGCTTCAAGTATTTCAGAAATCTTCTTCAAGTCATGAGGAGCATCTACAAGAATATCTTTCAACATGTTGTAAGCACTTTCCCAATGGATGTATTTATCTTGACTTAAAAAGTTATACCTCTTAGAACCATCTGTATTTAAATCCAATATACCTGATAAGAACAATCTTAATTCAGTACCAATTCTAATTTTATCATCTTTTTCAAAAGAGGCTTTATCCCAAATTTCATCAACAATATCATCGTCGTTTTCATAAGCATCTTTATCATCTCTAAATTTAGAAAGTTTTTCAAACCTCTTTTTAGAAATTTTACCAATCTTACTCCAATTTTCAGATACTATTTTTAGATTATTAAGGTGTTGCTCAATTCTGTCAAGTTCATCTGCATATTCAGGATCATTTTTTAAATCCTCAAATGTATCAATTTCATCACGAATATCATTATGAATAGAATCTAGTATTTGTAAAGGAGTTCCTTTTCCTGATTCTAAACCTTGAGCAAATTTATTTATAATAAAATAAACAGTGTCATTGACTTTATCAGCAGTTAATCCTTCAATATAATCTGGATCATTTGCTTCACGTTGAGCAGTCTGAATTTGTACATCTTCTTCTGGTAATACTTTAGGAGACAACCTTGTACCGTCATTTAAAAAATAACTATACTTAACTTGACCTGCACTAGAATACTTTGAAGTTTCTCTTGGAGTATATATTTGTTTTGCTAATCTGTCATATTTTATAAACTTTAATTCATTAGCGTTATTTACAGGAATAATCGGAACCTGTAAAAAGTTTGCCAAGTTTATTAACTTTTGTATATCAAACTTTTTCTTAGACGATGTATTTAAATAAATAGCTTTTATAGAACCTGGATAAGCTGTAATAAAAACCTCTTCATACTTTGCATTAAGGTTTTGCTCATATTTATCATCTATAACTCTATTTTTAAATTTACCTACTATTCGATTTTTTTCAGAATCTAAAGTTGAACCGACATCTTGGTTAAATGCAACATCTATTCTATGCTGTTCATGGAAAGATAACCAAAATGTTCCATCTAACATATTTTTACTTCTGCCAGTAAAAGCAGCTAATTGTAAAGTATTTCCTCTTTTAAAGAGTTCTATAAAATTATCAATAGCTTTATCAACAGTAGAAATGTTAGCATTATTCATGTAAGCACCTACACCATGAAATACTCCATCAAAATCTTTAACACTAAAAGATTTTGCTTTTGTAAAAACATCTTTTCTTTTATAATTTGTATTTACAATTCCACCATAAACCAAAATATTAGCAACATCCTGTAAAGTTAAAGATTTTGGTAATTTTAAATAATCTAATGCAAGTTGATTGTGATAAACAAGTTTTTCTTTAAAAGAGTTATTTTCTTTTATTAAAACCGTTTCTATCAAACCTAGCATCTTTTTTATAAATCTTATTAAAGAATTTATAAAACTAGGAGTAGCCGTATTTAATTTTCCAGAAGAATATCTAGCTATAGTTTCAACAATAGCTTCTTCCATCTGTTCTTCCGCAGAAAGATTTTTATATTTTTCTTTTACATCTTTTAATATTTCACGTCCTTCTTTTGTACCATTTATTTGAGATTTTAAATCTGAATACGCAGATGAATTATTGTTTTTTAATGTTTCTATTAAAGGATGTGCAAATTCATGGAAGACTGATGTAGAATTTAAATATCTCTTATTTAAATATACAACACCATTTTCAAACTTACCTGACCATTTTCCGCTATCAAATACAAATTCAACATGAATAGAAAATCTATCACTTAACCCTTTTGCTAGTTTTTCAATATTCCAAGTATCTGTTTGATTTTCTAAAAACAAAGACAGTCTCGTATCAGCCTGTTTAAGACGATTTAAGGCAGCCTTTTTCTTAGTGACATCTTGTACCTTAGTTTCTGTTTTAAATGTTTCTACAGGCTTAAGCTCATCTTTAAATATTACCTTACTGCCATCACTGGGATTTTCTAAACTTTTTACAATAGAAATATTAGCTTCGCTTCCAGATAACAAACCAAAATTACCCTGATCATCTATAATATTCGCAACAGGAGATAAGGTATCTGTAGTACCATCTATAAAAGTTACAATAGTAAATTGATTTTTTCTAAACTTTTTAAATTTACTAATTGCTTCTTTTAAATCAGTAGGAGCAGCCCCCTTATTTACCTCCAGACTGCTCTCTGAAACTGATACATCTTTCATAGAAATATTGATATAAGGCTGAACAGTATAAGCATACTTTCCATTTCCTACATCAATACCTTCAATATTAGTATGAACTAATTCTTTTACAAAGTCTTTATATTTCCAAGTATCATCGCCAAGTTTAATATCCTTATTGGATTCCATATGCTTTGCAGAAGTTGCTGTATAAGATTCAGCAAGAACTTCATTCAATATACCTAAGATAAGTTTTTTAGCATCTTCACCAACTTGCATATCATTTGATAAACGAATATAGTTTACTTTACTTGCAACAGGTTTTCCATCTGTTCTGGATATAATTAAAGCACCTTCTTTTGGAATAATATTATACTGATAACTAACTTTAGTGTACTTGTTTTTATTTCCACCATCGCCTCTCCAATTAATAAATTGACGAATATGGTCTGTCAATACATTTATATTTCTATCCTTTTCAGGAAGAGAAATAAATCTTTCTACAGTACGAGTAATATTATCAACAATTCTTTGTCCAACGGGAGTTTCACTTAATTTCTTATGCCATACTGGTACAGCTACATGTTCGTTACCACGTACTTGAAGAATAGAATATGTTTGACCAATGTGATTCTCAGAAGCTATTTTAGGTGCATTTATTACTTTTCCATCTTTAAACAATGGATGTAATTCATTACCATCAAATAGTCTACCTTCAGAACCTACATAAGCAATTGATGCTGTTGGTTGATACTTTGCAACACTTGCTTGTGGCTTCTTACCACGAGAAGTATTAAATTGACCATAACCTTTAAACTCAATAGTAGTTTCAACTTTACCGGTTTCAAATACTTGTTGTCTAAAGTTATTAAGAATATCAAGTTGTTCCTGTGCTTCAGCAGGACTGATAGGAACTTCTCTACTCCAAGTTTTATTGGAATTAGTATACTTTACTTTATCAGATACTTCATAATGACTTTCATTAGTCAATCCACCAATGAGAACATCACCATCAACAGTTCTAACTTCCATATACTTAGTTTGATATGGACGTTTTTCATCATCGATTCTAGAAGCTTCATCTGGATGTGGTGCAAGTTGTACATAAATTTTTGTTCCAGGTAAAAGATTATCTGGATTGATATTATATGTATAATCTACTTTATCAGTACCATCAGTAATTTCATCTGCAGTCCTTGTATAAGGAATATTTAAGAACATCAACCTTGATGCATCCTGAAACGGATTCTTAGAAGAATCATCATCTGCAGATTGTTCTGTAATAGACTTCTCTGTAAATTCATCAGTTGCATCTGGATTAATTACTTTTGCAATTTCAGCTTGCTTTGCAGCAGCTTCTTGCATTTGTTGTTCTACAGGGATAGGTTCCCCAAAAACATCATCGAGATTCGTTACTTCTCCGGATTCTTTTGCCTGTTTCTTTAGACCGGCCATGAAATCACTTTCATCAAATCCAAACAATTCATTAACAGCTACAGGTTTTTCAATTTCCTGTTCTGCAACTTCAGCTTTACTTTGTACTTGAGTTTGCTTTACAGCTTGTTGTGCATTCTGCTTTACAGGCTGTGTAACTTCTTCAGGAAGGTCTGCTTCTTGAATAGCATTTTCAATTTCTTCTTTGTACTTAGAATCTTTCTTAGGATTCTTATTTTCAATTTCATTGACCTTTTCGGCAAACTCTGTTTGTTTAGAAAGCTTTTGTTGAAATTCATCAGATGTGATTTCATCATACTCATTCTTTAAGTCTTCAATACTTTGTGCTAAAGAATCTGTTTTATCTTTGATGTCTTTAGCATCACGATATTCTTTTGTATTTCTTAAATAATTTGCTGTCTTGTTATAAGTAGCCGCAGCTTTTCCTTCATTTGGATTATTTCCAGAAAGAATATCTTCTGCATTATAAGAAAGAATCTTTTCTCTAGTAAGAGTATTATTTGTACCAGCTTCTTGAATAGTTTCTGATGCACCTGACCTAGTTGTATACTTTCCTGCTTTTATACCAGATTCAATTCTACTAGACAACTTAGAAGTTGCACCATTTAATTTATCTTGGTATTCGTTTAAAAGCTTTTCTTGTAAAAGAATATTTGCCGCAGTAGTATAAACTTGAGAAGAATTTTGATAATTACTTGCTTCAATAAATTGACTTTCAAGTTCTTTAATTGTACTTACAGCTTCTGCTGCTTTCTGCTTTGCAAATTGCGGATCAAGACCTTGAGCTTCATATTGTTCATCTGTAAAGCTTCCAAGCTTCTGATAAACATCTAATAGGTTTTCGGTTGTACCAGATTCAAATGCTCTTTGTGCTTGGTATATTAACAGATTATCTGTGGCCTTTTGAAAAGCTTCTTTATTACCAGTAGCAGCTACAGCATTAACATTTGCTAAAAGATTTTGTTGTTCTTCTGCAGATGTAAATGCATCAGTCAATCCTTTAAAACCAGAAACATTTGCAATTGTATTTTGTTGTGCAATTACTTTCTGTTGTTCATCGTACCTTTGATTATTCAGGAAATTTGATGAAACAAGTTTTCCTTCATCTGTACGATGTGCAGGAATGCTTTTTGAAAAATGTGTCAATGCTGTTTGACCAGCACCACCAACAAAACCAAGCAATGCATTTTCAGCACCTTGTTTTGTAAGTACATCTGACAAAGCTTCAGACCATCCATACTTTTTACCAGCAGCTTCAGCCCTTGCTTTATTTTCAGCAATCATGTTTACAGTCTCCTCACCCATTTCTTGAAAACCTTCCTTACCCATTTCACCAAGGGCACGTTTACCCGTAGATTTTGTAAGAAGTTGTCTTGTAAGAGTTGGAGGACGAACAAATGCTTTAGCACTTGTAATATTCAATAGAATATTAATTCTATTCAAATCTATAGATGTAGATGCTGCAGTTGCAGCAGCCATCTTAGCAGCTTCTGGAGAAAGTCCTTCTTGCAACTTTTCATTATAAACATCGTTATAAACATTTGTTGCAATACCAATAGATTCTGCTTGATTAAGTGCTGCAGAGTTTGCCAACCATTTTGCACCTTCAACTGCTTTAGTAGTATTGTTAAGTGAATTAAGCCATTTAACACTATTTGCAGCCTTTCCAAGCATACCTATTCCAGCACCAGTCAAATAACCAGTAGCAACAAATGATGTTGCTGATTCAACTAAGGAAGAACCATTATCCCACCACCAAGCAGGATCACCTATGTCTAAAGGTTTTCCTGGTTCCGCCCTATAAATTGGAGCAGATTCTTTGATGTCAGTCTTAATAGACTCCATAGCATTTGTCAACCAGTTTCCTACTTCATCATCTTGATTCATGTAATCCTCAAAATCAAGAGCACTGGCAACATTTCCTATAATACTAAACGGAATTTGAAACAATCTTTTTGAAGCTTGGATACCCATATCCAATCCTGTCTGATTAGAGTTGCGTATCTTTTGCTGCAAATCAGCGGCAGACCGTCCCAGTCCTGTATCATAGGTGTTGACTTCTTCTCCACCCGGAGGCGTATAAAACCTATTACTTTGCATCAGGTAATCAGAAGGCACTACTGCTTGTTCTTTACCTTCAATAAGATCTATTATTCTCGATTTAGCCATTATTTTATTTTTGTATTTCTTGTTACGTTGTCTACATCTTGTGCAGTCCAAACACGTTTAGTGCCGTCTGGATTGTAAAGAACATTACCATCATCATCCAATATATTAACAGGTTGATTTGTTAATGGATTAATAAGAGCAACATCTTTCATTACAAATGAATTCTCGTAAGGATTCTTATTTAAATTACTCCACTGTTCCCAAGCAGCCAAAGCATCTTTTTGAGAAGCTTGTCCTTTTGTTACAGCATCTTGTATTTTCCTATAATTTTCGTATGCTAGGTCTTTTGCATAAACATCTTTAGAAACTACCTTAATACCAGCAGGAAACTGTTCTCTTAAAACAGGATTGACTGGTTGAAATGTAACATCAGGTGTAGCATCATTAAGTTTTGCTTGATTGATTCTATATGAATCACTATTCAAAGTTTCTTCTTGTAAGCTTTTAGGGCCAACCACAAAAGTCCAAGCTTTTCCGTTTTCATCAACATAAGATGCTTTTTGTCCAGAAGGCATTACACCATTAGGTACATCCATTTCTTCTGTAATAGAACCATTTTCAATAAGACGTTTAAGTTTTCCTTCGTTAAAAGTACCATCAGTATTTACTATTCCCATTTGTTTACCTAATTCTATACCAGTCATTGTTCCAACTTCTCCAGGCATTATAGTTGTAACTGTCATATCATTTGTAAACATTGAACCTGCTGTAGCACCTTCTTTACCTTTAGTTACACCGAACAATGCTGAAGTCCACATATCTCTTTCTTTTTCATCATACAGTTTTACAATAGCATCTGTATTAGAAAGAGCCTGTCTTTTTTCATTATATTTTTGTTGCATGAAAGCGTATGCTTGTTCATTTGACATTTTAGATAAATTAGATGCAAATTCATCTGCAATACCTTTAATTTGTGGAGGAGCATTTTCCAACCAAGTTTTAAATGGAACATTTGTATATTCCCTTACTTTTTTAGGAGTTCCTATAAATTCATTTCCACCAACAGTTCTTGCATCAGAATAGTCTACTCTTTCTACATAAGGTCTTCCTTGTTCATCTAAACCAGAAGCTATATCGCTCCACTCAGGCATACCAGAATTTGAATTAAATATCTGTGTTCTTAGATAAACATCATTCATTGTAAGTTTATCTTTTTCTTCCTTAGTACGAAGTCTTGATTTAAGTTCCTCCATTTCGGCCTCATGAGTTACCTGATTATAGTCATAACTAGATTTAGAATATGCTTTACCAGTAGCTGCTGCATCAAGCATTTTATTTATTCCAGCAATGGCATCTGTACCAGTAGCTTCTCCATAAACAACAGCACTTGTTAGCATTTCAGGGGAAATTTGACCAACTAAAGCATCAAGAACTTTTTTCTTGTCAATATGTTCTACTTTACCTGTTCTAAAAAAACTTTTTAATGATACACCAGAAGGAATAAGACCAGGTTGAATTGAAAATTGGTCTGCTTCAATATTATCAAGAATAGTATCAATATGCTTAGTCCACTTTTCAGGACTGAAGTATTGATACATATTAGGTTGATTTACTGAACCATAACCGGTATCTGTCTTATATGGTTGAATATCAATATTTTTCTTATAGTATTTATACAACTCTGGTGCATACTGATCTGATTTAGGATCGAGATATGTTTCTTGTAATCGTTTATCAATTTCAGTATACTTCTGCAACCGCTGTTGAAACATATCTGCTGCACCACCAGGTTGAAAATCCATTTTTCTTTTAGCAGTTACTTCACGTAAGAGTTGATTACCTTTAGTAATATCTCCAGAAGCAAAAGCATCTGTTACATTTTTAATATCAGCCTGAACTGTTTTATTATAAGTTTCAACATCAGGTCTGTCTTGTTCCATGTGTTTAGGAATCAAAGCACTTAAAGCAGGAATTGTATCATAAGTTTCTTGTTGCTTATCAAGTGTCTTCAACCATTCATCATACTTTGGCTCCCAAATTTGTATATTCGGATTAACCCATGAATAATCTTTATTCACAGGTTTCATAAATCTATTTATTGCTGCCATATTACTTTGTATTATTTAATGTATTAATTACAAGGTCAACATCATCGATAACACATTCATGGCGACCTTCAAACTCTTTTAACGGCATGTATTTGTATGGTTTTAATATTTTTAGTAATTTGTGTTCTAAGTCCCAAATATATTTAGGTGAACCTATTGTTACATCAATAATTTCCAAAGTGTATCCTTGTTTTGAACTAAACCTTTGCATAACATTTTTCTTTGAAGTAATTCCTATTTTAATAAAAGATTCTATTGAATCTTTAAATCTTATAATATATAATTTTGGAATTTTATTTTCACATCTTTTTTCCCAATTTGAATATGTCCAACCTACATTATACTTTCCACATTCAGGACATCCTTTTCCCGCTAAATGAGCACCTGGTGTTTGGTTAAACATGCCATGTTCGGGGCATGTTATAATTACTTTAGTTTTATTATTAATATAATTTACAATATCGTAATTATATCGATTAGTATGTATCTTTTTAGCAGCATCTATAAAATAATTTGTATCTTTTCTATGATTTAAACCATTTACTATACTTCCACAAATGGCACAGCCACTACCCGCCAAATGACTTGCTGCAGTAATAGAGAATTGTCCATGTTGAGGACAAATAACATTAATAAAATTAACACAACCTGTATATTCAACTAAAGAATAATCATATTTGTTTTCATGTTTTAACACCAATTCTTGAATAAATTCTTCAGTAGTTCTTTTTAATCTTCCTTTTAATAAATTTGCTGTGTTTAAGGTAGAACATAGAGGACACCCTGCTCCATTTAAATGGTTATAATATCTTTGCTTAAATATACCGTGCTCTTTACAAATAATATTTATATCATTAGTAGAACCTGTATAAGTTACTAAAGAATAATCATATTTATTTCCGTGAATTTCTATAGCAGAATCAATAATGTTTTCTGTAGTTCTCTTCATTTTCTGAAAGATATAGGACTCTTTCCTTCTTTAATGGACTGTAAGAATTCTTCTGCTTCACCTACTGTGAAGTTCAAACCTCTGGCTTTAGCCAAAGCAGAAAACTCTTTCATATTCATATCGGCAATGTCCTTTCTATTTGCAAGTTCTTCTCTAAAACCTTGATACTGATTAAATGAACTTCCTATTTGTGTAAGTTCAGAAAACATTTGATCATTGAATTGTTGTTTAGCAGCTTCATTTTGAAGATTATCAACTTGATTTTGATAAGTTCTATTTGCAATATCTTGAGCTTTTCCTGCACGATATTGTCCTCTTGTAACATCTAATTGAGAATTAGTATTTCTTTCTGCCATATTAATTCCAGAAAGTTTATCTTGCAAATCTGCAATCCTTGCTTGTTCTCTATTACGGAATTGTTGAAATCCAGAAGATGTTCCACGATTCATATTTGACAAATAATTTGATACACCTAAAGCATCTTGTTCTGCAGAAGTATAATCAATAGAGGCTCTATTAAATGAATTATCTGCATCTTGGTAATCTGGAAGAATTAATCTTTCTTTCTGAGCCGGTTTAAGGGCATTTGCGACACTTCCTGCAAAACCTAAACCCTTAGCAACCAAAGCTGGTATATTGTAGTTAAAAGGCTTCTTTTCAGGTGTAGCACCACCTGTGATACCAGACTTGTCATCAAAAACAGGGCTTACATCTGTAGGATTCCCTCTAGGTGTAGTTTCAGCATTATCAAAAGAATATGGAGTATCGTCGTAAGTTTTATTTGGGCTTTTAGTCAAAGTTGCTTTTACAAATTCAGCTATACTTTTAGGTCTAGTACCATAAGAAACTTCTTCTCGTTTTAAAGATTCTTGTGGAGTTATTCCAAACCAAGGATCAGGTACTGTTGGTACTGAAATATCATAAGCGCCGTCTCCAAACGAAAAAGGATCGCTTATGTGTGGTAAGTTTTCATTACCCGCTTGTCCAACCATTCCTGGAGTTACTTTATAAGGTAACTGTGGAAGAGGTTCTAAATCAATTCCATTTGGTGCTTGTGGCATTGCTGAATCAATTGCTTCAGAAACACTTCTAACAACATCATTTGTTTTAGAAAGATTTTCTGCTTCAACATTTAAACCAGCCTTCTTAATCATATCCATGTCAGAACCTTTGTATTTCTTTACAAGTTTCTGCATATCAATATTAAATTTATTTCCTGTTTTCGGATTTGTAAGTTCGTCTGAGTACACGTAATTCTTAAATGTGTTTTCGTTATTTTGTATTTCCGCTACAGGTTTAGTTGTAGAAGGATTACCATTTGCATCAACTGTTTGCCCACCTTGAGCATGGTCTGGTGCAGAATACTGTGTAAATTCATTTGGAAGAATTCCTCCTTTTTTCATCTTACCGTAAGGACTAGCATTATACGTCATGTCAGGAACAACCGGAGCAGCAGTAATCTGCTCCAGCTTTTCCTGAAGAATGGGTTCTATTAATTGAGCAGCAGTTAATAAACCGCCCAAAGGATATTTTTTATTTTTTCTCATTTTATCTTATACTATTATTTGTAGAAGTATTTGTAAAATAAATAAGTTTTTTAACTGTTTCTTCTGGTTTGAAATACAGTCTGGTTTTAAACCATTTGTCTTTTAAAGGTCTTAAATTCCTCTGTGCTCTGGTGTAATCAATATTATCATCATTTGATACAATATCAATATAACCTTGACCATCTTCATATTCAGATTGAATTAAATTCCAATCAGAAGAAACAACTGGTTGTTGTACAGACATATCCCATATTTGACCAATCTTATAATTCTTATCGGTTCTTGTTACATTTTTTGCTGTAGCAGAATATGTAAGATTACCATAAGGATTTTTATCTTGAAGTATTAAATTCAAATCTTGAATACCTGTGGATTGATATTGATTATATACAAGCATTCTATTAAAGGTTACATCACGATTTTCAATCCATTGGTCAGAATCAGAATCTAAACTTAAAGTTTGTCCATAATAATGTACATTTCTTAAATCTTGTGTTGCAGGATTGTTTGAAACATACTCGATAATAAAATCATATTTTCTATCATAGAATGTCTGATAATTACCATCGTGTAAATGTTTCCAACATTCATTGTCTACACATGAGTAAAAGCTGTGTGTATCATACATCATGAATTGTGGTTGATATGAATGCCAACTTACCCAAGATTGGGTTTCATAGCTGTATGATAATGTCCAAGACTTATTTATAAATAAATCTTTATTAGTAATATCAACAAAATAAGAACTTCCAAATCCAGTTACTTTCCATTTACCATTATTAATATTAACTTGTAAACCGAATGTAAAATCATCATCAGATTCTACAACTCCTGTAAATAAGAGTTTAGCATCCTTTGTTAAATCATAATCTGATTTATGTACAAGTAATCTATCATATAATGGATCATATGATAACTGCATTCCTACACCAGCAATTGTGGATTTAAATGCAAGCTTTTCACTATAAGCATTGTAAATGGTTTCATTAATGGCAAAACCCATATTGTCTATAAACCAGTATTCTAGTTCACCACTAAGACTTTTAATACCATCACCAAATTCATGCAATTGTCCATTTAGAACATCGGCCCAGACATAACCGTATTTTGTATTTATAGTTGCAAGTTTGTCTTGCAGTCCACCATAACCAATATCAGATTGTACAATTTCTTGTGGTGGTATTGCTAAGAAATCACCAGTAGTAATATATGCAAGATTCTGGTCTGTTGCTATTTGTTGTGGATTAGGTTGTAGTATAAAAGAACCTTCTTCACAGTTAACAACTAATTGATTACGCTTGTATTTAAGACCGAGTATCTGTCCTTTATTCGCAGATACATCTTTATAGTCTTCAGATAAAGTTACTCTATATGTATCTGTAAGTTCCTCGTCAAATGATTGAGGACTGTATATAATTCTTGTAGTTCTGTAATTCTTACATTGTCCACAGTAATTATATGTTTGAGGAATTGGTACATAAGTATAATCAAAGTTCAACCTTGAATAATCTTTATTGTAACCATAAAACTCTTTACATGGAGTTGTTCTTTGTTCAAAAGCACCACTTACAAGAGTGGTAATCTGTGAATAAGCATAATCATTGATATTATCAAAATCATTATTTTCGGGAATAAAATATTTACTACATTCATCAGTTCCAGAATGTCTTAGTGCAGAATTGATTTCTGATTCAAACCATAAGTCTGAAGCATAGTTTACTTCAGCATCTCTTAAATCAACAGGGTATCTTACCAAATCATAGTATCCTAAATTAGATACATATGTATCACCTATATACAAATCATCAGAAGTAGTTTCCTCTTGTATAGGGCTTCCATGATAATAGATTAAGTTTTCAAGAGAACTGTAACAGTTATTATTTACTTTCTTATTAAGAACATAATAAAAATACCAAGTATCTTCAGACGGAACTTCTATATCGTGTGTTGTTTTATAGAAGTTGTAATTGTTACTGTGTGAAGTATTTACAACCGGTTCTGTAAACAATGTACTTGTTGGCTGTATACTGTAACTATTTACATATATACTTCCAACGTATTCCCTATTATTTATATCTACAGTAGTATAATTCTTTTCAGAAAGGCTTTGTGATGTTACATCATAATCATCTGGATACGAAGTTATTTGTTCACCTAAATAATCAAAGTTTGTATTATTAATAAACTTAAAATAACTGCCATTCAGGTAATCCTGATTGAATTGTGTTCTTGGTGAAAAGAATATCCAGTTTTTAGAATCAGGTTGGGCAACACTTGAATAAGAGTTTCTACCTGTAGCATAAGACTTGTTGATAAGACCTATACCATTAAACCATCTTCTGTTACCAATAAATCCATCTTCAACATCTCTTGCAGGATAAAGTACACCTGAATCGAGAACTGTTTTGTTGAAGTCATCTCTTTTTACATTTACAATGTAGTATCCAATAATGTCATCATCGGGAAATTGAACATTGAAAAACTTCAATCCTAAAATTGTAAAATCATTTTCATCATCAAGTTCGATTATTTTCCTATCAGGAAATCTATGATGACGAATAGGAGTTCCTGCTAAATCACCATAAACAGCAACACCAGTACAATCTACAGTATCAGGATAAACCTCTTCTGTTTCATAGTATGCCATGTGGTATTGATTACCAGAGATAATATTTCCTGTATTAAATACTTTCCATCTTTCAACAGTATCACCTACCATTAATCCTAGATGTGCAGTATCTCTATAATCAACTTCTGTTGCAGAGTCTGTTACAAGACCAATATCAACTACAGTTAATAGTTGATCATCAACGCTTGTTTTTTGTCTTCCAGGAACATGAAATGCAGGAGAAACTGTACCGTCATTGTATGCAAATACAATTCCTTTAGCATAAACTTCATCTTCCATGTGGGATACATTCTCCCATAATACAGTAGAATTCTTTGGATTACCTGAATCTAGAATATCTTTTTTATCAATACTTTTAACAACGCAAGCTGTTAAAATTTCATTTACGATTCTTTGGTATCCTGTGTAATCTCTTTCTTTAAGTTTTACATTAGCTCTTACAAGTCTGTTTTGAACTTGTGTAATTACTTGAGAACTATTATAAGAGAATACAGGAATTAACAGACTGGAGTAGTCTATTGGTGTGTCACCAGCATTGGGATTATAACCCTGATATGTAAAATTGATTGTATCAGAACCAATTGGAATTAATTGTCCAACTGAATGTGCATCAACAGTAAAACCATCTCCGGTAATTGCACGTATAATATTTACACGAATGTACTTGAAAGATGTATCAATATTTGTAAACTGATAACTAATTGATTTATTAGTTACAGGTTGTCCACCAAATTCAGGTACAAACTTATCTATATTTAGACCGCCATCAATTTGATTGTAGGCTAAAGTTGTAGAATCGTCGTAAATTATTGTTTCAGGAGAAATGTAGCTCTTATACACAACGTTAAGACCTTCGTCAAGAATTTCTATTTGTGCATAGTATCCACCTAAAGGTAAGAATCCACCAGAATCGTTTACAGACACAATGTTAATTTGTGGTGTAATTACATCTGGTGTAAGTTTGAATTTGTTTAAATCCCAGTTACCAAGTTCATCTTGGAATAATTCAGGTCTATCAACGTTGAAGAATCTGTCTTCATTGTTTCCATCAACCCAATAAATTATTCTTTCACATCCATTCTTAATTCTAAATGTAACAAGAATAGGATGTAGTTTACTAAAACCAAAATTGGCATTTACAAGTTCTGTATATTGACAATTCTTTAGTAAACCTATTTCAGATGAATCTTCATCTGTTGAGAATACAAACAATTCATTATCGGTTCCGTAACCAGAACCAATTACTTTATAATCTTCTTTTAATGTAAGACACAACTCATTTCCAGGTTCTGATTGATAATGGAAAATATCCCCCTTGTGGGAAGACCGTATTCCATTTAAAGTAAAAGTAATAGATTCTTCTGGCTGTGCTACAGGAGAAAAATTCTTACTTAAACCTTTTGAGAATTGAGAAACTTTGTTCATAATTAAATTCCAATTTTTCTGTATATTCTAGGGTTCCTTAAAAACCTTTGATGATAAGTTTGCGTGAATGCAATCTCAGAAATAAAGTTGTGGTCTAAACCTCTGAGTATTCTTGCACCTTTGGCAGAGGCTAAAGCAATTTCTGCTTGTCTTAGATATTGTAAATACTTTGTATTACTTTCTTGCAAGTCTCTGTTTTCAAGAGTATTTGCAATTGCATATGTTCTAAGGAAACGTTTTACTCTAGGGTCATCAACAATTAATATTCTGTCATTTTCTTCCATACGAGCAGTATACTCAATACAAAGAAAACCTTCTTGAATAGAAGTCCACAGAACTTTATTTTTATCTACAGAGAATGTTTCATTACAATCGTGACAAAATCTATTTCTACATTTTCCACATATAACATCTTTTCCTACAGTTCCGACATACTTCAAAGGTTTGAAATTCTTTTGGTACATTGCAGAATCAAGAAAGATTTTATAGTTTATTGTGTAGTTACAAATTTCATTTGAACGAGTTTCAAATGGTAATGCTTCAGGAGCAGAAGAACAGGAACTAAGAAAACTATCACAGTCACATTGTTCTGGTTCAGTTGCCATGTATGTAACATAATCAATTTCTAAAACTTCATCTGGAAGCTCAACCTTGTTATTTTCAATTTCATAAAACGCTATCTTAGTTTCATGTTGTTCAGGTAATCCTAATAAGTCATACCCTTCCAGTGCCACAGAGATTAAAGCAGTATCTCCAACTTCATTCCTAATAGTTTCACTTATATTGTTTAATATGGATTCTATTGGTACATATCTTGTCATGTTCTATTATATGTTTGATAGTTATTTATCCTTGTAGGATCTTCATTTAAATGTTTTCCTATTTTTAACAATGCTTTCTTTGAAGGTAGAAAATTCCACCATCCAAGTTCAGGTAATTGTATACACACCTTTTTTCCTCGTTTCCATTTTAATGTTGGAGAATATCTATTAGTGTGAATATTCTTTTCATTAGAATGTCTTCCAGTTGTTTTATAGGAAGGCCAATTGATGTTATTCTTTACACTCCTTTTATATTTGTATATAATCAAATCTCCTATTCGTCCTGGCATTTTGTATCTGCCACCCCACATCAAATATTCAAGTAGTAGTTCAAAGAAGGTATGAAGTATAAGTTTGTAAGTTTTAAAATCTACTGCAAACTTATCGTCAGAAACATCTTCAGCTTTCACATAAGGTACAGGAATAGTTTTGGACATTCCTGGAACAAAATCATCTGGATTTTTCTTATGAGGATAGTGTTGATAAAAATCTACAAGTGTTGTTGTTTTTTTCATACATTCAAGTTTTCTTCAACTGATTGAAGATCTTGTTCTGTTAGTTTTAAAGGTATTCTAAGCAATTCTAAGGCTAGATTAAAAATAGTAAGGCGTAACCCTGTCGGCATTGGTAATTCAATCTCAGAGGCACTTATACAGCCTGTAGACGAATTACACAGTTGTATTCCGACCCATTGCATAGGATCATACCACAATCCTCTTAATTGAATAGCAGATTTAATTTTTGTGTTCCAGAGAATAATATAATTATTGACAATTGAATAGAACGGTTTACGTTTTCTGTAATCGTCGTATTGAATTATTTCTACATCCTGTTCAGGAATGTAGTCTATAATTTTATTATCCATTGTCATTACATCCATGTAATCTCTGATTTTACCTGAGATTGCTTCTGGTACTTTATATGTAGTAATGTATGCCTTACAGGTTAAACCTTCTGGAATACAATCTCCACAGCTATGTATATCACCCTCAACAAGTTCCATACAGAACTTTTGCCAAGAGTATCTTCCTACGTTCTTAAATTCATCAAGTTTCTTTGACATTATTTGTGCTCTTGCATCAAGCAATACTGTGTATAGAAACTCTCTTTCAAAAATCAAATTGTTATCAAAATCTCGAAGAAGACTTTGTAACAAACTTATATTTTTACTTACTGTCATTAGTTTAAGTTTATATTATGATGTTTATATCCATTTATTCTTTTTAGTTGTATATTGGAAAGGTGTTTAATCTTTTCTAGTTTTTTAGAAACATCTTTATGTCTATAAACCCATAAAAATCCATATGCCTGAACAGATCTACCTGTAGCTGAATTACTAATAGAAGAATTTGAATAATTATATTGTTTACTTATTTCTTTCATTGAACACCATTCTTTAATAAAGAATCCTTCTAAAGAGTATTGGTATATTTTTTTATAAGTATATTTTCTATTTTTTGTATTAGTACCTTTTTTGTGTTTTCTACCAATATTAGATTGTCTTAATTTTTCTAAATGTTCTGGTGTAATTTTTATTTTTTTACGGGCTTCACTAATACGTTTTTTTGTTTCATCCGAACGTTTCATCCCTATAACATAACACCCGTCACCTCCGATAGTTAAATTATATCCTATTTTTGGATTGTTAGAATTGTATAATCTGATGTAATGTTTTTCTAATTCGTTAGTTAAATTTAAAGAAAAATTCCCTTCTACAATTATCTCTTTAGCGAAGTTAGAAATTCCATATTTTTTAATAGCACGTTTTATAAAAACTCCTCCTCCCCAATATCTGTAAAAAGTATTTGTTTTTCTACGAAATTTTCCAATATATACTTTACCATTTAATAAATTAGTAATTTTATAAATAATTGCTTTATACTCCATATTAATTCAGGTGAATTAAGCCGATTAATTCATTAACTTCGTTTGCAGTTATTCTAAACAAATATGTGCTACTTAGAACATAAACTGTTCCAAATAGCACATAAGGTTCTGTATGAACTACACGTTTATCTGAGAATGGTAACACCATACTTAGTTTAATATTAGATTAACTTCATTTTCCAAATAGTTTATTGGAAATAATTCATAACCATCATTTTTGTGATTAAACCATACAATTATCATTTTATTAATTTTAACATCTGTATTTTTTTCAATCAGATATTTATATATTGATAATTGAAGACTATATTTATTTATTTCACATTGACTAAGATGTGTCAATGGTTTTTTAAAGTTTTGATATTTATTATGAACAGATATTTTTTTGTCTGTTTTAAAATCCAAAAGAACAAATTCATTTTCAACCGGATCATAGAATAATGCATCACATTGTCCCGCAACACCTAATTCCGAATCACCAAGAACTGCTTCTAATTTAACAGGAACCAAGTAACTAAAATCTTCTGCAAAGCTGTTACCAAATTCCTTTAATCTTTCAAAGGATTTGTGGAATGTAATAAACTCATGACTCGGTAATGAATGAACAAACTTTGGATATTCTATTGGAAATTCTTTTCCTGACAAAAGATTCTCAAGATATTTATGTAACATAGAACCTCTAGTGGTTCCTATAACAGCATCTTTTGTCCATTGTTCATCTAATGTCTCTGGTTCTGTTCCGTATTCTTTTGCTTTCTTTTTCAGCCAGAAGTCTTTCTGAAACTGTTGTTGATATTTCTTTATCAATGTTGTACAACTAATAAGTTCTTGTCCAGTAGTTGTATCTATGTATTTATGTTCATCATCAAAATATCGAATATGTTTGAAAGCATTATTTAATTGTACTAATTCTTGCATCTTATTTTATTCTGTTCAAGTAATGTTTTTATATTGCTTAAATAATCTATTTCAGTTCCGAATAAAGATGTCGTTAACCATGTCCATTCTTCTCCATCTGGATATTTTTCTGTATAAAATTTTTCTTTAAAATTAGGAACAATTTTATTTGACCATATATAAAAATCTTCTAAGTGCGTTTCTAATAATTGACTAGGAGACTTTCCAAAATCTATTATAGAGTATCCTCCCGTATGTTTTGTTTGAACTTGATATTCAAATCCGGCAATAAATTCATCTAAATTTGGTATTCTAAACTCTTCTTTCATTACACCGGTATTGATCTTGTAAGATTTGCTTTTCTGTTAATTGATAATTTTGAACGTCCGATTGAACCACAAGAGTTACATCTGAATGCACTATATGTACTGGCATAAGAAACATATTTTCCTTCAAAAGAAATATCTGTAGAAGTACAGCATGGACAACATTCGACATCATCTTCAATATATAATCCAAGATTTGGATGTGGTTGAATATAAGGACGCATTGCTAAATAAACATCTTCTAGAATCTTAACATCATTAATGTTATAAATCATCATTTCGTTCAATGCCGCATTGTTTCCATTTAAACATCTTACCCATAAATCAAAATCAGTTTCTATTTTTTGTCCTACACCTAAATATTGTGCAATATAATCTAATTTGTTTGAAGGAAGATTGAAGTGCTTTGAAGCTGCTGTTTTAGTATCAATGATTTTATATGGCATTGGTGGCTTAATATTCATCTTCAAAAATCTTCCATTTAAAATAGGAACATCAAATTGTCTGCCATTGTGAGCAATAACAATGTCTGCTTCATTCAAGAGATTCCACAGTTCATGTAAAAGTCTTGAATCATCTTCTTCTTGTACTTCTTTTGAAGTTAATTTACCTGCAATAACAGTATCGTCAAAAAGCCATTTTGCAGCATAGGTGAGAAGAAACCATTCTGATTGTAATTGTCCATTTAAAGGATGGACATTCTGTTTCCAAAGTCTCCAAACATATGCTCTAAGCGGTGCTGTTTCCAAATCGAAAACTAAAATCTTTGGTTTGTTTGATGGTAATGGTTTCGCTTGTAGATTCTTCTTTTGATAACGCCTCCATCTTTTTTTTGCAGCGTTACCTGTGATTCCGTAGAGTTGACCGACTTGTTCCCAAGTACCAAGGTCTTTGATGTTTGTAGCATTCCTGTCAAGGAAATGCTTAACGATTACATCCATTTTCTAATTTTTAGATTAATTAATTTATTTAAGGTGCAAATATACAACAAAAAACCTATTTATCCTAACTTTATCCAAAATAAATCCGATTTATACAAAAAAAGGGCAGTTGAATTTCTCCAACCACCCCTTTATAATCCCATGAACATATCTTTAAACTGTAATCGATGCGTCAGTATCATTTGTTGTGTTTCCACAAACCGTTGTTCCCTGCACTATTACAGTATTCAAACCTGCAACATTGTATATTGTGAATGTACCTGTAGTACCATCTGTGTAAAGAGTACTTTGATAACTTGGTACAGAACCATTTAAAGTAATATAAAAAGAAGAAGAAATACCAACGTAATCAAATTCATAGGTACTGGTTCCATTACCATTGTCTGTAGCACTTGTAAAACTTATTGATGGTGATTCGCCATTAATTACTGTCAGTGTTGCCACATCGTCATAATCTGGTGAACAGCCTCCTTGATTTAAACAAGTAAATTCAAATGTGTATGTACCGTAATTAATTCCTGTAAAGTCAACATCTCCACCACCACCGATAAGACCACCTTGAGTAGTATAATCTGGTGATATTGTAGAAGTTTCTGTAAAAGAATACCCGAAACAATTATCATCTGTAAATTGATCTGCAATATTAAATGTCTTTGTAGCATTACAAGTCAAATCTTTTACAGGTGTTCTATTAGAACCTACACACGCAGCCCTTACAAAAAAGTTTTGATCTGGAGCAAATGCTCCTTGTGTATTAGCAACTTTATAAGAACATAGATTATTAAAGGATGCTCCAGGTAAAGTTGTAAATGTAAAGTTATTATCTGTATCTTTTGTAATTAATATCTGTGGATCATTTAATACAATTGCAACAGTTGACCTATCAATATCTCCCGTATCATTTGCCAATAAATCTTCAGGGCCAACGACTTGTCCACAAGATGAACAAATAACCTCTGTAACAGTACTAGGAACCGCTATAACGTCTCTTAATACAGTATCTGTAATATTAATCTGCCCGCCATCATAATCGTTCATAGACCATTTAATAACGTCTGGAACATCGGGTGTAGTTGCTAAATCAGTAATTTCATATTGAATATCTCTGTTAGCATCCAAAGTAACATTACCAAAAGCAGGAGTGTTTGTAAAAGTAAATGTAGACCAATCAGGTGTTCCACTTACTCTTGTTTCAACAGGAATATATTTTATATCTGAAACACTATCATCTGCTGTTAGTTGAATTGTTGTTGGTACACCATCAAATACAGTTCTTGATTCAGAACAATCTGGAATAGATACTGTAAGATAACCTACTGTAGATGTTATACCTGCTGTAGTTTTTACAGTATATGTAATTGTTTTTGTCTGTGCTGTTGATAAGCTGCTACTAATATAAGTAATTAATCCAAAGTTATTGTGTTTAACACATAAACCTGTGGGTACATTAAATGTTAATGTTGACCAATCAATTGTTTGATTTGTACACGGACGACTTTGATAAAATAGATTTAAATTTCTATATTGAGAAACAACATTGTTACACCCTGTAATCGGTGTCGCATCACACAATAATCCAATTCTTTCAGATGTAGACCAAGTAGGTTGACAAAAGTTATAAGAATAACTCTTTTGTAACATACAACCGTTACCGTCAGTAATTGTTACTTGTATTGTAGTTGATGATGGTAATGGTTTTTTAGAATCTAATTCCAATGATAAATAATTATCATTAGGATCGGTATCTTCTATTTTCTTGGTAAAGAGAGTATCGTCGTAATTCCAGTCATATGTATATGAACCTGAACCACCGGTAGTAGTTGCTACAAATACAAGTTCACCATTTGTTGAAATCGTTGATTGTAAATCACATGGGTTGTCTACTACAACAGGTGTAAGTACTGTAGAACAACCATTTGCGTCTACAAAAGCTACACTTACAATTGTTGTATCAATATCATTTTGATATAAGTATTCTACATCTGTTGAAGCAGAATATTCTCCATTACCTATAGAAGTTGCTGTGCCGGTTACATTACTGAATGTGACATTAGAATTATTACTTGAGTATGTAAATGTATATGGGGCAGTGCCACCAGACACACTTGCAGAAACGGATATAGTTATCATATTATTATGGGTCATCAAAGAGTTGTGTTACCACAAGATCACATGATGTATTTATTAGTGTTTGAGAAGTTGTTAAAGAACAGGATACTGTTGTTTGTCCAATACAAGTTTCAGGTGTATAACAAAGTACTACACCTGTACATCCTAGTTCGTATCTCATTTGATTGAGAACCATTGATATTAAGGAATCTGTATTTGAAGTTATTCCATATTCTTCTTTCTTAATGTGTGTGTATAGTGCTTCTGTTATATTACAATCTAGCATGATTGACAAGAATTTTGTATATCTACAAGTGAATTATAAATTGTTATTTTTTTATCACATTTACATGCACAATCCTGTGCTGCCAATAATCTTTTATATTTTTCACCAGCAAGTACCCTTTCCAAAATAGGACGATTTTCATCAAGTAAATATTCGTCTAAATCACAACCAAGGTCTTCTTCTACAAAAATACATCCTTCATCTGTTTGAATAGATGCTTCTGATGTTAAAGTAATAATGATATGATAAACTCCTTGAGCAAATTCTGTAGCATCAAAGAATGCAGGATTAATACCGTTTGTTCCAGAGTTGTCAAATACATTTGTAACAGAAGTAATTAAATTATCTTCATCGTATGTTTCAGATGTACTATTTGTAGTAGAATTAAAGTATATTTGAATTATAATATTGGTGTAATCTCCTTCATTCCCAACAAAGTCAGTAAGAAGTGTGCTTACGACTGTTATTATAGTCCTATCTTCGTTAACTGTTAAGGTCATTAGTTATAAATATTTAATGAAAAACACTCATACTCTCCGTCAAATGAAATCAACGGTTTATACTTATGGTGTTTATATGTTTTATGTAAACTTTTTTCTTTGGTAAAAACCACTTCTGGGACATCTTCTATTAGATAGATAACTTCATGATTATATGGAATATGATTCATTCGTACTTTAAAATTTGTACTAATACCAATTTTAATAAAAGATTCTATTTCATTAAACAACCGTATAATATAACAATATGCTTTTTCAAATCCTTTATTTTTGCAAAAATTTATCCATCCTGTTTTACTAAATCCGGCATAGTCTTGTGAACATTTTTTACAGCCGTACCCTTTTAAAAAAGAATTTTTCCAAATAATAAAATCTCCGTGTTCTGGGCATGTAACATTTACTTTATTTCCTGTTGGGGTTTCAACAAAATAGGAATTGTCATAAATATATTTATGACTGTGTACTTCTATAGCTTTTGTTTTAAAGTCTTCAATTGTAGTAATATGACTTTCCACACCACATTTATAACAACCTTCTCCTTGTAAATGACACCCTGCTTTTTGTTCAAAAAGCCCATGTTTGGGACATATTATTTTTATTTTTGTTATAGAATTAATATAATTAGAATCAGAGTAATCATAAAAATTATTATGAATTATATTGGCTTTTTCTATAAATACATCTGTAGTATGTGTACGTGATTTGACAGATTTATTTTTTCCGCAGCTAGGACAACCTTGTCCTTTTAAATGCATTTCTGGAGATTGTAAAAACTTCCCGTGTTCTTTACAAATTATTTCAACTTTTTCTCTTCCATTTTTACCATACTTAGTATTACAATAATCATACTTATCACCATGTTTAGTAACGGCTCTTTCAATAAACAATTCTGTAGTTAATTTTTTACTCATTATTATTTTATTTAAGGATTTTCCAAAGGTTTTTTAGTTACTCCAACTTTATCAGCCTCTTTAATCAAGTCCTTGTAGAACTTGATGTGACCCTTGAGAGTTTCAAGGTTTGCCTCGCATTGGGCAAGGTTTTGTTCCAATTCTTCGTAGGTGTACTCCTGTACCGACTCCGTGGAGACTGTTTCCGAGACCCTTAGTTTTCCTTCTTGTGTTTTTGAATGTGTCTTCGGCATTATGTATTTTTTATTAAGATTAAGTCATATCCAGCAATAACGTCCATGTTGTTCGCAGTACTGGAACTTATCCTGACCATCAAATCAGATTGTTGTGCAAATGACAATGCACCATAGGGTTCTTCCTCAAAGTGGTCTGCTGTCCCTGCTGAAAAAGGTCTTCTCAGTCTAGGAGATACAGTTCCCTCTCTGACCCATAGCGCACCGCCAACAATACCCGATGTGTTACCTATGACCCTACAGAACAATCTTGTAAGGTAGGCTGTATATCCATAGGGTACTGTATAGGCTGCAACGTTTGTCTGTCCACGGCCTATTGGCATTACACAGAACACGTTTGCAGTCGTC